TTGTCTTTGGTAGGTTCTGGTACCCATCTATTTGAATCCAACCCTTACCAAAATGTGACACGGATCGCGACCATAACTGGAGCGAAGCGACACCAAACTTCCTTGACATATCAAACTTTGAAGAAACTTTACAAACTTCTTGAAACTTTGATAACTTCATAGACCTTCCCGAACAACATCACATACTGTGACTGTCGGTACTACTTCTATGTGTACCCCGGGTACACTATGGGCAAACAGTATGGATCGCGGACATAACTGGAGCGAAGCGACTTACATAGCTGAGGGACCCATGGACATTATTGGGGCTGACACAGCCTTGGTGGCACCTGGTTGCATGAAAGCCAAAGCAACCGCAAGGACAACAGCGAAGATTATCAGGAAAACATCAAAGGCAGGCTTACTCTTACGACCCCAACCAACTGTAAAGAAAACTCCGAGGAAAACACCCAAAGTTCGCAAAAGGGCTTCAAGGTAGATATTCATTTATTATTATCACAGATTATTTTTCATCTTCATGTTGTGTAAAAGATGTTTTGAGTTTTTTTAAAAAAGTTGTTTTCAGATTCTAAATGATAGTGTGTGTTATTTATCCCTATGTAGCAAAAACACAATTCATGGAGAAACTAAATTTTTCATAAACATCATGTCGGACATATGGAACCCATAAAATAAAATTATACTCAGAATATTTTTACATCTTCATGTTGTGTAAAAGATGTTTGGGAGTTTTTGAAAATAGTTTTTTTTGTGTCAAAATTTATGAAATGATAGAAAAACACCCATATTATAGAAATTGTCTGTGTGTCATGATACTTTGGGGAGAGTAAATTTTACAAACTTTTGGGATCTTTCAAAACTTTGTAGAAATGTGTGAAAACCTATATTACCGATGACATATCACAAAAGACTACCAGTCATCCTGAAGTACAAGGCACCGAGGCCAAGCACAAGCAACAATACGAGGACGATGAGGGTGATCTGGGATCCTTGGGAGGGAGCCTTCTTCTCTTCAACCGAGGCGGGGGACATTTAGTATTAACGGAGAAGTTTTCTCATTACACAATCAATAAGTACAAGTCCATTACCCAACTGAGCCAATGTGCGGATCACACACTCTCGGTCACACCACATACTTGGGGAGGACATAATAATTCACCCTCAAAGGCGTGATCGGGGAGGGTGGGATCCATACAGTCCCCGTGGGTCTGGCAAAGGGGACACGTGGGATCGGTCTCCCCAATGGGGTGGCTATGCTCAGGGACAATCTTCTTGGGCTTGGGCTCCTTGCGGGTACGGGGGGCTTTGGGGGCCTTAGGTTCACGGGAGTGCATACGACAGTAGGGGGTACCCACGAGAGCACCATTGCGGCATGGTGTCCCCTTCCCTGTGACCCCCTGGCAGGGGGACTTTTTACCGGGTTGACTCTGTAGTTGTTGGAGTTGGGCACGCAAAGAGGCAACTTCAGCAACGAGGGATTGGAGGTCCATTTGAGGGTTGGGTCGGGTTTTGGGGGAAGGAGGGGGGACTTAGGACGATTAACGACGCAGGGTCACCAAAGCGGTTTCTTTGTCATTGTATCCATAATATTTTATGGAGACACCAAAGTGTTTCATCATGTATGGATTAAGTTCAGTGTTGATCGCACTTTTCCATTCTGTGAGAGTAGATTCAAAATATTCGTAATTGTCAACAACTCTCAAACGACTTCTAAGAAAGTTTAGGGATCTTATCCATTCCATGGCTCTGTTAATCATTTTAGGATTTGGCCTGGCCTGTTTGTTCGCGGCTTCAATTATATCAATCACATAGTATCCATGAGCATCAGCAATTATATTTGCTTGCATACCTGGATATCCTTTTACATAAGCTTCAAAATCGGCACCACTTGGTAATGTGAAATAACGGGTGCGACCATTGTTATTACCGTTGTTATTTATCTTGGAAGTAGGGGCTGGATGTGTATGGTATGTAATGTAATAATTCCTAATTAAATTCACGATAGTACCTGAAATTCTACCCCTCTCATGTGAAGTAAGGCGTCCAGGTGTGTTAAACTTTACTTCATTTGATCCAGTTCTACTCGTTTCAAAACTAATTTTACCTGCATATTCATATCTTTCCGTGGATGACAAATTATTGATTCTTTTGAGCTCATCAATAACTCTCTTTGGCAAACGAATATTGACTCTGTCATTTGTAATTCTTCCAATTTCGGCGATCATAGTGAGATCCTTACGTTTTTTCGCTCTTTCGTAGATGGTTTTTTCCGCCTTTCGTTTTCCTAACATGGAATTATTAATTTTATTGATATTCATGGCATTATAAGGAATAAGGTGGTTTGAAACCGACCTGTTCCCTGAGTTGATGTTCATAGGTGTCATCTTACTTTAGATCAACATTTTTACTTGGACGAAGATCAACAACTTCAAGTGGTTTTTTCACAAGAGACACAACTGTCAAGGCCGCCGAGAAGAAGATAGATAGGAAGATGCCCGTGTTTGTTTCATTCATTTTTACAGTCATATTTCTTAATTGTATGAACATGGATACATTTGTCATGACAATTAGGAAATTGATGAATCGCGCCTCGCGATGAATAATTTTTGCGAGTTCTTCGTTATTCATTTTTTTGTATTTAATTTTTACATGTCTAAGCGCTACTTAGGAGGCTGTGAAAATGTTCGCTAAAGTTTTGAAGCTTGGGAAGGATCTCATCTTTCCACTTGGGATAGTCCCTCTGGATCAGATATGATTTGGATTCACCATTGTATGTCTCAACGAGGCGACAATACTCAATGTCTTCAAGCATTTGGAGATATGTTTGACACTGTACCTCTTCATAGTCTCTCACCCGATTGAAAAGACCCCTCGTTCGGTTCTTGATTTCCACGAGCATTCTAGAACCATCTTCGTTAAGTTGAATACGGTCAAGACGCCCAACAATTTGATAGAGCGTGCCCTCGATTACGCAAATATCATACTTGTAAAAGGTGTCATCCTCAACGAGGTTCGCAGCGTTCTTGTCAAACTTGGCAGTCTTCTTTTCGTTCCGAGTACCATGGTTCGTCGCAAGGGTCTTTCGGATGTGTTCTTTAGCTTGAATAATCTGTTGTGGAAGGAGACCAGAGTGTTCAATTTGGTGGAAAAGCTTACGCGTTTCTTGTTGGACATCGATAGAGGTCTCGGACTTGAAGCTTTCGGCTTCACTGAGAATTTTCTTTGTGGTCTCAAGGGAATTGAGAACAACGAGGGCTTCTTCCTCTTTAGTTTGCCCCTTGAAAGTTTGGGGACTGTACTTCTTCCAGAGCTCTTCTACAAGTTCTTGAGGTTTCTTGTATTGGTTGATACCAATTGCTGAAGAAACCGACGAAGCACCGATGATGACCTTTTTGATGGGAAGAGGTTTAAGTTCCCTCTCCGTTTGTCCAATGAGGAAAGGATACACCTTACCACACGCGATTGAATCGGCGAGGGAGTTGTGAGCGTTGTCAAACTCTTCTCCAAAGATATCCGCGTAGAGTTTCGTAAGTTTGATAGGTCCCATGAATCTCTCTTTGTACATCTCAAGGGTACAACGAATGACGAGGTCGTCCAGTTGTGCGGTATCCAATCCATGACGAAGCATCTCTGATTGAAGGACGCTTGTGTCAAACTGCGCGTTGTGAGCCACAAGTGTTTTGGTGCGAGGTCCAATGAATTCCATGAAGTCACGATACACCTCCGGAAAAGGGCGCCCCTCACTGAGAGCCTTCTCGTTACTGATACCGTGGATTGCTATAGATTCCTCTCCAATTTGGAAACCATCGGGACGGATGATCGCATCAAATGTCTTAATGAGACGCCCCCGTTGGGAAAAGCGAGCGGCACTAAGGCTGACCGCGCGACAACCGTCAAAGTTTGAGAGTGTTTCGTGTGTTACTTTAGTGTTTCTTCGACCCCTTGGTAGTCCTGAGGTTTCGAAGTCAAAGGCGATGTAGTTCATACAACACGCCATTTTAGATTATTTATATAGAAACCCTCGTCTTTATCTTACTTAGGGCTATATCTATTCTCTTAATCATCTCATCTTTGTCAGTTTGGCTATATGAATCATGTTTTGATAGATTATCAACCGCTAATAACCACTGAGAGTTCAGATAGTGCCAGCAGTACTTGTTATCATCGGGGATATTCCACGCCGAGCATGGGATTATTTCGTCTATATGAACATCGTCGCTTTCATTTCTTGGTCGCCCGTAGCGATCTTCAAATGTTTTTGAGAGATATGCATACCATTCTTTAGAAGTCATACCAAGGTCATCAAGGGTATGAGTTTTATTTGGGAAATATGTAGCTTTCCGCCTTCTACTTCTCCTTAAGTGTGCTATATGCCCCTGTGGATCACATATTTTACATACATGACGCAGTTTGTTGTGTTCGCATATACAACTTCCTTTACATTCCTTACACTTAAAACGCATTCTATTATGATCACATATCTGAGACCCCTTACATTCTTTACAAAGTGAACGATTTTTTTTGTGTTCACATATCTGTGACCCTCTGCATTCCTTACACTGGATACGAATTCTTCTATGTTCGCATACAGAACTACCATTACATTCTTTACACCTATGACGCAATCTATTATGATCACATACCTGAGATCCATTACATTCTTTACACTTAAAACGATCTCTATTATGTTTACATATAGAACTCCCTTTACATTCTTTACATCTAAAACGATCTTTATTATGTTCGCACATAGACTCCCCAATCTTAAGATCTACTTGTTCACTTAGATTCTTGCATTCAACTGAACAACAATAATCAACTCTTTTATCACAAGGACAATACCATCTACCACTTTTTATGTAAAATCCACGAGATACACGAGACCATTTCTTTACCAAAACCTTACCAAGAGGTTCGCATGGTTTGCAGAGGGTGGTCATCTACTATTCCCAAATATTTTATTTACCCAGGCGAAGCAACTTTTTGTCCTGATAAAAAATGTTGGGTCAGATTAAGTATGGGTGACTATGATCCAACAATTTTCTTCATTCTTGAGAATGAGGAGCTTGGTACCTGGTGGGTTGGTCAAACCAAAATGAGACTGGACAATGATGGATTTCAGACATGTCGTCCAGTTACACAAAATGAATTGATAGCAAAACTTGAAGCAAAATATGAGACCCATCATGAATATACAGATCCATCACTTGATCTCCATCTCTTAAATAAACAAGGAACTGCTTGTTACGGCGTAGAACGATGGCTCTCACAATTAGAATATGAGATTAAAAGAGAATCTGAAAAGTATAAAGAACTCAAAAGACTTCTAACTGCTGGGTGGAGTGACGAAGACTACATCACAAATTCAACCCTTCATGTTCTTCATATCTATAATAGACCAGATCCACTTGGTCGTCCAAAGAAGCTCATAAATGTTAGGGAGATGTATGCAGACCTAAAAAAGAACTGGGGAACACCTGATGAAGGTTTGAGGAGTTTTTATAATTTGAAAAGGTGTTTGAATACCTCAAAAGACACAAATCATTTATACAAGGATGCGCGAGCCAAAGTCATAAGACAAATGAAAATGAATAAACGACTTCCCAAACAATCAACGATAGACAAATATAATTTAACACATGAAGAGATGAAATTTTAGTTTCACATTACCAAATATGACATAGTAGTTGGTAATGTTAAAATGATTACATTTCCCGAACGAGTTTTGCTAATTCGGCATCACTTAAACCTTTTGCTACTGCGTCCTTCAACGTCGCTTTTGTTATAACTTTTCTTTCTTTTCCTTCTTTTGCATACCTTTCTCTTCGTTTTCTATTTATCTCATCCCTATTTTTTGCTTCATAAGCACGCTGATACTCACACTTCTTTCTCAGTTCTTCCTGGCGCTTCGCATCTTGGTCTTCCTTATCATCAGACATCTTACCTTTACTGGATAAAATATTTTTAACCCCTTTCACACAAATATACAATAAAAGGTCGTAACTTTCCCGACTACCTCTTCTCAACTTTTATTTTTTCATAGAGGACAAATAGTTGTAATATACTTTAGTTTGTTTGAAATTTATAATTAAATATTTTTAGTATTCGTAGAATTTTGTACGACCTTTTCACTTTTCATGTACCATGGCAATCCATGATCCAACGCCGACACCAGCGCCCGCGAGGGAAGTAAGAGAAATTACAGAGAGGGTAACAAGTGTGTGCCGCATATACTTTACATATTATTAATAATGTGGTAATGAATCTCACCTACTGTCCAAATAATAGTGGAAATTGAAAACGCATTTTGGAGGGACACGAGGAGGGTATTCATTTATGTTTGATTTTTGTATTAAAAGTGGTTACTTAGGTCACACCCAATCTCTTCTGCGAATTGGGTCATTCTCACGCGATCACATTCACACTCCGCATAGTCACTCTCACTCCTGACCAAGTCACAGTGTTCGCACACCACGGTCTCATCATCTTCTTGTGGTGCCAGGTACTCTTCCCGAAGTTCTTCGGCAACAAAGACCCTCATGACTTCGTCCATCTCTTCCACAATTTTTTTCGCTTTCTTTTGGAAATCTTCGTAGATCTTGAACTTGGTCTTTGGAAGTTTCTCGGAAAGGGCAATGAGAGCCTTTGCGTCAAATACATCTTCAATCTTTTTGAGGGATTTCACACGAGCCTTGATGGCTTCATCATATTCTTCAAAAAAATCGGGTTCTTCGTCGTCGGACTCGGTATCGTAGTTGCGAGCCATCTTTATCTACTTTGGGGTATTAGTTTTTAAGTTTATCTTTTTCTAAGGGTGTCAATTCTTTGTGCAGTCTTACCCATTGTAAAAGTCTTACTAAAATTATTGGCTTCTCTAATGATTTGATTCGCAGTCTTTTGTTTATTATCATAACTCTTGACAAGACCATTTATTACAAAGTTTGGAAGATTTTTCTTTTTAAGATTTTGGATTAATCTGTTACGCATGACATTTATCTTCTTAGCTGGTGGTTGATTAACATTGGCATTGTTATTTCTCACCCTCTTTTGCCCACGTCTATTGTTACTAGTAACATTGTTGTTATTGTTATTTCTAGAGACACTACCGCTACTAGATCCAGCAACACTCGCAGTGTTGTTGACATTCATTCTACGAACACCATTGTTCACTGGTTTCTTATTGACAACACCACTGTTCGCAGGTTTCTTATTTCCACCAAAAATCCTTCCGAAAAATCCTCTGTTATTTGAGTTACCACCACCCTCTGTGCGGTTGCTTCCAGATGAAACTTCAGTGCTATTATTGTTATTGCTTATGAAATTACTTCCGACAGTTGATACTTGTGGCTTAACGTTTTTACCAACCTGTATTAAGTCCGAAACACCATACATGACTATCTGATTACGTTGTTTGAAGGACATATCAATAAATATTCTGGGTTCTTCATTCATTAAACTCTTTGAAAGGAAACAATACATACCACACAAAACACCGTCTAAAGTTCCTAACACGATACGCTGATTGACAGGTTTACTGAGAACAGTTAAAATCTGCATGAAATCACCCAAAAATTTGGAAAGTTTATCCTTATCATTAGAAGCTTTTTTGGCTTCACCGGCTGTGACACCATAAGGTACTTCACTGCCGTTTATTTTAAGATTAAACTTCCCTCTTCCAGCTGTACCTAATGTGAGACGAGTTTTTCCAACTTTGAAATCACAATCTTTCACGTTGTACAACTGTGTAGACTTTAACTTGTCAGCCTTTTGCATCAGTTTAGAAAATTCTTCGGTAACACCTTTTATAGGCATGAGTCTACCTGGATCAACGCGGTTAGAGATTGTTATAATAGGTTTCAGGTAATAACGAGTTATTTTTCTACCATTGGACGTAGTGAAGGGGTATTTGGCATTTTCAATAAGTGTAGAAATGGACTTGTATTCACTTTCAGAATCTATAGTGACATAAATAGGTTTATTATCGCGATTTTTTGCTGAATTGGAAAGTTTTGTGCTAACGGCGATAGTTGTTATAGGCTCTTTGACACCGAAAATATATGGTAGATTAACTTTGATTTTGTTCTCAAACTGCGATCCGGGCCACAAACCCTTTAGTTTACCAACACCTTTTTTAGTTTTTTCGGTGGTTATAATTCCGAGCCCTTTCATCCGTGACATCATTTCAGTATCTTTATTGTAAGGTATAGTTTTACCCAAAAATGTCTTCACTATACTACTTTTCACAAAAGTTTCAAAGTTTGTGCCAACTGTACCATCATGACTCATATCTAACCACATGAGGAGACAGAAGTTTAATTTGTCATCCGATGTTTTAAAATTTAAAGATAAAGTATTTTTCGCTCCACCAGCTTGTCTTATATTGTCACTCACCACTTTGTACTGTTCTTCTATGGATGCAATCAGTGCATTATCATCCAATTCAAGGCGTGTAAATAAAGTAGAAGCAGCATCTCTATATATGGAGTAGAGGATGTTGTATATTTTATCATTTTTACCTTGCGACAAACTATCAAGAATTGCTAAAACGCGGGATTGTGCATTTTTAGGAGACAAGTTACGTTTGTTTTGTGGTTGTATATTATTGATTTTTGGCTTGGCAGTCCTAGGTCTAGCCGCAGCTCTCGCAGCGGCCGCCTCTGCATTTCTAGCCTGTTCATTTTCAATTCTTTGAATAGGCTTTGGATTTCTTCGAGGTCTCTCACTCATATCTAATATACCCACCCAAAATAATTTAGTTAAAGACACAGAGACCCCATATATAAATGAGTCGTAAAGCTGCTATAATCACAGGTGCTACTGGTCAAGATGGTTCATATCTTTGTGAGCTCCTACTGGAAAAGGGCTACGATGTCAAGTGTCTCGTGCGAAGATCAACCTATGACATTGAAACTGGTAATCTCAAACCTGTCCTAAATAGGATTCAACTCTACGAGGGTGATGTCCTTGATCAATCAATCATTCACAAAATGATCCGTGACTGTGAAGATTACGACAGAGTTGAGATTTATAACCTGGCAGCTCAAAGCCGTGTCCATACATCTTTCACATGCCCAAACTATACATTTGAGACAAATACAACTGGTATTCTCAATATTCTTGAGGGTGTGAGACAGAGTAGGTATCCCTCAAAGTACCGCATCTATCAAGCCTCTTCCTCAGAGATGTTTGGTAAGGTTAAGGAGTCACCACAAAACGAGGAGACACCCTTCTACCCACGCTCGGTCTACGGAGTCTCAAAGGTTGCGGCACATTGGCTCGTCAAAAATTACCGCGAGTCTTACGGACTGTTTGCGTGCTCCGGAATCCTCTTCAACCATGAATCACCGAGACGAGGTGCAGACTTTGTGACCATGAAGATTACCGAGGGTATCAAACAAATCATGAAGGGTGAAAAGGAGTTCATTGAATTGGGTAACATAAACGCGGAGAGAGATTGGGGTCACGCGAAGGACTATGTTGAAGCTATGTGGCTCATGCTTCAACAAGAGGAAGCCGACGAATATGTAGTAGCAACGGGTGAGACCCATTCAGTGAGGCGGTTCATTGAGTTGTGTCTCAAAGAAGTCGGTAAAGAGATTAGATGGGAGGGTGAAGCTGAAAATGAAGTCGGTATAGTTGATGACAAAGTAATCATTAAGGTGTCCCCAAAGTTTTATCGTCCATGCGAAGTAGATACAGTTATCGGCGACGCATCAAAGATTAGGAATATTGGTTGGGTTCAAAAGAACACGGTTCACGACTTGATCAAGGACATGATGACTTCTTGAGCTTTCTCGTAGTCAACTTCCCACCAAGTGCCATAGAAGACCTTTTTCAGGAATTGGGGGACATGGGTGTAGTCAATTGGAACTTCTCGGGATGGAAGGGTAATCCATGAAGGATCCTTGATGTGTGGGAATACCCCTTGATCGTGGGCAATCACGGGTTTATTGAAGTACTGTGCTTCCAACATTGGTAGACCCACACCTTCACCTCTCGTGAATGACACCATATAATCGCAGATATTGTACAAACCCGCCAACTCACCCAAACTAATCTTGTCAGTCACATATTTTATGTTCGGCGAATCTAAAAGATTCTCCCTATTATTGGTCTTCATAATAAGAAGATGTTTAGTTCCTTCAAGAACCTTCGTAAAAGTATTCACCAAGTTTATGGTATTTTTACGAATGTCATTTGTACCCACATATAGGAATACAATCTTTTCCGGATTCCGCTTCTTCTCAACAACTGGTGGCTTCTTTGAAACTAATGGAGATGTATACCAATTAACCGCCTCACAATTGACACCATGCTTAACCAAGATATCTTTGAGGTAATCAAATGGAACAATGACTTTATCAAAAAGTTTCATTTCTTCAATAATATCTGGGTGAACATCCGAAGTTTCAAACATGGTGTAGAGTTGAAATTTCTTTTCTGGGACATGATGAATCCACTCCGACCACATGGGATATGTCTCAATGAGTTCAGAAATTGTACACAAGTCTGGAGTATCGTCATCTGGTTGGTCAAGGTGTTGCTTCAAAAAGAAGCGACCATAAATCTTACCAAACTTCATTTGTAAATATTCAAGTCTTATCTTTAATCAAAATCAAGACTATCCAATTCCACAGAGCGTCCGATCTTACACTTTCCTGTCACAAGTTCATACACCCAATCACCATCAACAATTTCTTCCTCAATGAGTTTATCTTTGAGGAGTTCCAATTGTCGGCAATTTGTACTCAAAATACCGAGAGCCTCCTTGTAACAAAGATCAACGAGTTGATCAATCTCCATATCAACGAGACGACTGGCATCCCCCGACATATTTCGGTAGTCAAACCTGTAAGCACTAAAACCATATGTGGTAAGCATCTCCCGGGCAATCATATAGACCTGTGCAAAGTCACCGGAGGCGCCAGTGGTAATACGATCCTTCCCATAGATGATTTCTTCCGCGGCTCTACCCCCGAGAGCCACAATAATTTGGGAAGTCAGGTATTCCTTTGTGTACATCGCGGATTCGGCATTGTCGTCTGAGGGTTGAAAGAAGGTTACTCCACCGGCATCCCCGCGAGGGATAATAGAGACTTTGCGGACAGTGTCATAATCTGGTAGAATCGCACCCACAATAGCATGTCCAGCTTCATGGTAAGCAACCAATTCCTTCTTACGAGGAGAAAACTTTGTATCACCCTTGGCACCAACAACAATGCGCTGATAGACATTCTCAACAATTTCATTGGTAATGATACCATCACCGTCACGAACGGCTCGGATCGCACATTCATTGAGAAGGTTTGCCAACTCCGCACCAGAGAATCCAGTTGTTTGCTTGGCAATACTCGCGAGACTGACATCTTCAGATAACTTCTTGTCTCGGGCATGGACTCCCAAAATCTTCTTGCGACCTCGCACACTTGGAAGACCCACTTGGATCTTGCGATCAAAACGACCCGGGCGAAGGAGGGCGTCATCAAGGATATCCACGCGATTAGTGGCCGCAATAACCACAATGCCAGTCTCATTGTCAAAGCCATCCATCTCGGTGAGTAATTGATTAATTGTTTGTTCTCTCTCATCATTTGCTGGCATACCACCAGCACTGCGTTGCTTGCCCACCGCATCAATCTCATCAATGAAGACAATACATGGTTGATTTTCGCGGGCGATTTCAAAGAGATCGCGAACCCTTTTGGCACCCACACCAACAAACATCTCCACAAAGTTTGCGGCAGAGCACTGGATGAATGGGACATTTGATTCACCCGCGATGGCTCGGGCGAGGAGGGTCTTTCCCGTACCTGGCTTACCCGCGAGAAGGGCGCCTCGGGGGATCTTGGCACCACTTCCAAAATATCTCTCGGGTTGCTTGAGAAAATCCACAATCTCTTCAAGTTCATCTTTGGCCGCGTCAATCCCCTCAACATCACTGAAGCGGGTTTTAATCTCCTGTTCAGCCTCAAAATCTTGATTCTTCAGGAATGGGTTATTCATTGGTCCTGCACCACCCGCACCACCCATGAGAGTCCTGAAAATGAAAAAGATGAAAGATAACAGAAAAATCATAGAGATCGCATCAGAGATAGAAGCACTTTCCGATATATCAACACGAACATTGGAATCACTCTCCGCGATAGTTTGCCACAAGTCTTGATTTTGGATAATCTGGGCTTCACCGTAGTTTCCCTGATTGTCTTCAAATGCAGCTAAACTTTGATTTGGTTTAATGAGAACTTCTGGGAGTTCTCCATTCTTAAGACCTCGGATGAATTCCGTGTAGGTTCTAGGTTGATAAGTTCGTTCCCGCTTTGGAACCTGAACTGGTGGAGCGGAAACGGGAGCAGTCTTACCGATGCTAAACATCGTTTTATTATAATCAGTTTAAAGTTTTAACTGACTTTTTACTCAAGATGGGTACAACTTTACAGGTTAAATGTGTAAATAATGGCCGATACAATGTATTTTATGTGGCAGATGATGAATATATTGGACCCACAATAGCCGCTGGATACGAATGGGATGAATGGATGCGTAAAGATGTGAAAAGGTACTACAAAGAGGGTACAGAAATACTGGACATTGGTGCAAACATAGGCTACAATTCTCTAATGTTTTCTGACTATGGTCCGGTATACGCATTTGAACCACTTTTTCACAAGGTTGTTACACTAAATGTAGAAAACAACAAACTCAAACATAACATGTATGTAGTTCCAATCGCTCTCTCCGATGAAAATAAAACCATAGATATGTACTTTCCAAATGTCGTTGAAGCGACCGGGCTCCGAAACTATGGTGGATCGTCTACACAGAAAACAGATGGAATGGATGAATCAACAAAAACCACTGTATCGTGTCATAGATTGGATGATATATACAAAGGTAGAGTCTCGTTGATAAAAATTGATGTGGAGGGACATGAGTTGGAAGTTTTAAAGGGAGCTGAAAATACAATTAAAAAGTACATGCCTACGCTACTCATTGAAATTTTTGATTTTGAGAACAATGAAGTTCCAAAGTACCTAAAGTCCCTGGGCTATGATGACCCAGAAGAGAGACCTGAACATGTCTATTTGTACCGCGCAAAGGACATCTTCTCAACCATGTAGTAGAGCTGATATGAATCTACAATACTTGGTTGCCTATATTGTTCAGGCATACATTCAGGAATACCCTCCTCGGAATAGTACGCTGTATCACTTCGTCTCTCTTCAAAATGTGCCGGATGATGATCCCATAACCACATGAGATGTTCGGCACAAGTGTGTGTCTTGCCATATCTACGCGTGTATTCCAATGTAAGGGTGATACCAATCTCACATGCGTACATATAGTTTTTCAAACTTGAACCAACCCACATAGTCATGGGATGTTTGGGGTGTGCGGGTCTGTAACCCCTCCTTGACCCATCTTTTGTGAATGGTGCGTGTTTCGCAATATAGTCTTCTTGTTGCGCGAAATGCCAGGCCATGTAGAGCATCTGAACAATCTCAAGTTGTATCTTTACGACATGTTGATCACACGACATTTGTGCTATTTCTGACGGGTCCAGCGAAAGAAAGAATATGTTCATCTTGGTAATCTGATGCCTCAAGTTGTTTTGGTTCGTATACACGAGCTTCAACGTTCCCGTAGTAAAATTGCCCGTTTCCGAGTTCCCAAACTTTGTGTCTTATTGTCTCTTGTGCGTATTCAGAGGCTTCTTTTAGATTCCAAAAGAAACCACGATCAAGGATATGGTCACCAACGACGACGTTTGTAATGAACATTCTAGAGTGATTTTTTACATGTATTCAATCAACTTAGGATACCAAAATTTAAATATCGTGGAAATTTAAGGGAGATGAGTCAGCGGTCGTTGTGGGACACGTTACCAATTGAACTTCAAGAGATAATCATTGAAAATTCATTTCAGCTTATGAGGGAAGAATATATCAACGCAAATTACAAGAAGCACACCAAGAATAAAAAGAAAAGGGAACGTGGACTTCTCACAGCGGATATGATAAGATATATCATGTCAGGCACAGATGCGATTGAAATGATACAATGGGCATTTCCAGTGGAACTCATTGAGTTAGAGCTACACGTTGATCCACCAATGATAGAAGTGAGGGACTACGATTATAACGAATATTATGAAATATTCTTACAAAGGGCTATAGACTACTTAGAAGACCCCACGAATAAGGATGAATGGGTGTGTCCATCCGATGATCAATGGATCACAATGTTTATGAAACTCAACAACTTCCATAGAACTCACAGACACCTTGATATACTTTCGGAAGTTGATGGAACACCCGAGCTATTCATATGGTTAGAATATCAAAAAGATCCAGAAACAGATCTTTCAAGGGAAAAGAGACACTCTCTCCGATCCCTTGGAGTAAGACTACCACCCATTAAACGAACCTAATCGGAAATATACGCCTCATCTTGGTCATCTTGTGGTTGTTCATCTGGATCTTCATCCAGTTCAACATCCATTTCACCATCTTCACCCGGATCATCGTCTTCTTCCTCTTCGTCGTCGCGTTCTTCTTCAATTTCTTCATTTTCATCTTCAATAAGTTCTTCTTTCTTTTTTGTCTTTTTGGGTTTTTTAACTGGCTCCTTGTTGAAGATACTATCAATCTTTTCCTGAACCTTTTTCTTGTGGTCTGCAAACTTTGAAAACTTTGTTTTGACTTTTTCTAAAAACTCTGAACTGAAACCAAGAGATTTATAAGCTTGTATAATACTTTTCATGGGTGGATGCTTTTGGTTACTATAGTACTTTTCATAGAGTACTGCAAAAGATGTATCAAGCTTAATACGAATGATACCACTCTTTAGAATACGAACCTTCATATAAACTTTGTCTGCGAATGTGAGCTCTGGTTCACTTGGACGCTCAGATTTCACTGGTGGAACATAATCTGGAATATCAGGCTCCTTGTACTCGAGACCAAGTGCATGATAATTACGTTTCAAGAGGGCAAGGTATGTATCTTTCTGATAGACTGGATATCTCTTCTGTTTGTATCCCGCCGATGGTGGTGGATTCACAATCTTATCAAGAAACGATCCGGGCTTGGGTCGCGTGGAAATACCCGGTTCCTCTCTAACACGCAACGGCGGTCTCTTGTACATGCTCATTTTCCTTTTGTGAAAATGTGAGGTTATCCTCTAACTTAGGTTTGAAAAAATCCAATTCACACCGAATGACATGTTCAGATTGCTTGTTTTGATGGGTATAGTATGGACCCCAAATCTCTATGACTCGTCTCTCCTTGTCATACCAAAGGTAATCAAGTCCGAGAAGTCTCGTCAACCAATAGAATCTCTTACCAGTCTTACCAATGACCGAAAAGATGTGATCCTCATCGTAATCACTCACATCCATTTGGGAGTAGTGACTATTCGGGGGCTGGTATGGCGCCATTTTGCTTTCTCTTTTCTATCATTTCGGTTTTAATCCTTATATGCTTTTGCGAGTACACTTCTTTTCGGTTTTTCTTGTCGTTTTTGGTGACACGCTTCTTGGGTTCCTTGTAATCCATGGAATATGTACTTTGTATATACTTGATTCTTAGCTCTATGTTCCATGACCCACACTACCCAGTCTTGTCGTCTTAGGTACTCTATATCCTTTATTTCAAAACCCGCATACTTATCAAGGAGATCATTAAATCTTGTGTAATCATCCAAACTTGCATTTGGTGCGCATTCTATATGAACTTCTCGTGTATCTTCGTGAAGTACAAATGATATATCTTTGCGACACATCGGACATGTGTGACTACCACACTCTTGGTACCAATGGGTAATACATTGATAACAAAAGGAATGACCACAAACGAGGTTGTATTTTGCCTTCGGTGTGTAGCACACCGGACATTCCATACATTTTAGACGGTTGTATTATTTAAGCCTCATCTTCGTCAACGAGGGATTCGGATTCGGAATCTGGTTCGTCGGATTCCGAACATGTAAAGTCTTCATCTTCGCTGTCATCTACAAGATCATAACCACCGGAAACTTTTACATACAGTTCAGTGTTTTCAAGATTTTCACAGTCATACCAACCACACACAGATTCTTTGGGTACAACTGAAATTTCGTTGTCAAAATCATACAAATTACTTTTAATTCTTTTTAAGAACCTTACTTCAACATCGTGAGTATTTTCATCTCGTACGAGATTTGCGATTTGAATGGTGTCGTCTTCGCATTGAACATCAACGATCATGTCTCTCTAAATGAGTATTTAAATCTTTAATAATATTAATGTTCGGACCAGCGGGACCAAACGATGCAGCTATGTTTGACATAGACGACACCCTCATATGGACAAACGGGGAACCAAACACACCCATAATTCAACTTTTACACAAAATGAAGGCATTGGGGTACAAAATAGTGATCATCACAGCGAGACCTGGATTCGGATTTGCAGTAGATATGACGCGACGACAACTTGCGAGACATGGGATCGTGTATGATTATTTGGGATTTACCAGTGCACAGACGAAAACTCTTATGAAAAGAAGGCTAGGCTACAACTTTGTCTTGTCAGTGGGTGATATGCCAACAGATTGGACAGATTCTAAATACTATATTAACACTTCCAGTTACGGTCACATTGGTGGCAGGTAACGAATGTTGTCATTGGTTCATCAGCGGATCTCGTTTGAAGTTGGTAGTAACTGGTCTTTTTTGATTTACAGCGTCCGCAAGTGAAAAAACCTTCTGTATTGTTCATCTCTCTTGTCAAATAAGCCTTTCGTAGATCTTTATGGATTTTCTCTTCAATCTTTTTTGCGTAGGGTCCATCGGGCCAAAGGTCTTCTGGGCGCATTTCAATAACATCCAGCGATTTAACTTTTCTGTTTAGAATCCAATTCTTTAAAACTGGTGAGTTTTTCAGATTATATTGAAGTTGAAGAAACTTGTGTTTGTATATATTTGTATACTTATGATTGTCCCACGCGGGTTCTTCACGGAGATCAATAGCTTTGTCACTTGAATAGTTTAAAATACTCTTCTCGAGATTGATACATATGGTATCTGTTTCAGGAATCTCGAGGAGGGTTGAGAGACGAGTGAGAACGAATTGTCGTGTAGAGTTCTCCATTCTTAATCTATAATAATTACATGTTTTTAACTGACTTAGGGGAGTGGGAGACCGTCGTATGGATTATTACGCGAACAATCGGCCATATTTTCTGGTGAACAGGTGTCAAAAAATTGACCAGTACGGCGCACAGGGTTGGTGTCCACAAATCCATATCGGTAATCTGATTGTTCTGGGCGATACTTTTCGGATGCCTGAACAATAACAAAGTATACGAGCAAGGCGATCCCAACAACCGTAGCAATCCAAGCACCTTTCTGGGTGTTGTTCATTTACATTCTGCAAATATTTTTTTGTCTGGAGAATTCAAGATGACTTTGGCTGTGCTGATAAGAGAGCAATTGGGAGATATAAGACAGATAGAGTTAGACATTGATCCAAGAAAAAATGAAATATTCATTTTACTCTCAGGAAGGCCAACTTTCATTGGACAATGGCCAGATCTTGATGTAGTCATTATGAAGCCAGAATACAACAAAATACCAAATAATAACAGACTTCCACCCCCATTTAATGAAGAAGATGTATGTGGATCAATCCTTCTCGTTCGCATGGATGAAAACTCAGACCCGAGAGACTTCACCCTCGAAGAGTACCTCAGTTTTGTTCGTAGGCACGAAAGCCTGGCCATCTAATACAGCGGTCGTATATTTCATGGACAACATGAAATGAATTTCCGCCATATCCATTGGATTTTTCATTTTGGGTTTACCTGGAAGTGGATTGTTGTTTGCAACCTTTGCAATGTCAAACTTCTCACCGGTAGACACCTTGGCCATACCCTTTCCAATTTCCTTCAGCCACATCACATGCTCTTCGTTTTTACAATCAAAGTTCTTAACAAACTCAGCCATATTTATATTACTTGGGATTCTTTTCTATAAGTAGACGCGCACTTGGATCAGTCACCGTCGTCCATTTTGGTCGCCAAATCTCTGAGATAAGGTGATCGTTCCGTGCGTCGTAACACACCCAAAAGAGTTCACGGTAATACGCTTCCTCCTTCGTGAGTGGTGTATTATGTTTACACATATCTCGTGTAATACCAAACATCTTGTCACTCATCATTTTTTCTGTATGTTCCTTAAGCGCACCAACCCACCCCGTACCGACCGCGTCACTCATACCATCCTTTTGTCGCCATAGAACTTCATCGGGGAGATACCCTTTGAAGGCTTCTCGGAGAACTTCTTTCTCAAGTTTTGTCATCTTCAATTTTTGATTCATTTCCATACAACATTGAATAAAATTTTTGTCTAGAAATGGAACGATGAGATCAAGGCCGTGGGCTCCCGCGCAACGGTCCGCTCGGAGACCATCAAATTGGTGAATGAGATGGAGACGCCTCATATTCTCACACGCAAACTCGTCAACACTTGGTGCGTTGTGGAAGTAGAGATAGCCACCCAAGATTTCATCACTTCCCTCACCAGAGAAAATATAACGACAATCTGTATTTTCTTTGATGTATTTACACAAAAGCCACATGGGTGTGGAAGCTCTAACAGTCGTAGTGTCATAGGATTCCAAAGACCACACAACTTCTCGGAGTGCGCGAAGTCCCTCCTCAGCTGTGAAAGTTACCTCCGTATGATCCGTAGCCAAATAGTCCGCAACTTTACGAGCTGCCTCCAAATCTGGACTACCCTCAAGTCCGATGGAGAAGGTTCGGATTCTTCCAATCTTGCGTGCAGCGATTGCTGCGATGAGACTGCTATCAAGACCACCAGAAAGAAGGAAACCAATTTCACGATCCGTGTTGTCAAGGCGTGTGTGAACAGACTCTTCAAGTGTATGTCTGATCTTCTCACGACTCTTGGAGCCACTAAACTTGTGGACATTCCAATACCCCGTATGATAACAGATAAACTTGTTCACATATGAATCATAAAAGTGGCCGGGTGGAAAAATCTCAATATGAGTCCCCAAGAAGAGAAGTGCCTTTGCTTCACTCGCGAATGCGATGGAATCTTTGGCATAACGCGTATAGAACATGGGTCTTACACCGACTGGATCCCTTGCCGCGATAACACGCTTACCATCTGTGTAGACCATCGCGAAGTCGCCATTAATAGATCTCACTGTATTCTCAATACCAAGGGTGTGAATAAGGTTCATAACAACTTCACAATCACTCTGACTTTTCTCTTCACCAGAACGGAATGAGCGATGGTTATAGATTTCACCGTTACACATAAACATACGATGGGGTCTCACAAATGGTTGCATACCCGCGTCAGTTAGATCATTGATCGCGAGGCGATAGTAATCCATTTGGCACTTACCCATAGTCTCTGTGCGATAATCATCTGGACCACGATGGGTCAAAAGACCCGAGGGAACCTCTCTTGGTTCCCCGAAGAGGGCTACGATGCCACACATAGTTGGGTTTAAATTACATATCACTTAATTTTTAAGTTAAACTCTAAAATATCCCTGTATGCAACATCATCTGCTTCACCATCCCACTCCTGACCAGAGAAACTGACAATTTGTTGTTCAATACCGTCTGGTACATAAACAAAATTGGTGACGCAAATGAAGGACACATTCGTTCGCAAAGCCATATCTTCAATATTTTCATAGTCAAATGGTTCAAGTGACAAATAATCCTTCAATTCTTCTGGGGTTCTCTTTTTGATACCCGTTTTACTCCGAACCCGTGCATATCTGTTGGACATATCCATATTGGGCCAGAATCCATGCTTTGATCTAAAGTTTGTTACATAATCAACAAATGTATCCGCGGTCTCCCTGTCCTGAAAACAGACAAATCGCGTCTTCTTATTTGGGTCAACGAGACTCAAATAAGTTTTTGTGGGTTTCATTTGAATGAGATGGTATGTTGTCATCTTAAAATATTTAAGGAAAAAAACTTTAAATAGTATATAAGATGAACTTTCCCAAGACTCCTGGACAATGCAAGTATATGTTGGCACTTAGGTCACCAAAACCTATAGTTGTGGGTACAGGTCCCGCAGGTACAGGTAAAACCATGCTCGCGTGTCACATTGGCATTGAACATATATATGAAGCATTCAGGGGTAAAGTGATTCTCACCCGTCCAATCGTTGCCGCGGACGAGGATATGGGGTACCTTCCAGGTGATATGGATAAAAAGATGGAACCTTGGACAAAACCCATGTTTGACATATTTGAAAAGTACCTTTCCCACAATCAAATGGATCGTTGCATCACTATTGAACCCCTTGGATACATGCGTGGAAGAACATTCAATAACACTGTGATTATCGCCGACGAAATGCAAAATAGCACACCAAATCAAATGAAAATGCTTCTCACTCGCATCGGGGAAAATACAAAACTGATTATTACGGGTGACCTTGAACAATCAGATTTGGGTGAAGAGAATGGACTTGCATTTCTCACCCACAAACTTTATGGAATGGATCTCACCTACATCCAGCATGTTGAGATGGATGGACGCGATGTTGTGAGACATCCAGCTGTCAATGAAGTGCTTAAAGTATTGAATGTCTAAATCCATAAAATGAAGACTGTTGTTGTCGCCCTCCCTGGTCGGGTGTACTCGGGTTCATTCCTTAAAAACTGGTCGCAGACCCTCATGATATTAACACAGAAGGGTTACAAGGTTATTATGCTCAACGAGTACTCAAGTTTTGTTCCATTTTCTCGCATGAAGACACTTGGGTTAGATGTCTTAAGGGGAGCTACACAGGTACCATTCAATGGAGAACTGAAGTACGATGTATGGCTGACCATTGATTCTGATATGTTCTTTGTGCCTGAACAAGTCATAGAGCTCATTGAAGATACTGATAAGCACCCAGTAGTGTCGGGTCTCTATCGCATGACCGACCTTGAACACTACGCAACCGTTAAGGATTGGGACATGGAATACTTTAAGAAACATGGAACATTTGAATTCCTCAAGGTAAAAGACTTGGATACCTCTGAAAAGTACATGAAAGTTGCCTACAATGGTATGGGTTTCTTTGCGTGTCGCAAGGGTGTCATAGAAAACCTCAAGTATCCATACTTTAGTTATCCACTCATTGAGTTGGAAACTGAAGATGGGAAGGTGCTAAGGGATATGTGTTCGGAGGATGTTTCTTTTTGTAAAAACCTCAAGGATGCTGGTTACTCGGTAATTGTGAATACGAACCTCCGTGTCGGACACGAGAAAATGCTTGTAATTTAAGATTCTGTACTTCATTATTGAGTGATCTTGATTCCATGTTTAGTTCCATGATCCTTTTTTCAATAGCCTGTTTCTCGGATGTATATCGGTGAAACATATTTTTCATGGTATCGTACCATTCATATATTTCATGAAATTCTTCGTCTATAGTTGTGTATTTGTCAACTAATTTGTAGTGAAATGGAAGGTCCCGAATATCGGCAGCAATCTCGTCTAACCGATTTTCAAGACCATCACACTTATCTTTAATCTCCGCGTGACTATCCATGCTTACCTATGCATATCATTTTATTTTTAATAGGCTCCAACACGATCAAATTTCTTTTCTGTATCTCCCATGATTTCAGCAGCCCGGGGGCACTCAGTAATGACTTCCCCGACAAACCCAGTTTCTACTGGATCAATTTGCTTTGCAAAAGGTTCGTATCCATTGTGACTACAGTGAATCATTGTACTACCAATTATGTATTTGTAGACATATTGCGCAAGAAATATCTGATCCACTAAATATTTGTCTTGTGTATTCGGTATATTATCTCTAAAAGAATTGAAGAGTTCTAAACCATTCATATAATTCATTGGCACTGAATTTATATTTCTCAATTGGGTGGGTAAGCCGATGTATTCAAGGCAGTTATTTCTACACCCAAATGTTCCGGCTAATATTGGAACCATGTGATGTTTATGGTCTCTGATAATATGGAAGTCTTTTGTTGATTGTAACCATTCATTTACCAATCCAGCTTCCCTATCTGTAAATCTTGAATCTGCATCCCTGGATATGACCGTGGCATCTTTGATAAACAGGTCTTCAAATCGCCAAAGTGTATTTGAAGCCTTTGTTTTTGTACCTGGATGGTGTATGACCTCAACATTGTCTTGCTTCTTAAGCCAATCTATGATATTTGTGGGTACTGTGTCGTTATAATGAACTCTCACCACCCAACTCTCATAATACTTTTTAGCATCCAATACATTTTCAATGATTCCGTATGTATAGACTTTGTTGTCGCCCCATACAGAATATGAAATGTATTTCATTATGGTATTTAAAGGTACGAATACTTTAAATTATAAAATGGTTAAGATTTCATATGCCATTTGTGTATGCAACGAACATCGTGAATTGGAGTCTCTTGTAAACTTTCTCCTCAAAGTGAAGGGCGCCGAGGATGAAGTCAACATTCTCGTTGATAGTGGTAAGGTGACATCAGAGGTGCGCGAGGTCTTGGAATCCTATGGTGACAAAGTGGTTGTGAACGACCGAGAGTTTGATGGAAAGTTCTCCGAACACCGAAACTATCATGCCACAAAGTGCTCCGGTGACTACATCTTTGTCATTGACGCGGACGAAATGCCACAAGAGGCGCTCATTATGAATATTAAGTCATTTGATGGTGACATTATGTATGTTCCACGGATCAATATTTGTCCGGGGTACACCGCAGATTGGCTTGATCAACACAAATTCAACCTCAACGAGATGGGTTGGATTAACTTCCCCGACTACCAAGGGCGCTACTACAAGAATGATGGTTCCGTCAAGTGGGAAAGTGATCTCCATGAAAAGCTTGTGGGAGGTAAAAAGGTTGCCCGCGTTGACGCAAAACCCCTTGTGTCCCTTCTCCACATTAAGACTGTTGAGCGTCAAGACAAACAAGGGGAGTACTACGATTCTTTGTAGTATAAAGATTACACCGAATAATAAAATAACATGAAGAGGACTATTTTGAACTTATTCAAAAACAAACTCAATAAAGTTCCCAGTGTTGGAATAACATCTTATGATTATCCAACTTCAAGAATTATCAACAATTGTAATATTGATTTTATTGTAGTGGGCGACACAGCTGGATCAACTGTTCATGGAATGCAAAATCTCAACGCAGTTTCAATGGATATGATGTTGACACACTGTGTATCAGTAAAAAGGGGGTCACAAAACCAATTTTTAATTGGGGATATGCCATACATGTCATACCAACCATCCAACGAAGTCGCTATCAAAAACGCCGGTGACTTTGTGAAAGCTGGTATGGACGCGGTTAAAATTGAGGGATACTTCCCAGAAAGGATCAAATCAATTGCGGATTCGGGTACAGTTGTGATGGCACATTTAGGTCTTACCCCACAAACACGGGCTAAATTGGGTGGATACAGAATTCAAGCAAAAACACGGGACGAGGTTGATAGACTCGTAAGTCAAGCAAAGGGTATGGAGGGAAGTGGTGCTTCGTTATTGCTTCTGGAAGCTGTACCCAAAGAAGTGTCAAAAATTGTTAGAGATGAACTTAAGATACCCGTATATGGTATTGGTGCTGGTCCAGAGGTGGATGGACAGTTAGTCATTTCACATGACATTTTAGGACTCTTTTGGGATTTTAAACCCAAATTTATTAAACAGTATATCAACGGTGAACAGATGTTTCATAACGCGATTAATGAATACGCTAATGAAGTCCACACAGAAAAGTTTCCCGATGACCAACATAGTTATAAAATGAAGGAAGAAGAATTAGAAAAGTTGTTGGGTATGTCAGGAAGCTCGTGGAAATATGATTAAAGTTTTAAATCCTTAAAATAATAGATGAATATCTGTGATTACATAATAGAAACACTGTACCTCAATGGTATTGATACATATTTTGTAATCACTGGTGGAGCAATTGTACCTTTCATTAATGGTTTAGCCAGAAACCCAAAAGTCAAATACTACTGCTTTCAACATGAACAATCCGCGGCTATGGCAGCTGAAGGTTATTACAGAAGCTGTGGGAAAGTTGCCGGTGTTTGTGTGACAAGTGGTCCGGGTGTACAAAACATCCTCAATGGTGTTTGTGGTTGTTGGTATGATTCAGTCCCGGCATTTTTCATTAGTGGCCAGGTAAATACAGCCGAAGATCTTTCAAACTTCAGGTCCAATCCAAGACAGACGGGATTTCAGGAAATGCCTGTAGCTGAGATGTTTAGAGATGTAACAAAGGCTTCATTTCATGTTCCACATGTTTCAGAAGTTGAACATATTCTTGAAAAGCTCATTCAAACAATGAAAACACCCCGCTATGGTCCCGTTCTCATGGATTTACCGGTAAATATACAAATGTCTTCATTACATAGTCTTCAACCTTCAAAAGTTTTATCAACTGTGGATGTTCAAAAACACATCTATGACATTTCATCCTTCTTGGAAAAGTGTGAAAGACCATTGGTGGTGTTTGGTCATGGTGTAAAACTTGCGGGTGCGACTCAAAAAGCTCTTGAGTTTGTTGAGAAGACTGGAATACCATTTCTTGTATCATGGGGTGCATTTGATATATGCAATACGGATCACCCTTTAAGGTTTGGGTCCCCGGGTGTCTACGGTGATCGCTTTGCAAACTATGCAATTCAGAATGCAGATCTTGTTATTTCTATTGGGAGCCGTTTAGATAGTCGCCAAACTGGGGGCAATTCTAAATTGTTTTCAAAACATTCCAAAAAAATCATGGTAGATGTGGATGATCATGAAATTATAAAGATGAGTGAAAAGGGTATCAATATTGATTTTGGAATCAATCAAGATGCACTCACATTTTTTCATGGACTTGACACTGGGGAGAATAAGAACTTCTCTCCGTGGATTGAGAGGCTAAAATATTGGAAACAAAAGTATGGTGTAGAAAAATCACGCGAAGGAGATTCGGTGGTTTATGATTATTTAAGTGGGCTTTTTGATTCTCTTCCAGATGATTGTATAGTCATACCAGATCAAGGTGGAAATCTTGTTTGGACAATGCAATCAGCCAGGTTGAAAGTGGGTCAAAAACTATTCACAAACTTTGGAAACTCGTCAATGGGATTTGCTCTACCTGCAGCAATCGGTGCAGCTATTGGTTCTGGTAAAAAGGTTTATTGTATTGATGGTGATGGTGGATTTCAAATGAATATTCAAGAACTTCTCACAGTAAAAAAGTATGATCTACCAATTGAAATCATAATTCTAAATAATAGTGGCTATGGAATCATAAAACAATTTCAAGATAGTTATTTTGATTCCAAATATGTCGCGACATCTAAAAGTGATGTATTTGGTGATGAAGTTGACTTTGTAAAGATTGCGGAAGCCTATGGTGTGAAAACTCTTCAAGATATTCCCATACCAGAGACACAAAAGATTTATCCTAAATTGGAGTTTGGTAATTCACTGGAAAATATGACTCCGTACATTAGTTTTGAAGAAGACATGCTTGTTCCAGTTCCACCTAAAAAGAAGCTTGGTTGGAACTAATATAAGGGTCACCAAGACCATCTTTGTCCCTAATTTCCCATGTGGCACCAAATCGCTCCGCCCATTGGGAAAGAAGTAACTTTTCTGGATATGTCAAATTATAGTCCTTATCGGTGATATACCCATGTACATAATCAAACACGATATTTCTCACATACTCAATGTCCACAAAATCAAAGTACCTGTCCCTCTCAATAACAACATGTCCTTCCCTTTTACACACAGCACTAAATCTTGTTGAAAGTTCACCGGGTCCGTAACATCCCCAAATACGGAGAGAGTAAGCGTTTGGGATTGTTTCAATGCGTCTATCTATGATCCATTTAGAAAGACCATATGGGTCGGTTGGTGGACTACCACGAAGTGCGGCACCACTTGAAAAGTATAACAATTTTCCTTTAAAAACTCTCACAACATTTTCAAACATGAGTATGTTTTTGTAAGCAGTCGTTTCACTTGTTTGGTTAATACTCGCCACACAATGAATTACGACATCGTATGTATGTGTTTTGAAATATTCTTCAACCGCTTGTTGATCCATGAGGTCTAATTCACTTCGTGTGACACCAATCCACCTATCCATTCCTTGTACTAAGTTTTTACCTATAAAACCACTGGCACCAAGGACACACACTTTCATTTGATTTAAAGATTAGCGTACTCTTTAACCAAATGCCCCAGAAAGTTTGGTATGCGCCCAACAAATTTGAATCATATGGGGAGGAAGAAATTAAAGCCGTTGAGGCTTGCCTTCGCGATGGCTGGCTCGCTGGCTTTGGTGATCGCACTGTGGAGTTTGAGAAGAGAGTTAGTGAAACATTCGGAAAGAGACATGGACTCTTTGTAAACTCTGGAAGTAGCGCGATTCTTTTGGGTCTTTGTGCATTGGACCTCCCAAAGGGCTCTGAAGTTGTGACACCCGCATGTGGATTCTCTACGACGGTGGCACCATTGATGCAACTTGGTCTCAAACCTGTATTCTGTGATGTGGGTCTTAAGTCCTATGTACCCACAGTTGAAGATCTGAAGAAGGTTGTGACCCCAGATACAAAGTGTATCCTTTTACCAAATCTTATTGGAAATGTCCCCGATTGGGAAGCCATTCGCAAGGCCTTTCCGGGGGTGACCCTTTTTGAAGACTCAGCGGATACCATCACAAAGAATGAATGTACCGACATCTCAACCACAAGTTTTTATGCGAGTCATGTCATCACGGCGGGTGGTATCGGTGGTATGGTGATGTTTAACGACGAGGAACATCTCAAGAGGGCTCTCATGTTTAGAGATTGGGGACGCATCGGTGACAATATTGAGGAACCAAGTGAGAGGTTCAATCATTCTGTAGATGGCATCCCCTACGATTGGAAGTTTCTCTATGGTGTCGCTGGATATCACCTTAAGGCGTGTGAGATGAATGCTGCTTTTGGACTCGTTCAGATGGACAAATTGGAGGGGTTCCTCAAGACTCGGCGTCAAATGGTGGAGAGGTACATGGAAAATCTCAAAGATTGTCCTTACTACACACTTCCAGATGATTCAATGAAACCAAATTGGCTCGCAATTCCGCTCCAGTGTCCACATCGCCTCGAATTGGTGAAATTTCTCGAAGAGAATGATGTTCAAACACGAGTCACATTTGCCGGTAACATCACGCGACATCCCGCATTCCGTGAATACTTAGGTAACTTTGAAAATGCCGACACAATCATGAAAGATGGTTTCCTATTGGGGGCTCACCACGGTCTCACCCTCGAAGATGTTGATAGAGTGTGTGATTTACTCAAAAAGTTTGCGAATCAAAAACGCGGTAAATACTTTCATTAAAAACTTAAAGCTAATATAGCCTCTATTATAAATGCCAGCAGCACTTGTAACAGGTGGTTGTGGTTTTATAGGATCTAACTTTTTGAATATAATAAAGGAGCGTCATCCAGATATAGAATTTGTTAATATAGACAAACTTGATTATTGTTCAAATATACACAATGTTAATTCGGGTGTAGCTAAGTTTATTCAACATAACTTATGTAATGTTGGAATTCTTGAGAATATTGTAAAGGAGTATAAGTTTGATTATGTTTTTCACTTTGCCGCACAAAGTCATGTAGACAATTCATTTACAAGTCCTCTTGGGTTTACTTTAGACAATACATATGGTACACATACACTCATTGAAGTCTGTAGGCGTCACATACCAAATGTTGAATTTATACATTTTAGTACAGATGAAGTATACGGTGAATCAAAAACAGGTGAACCTTTCACCGAAGACACTGGGGTACTTAGACCAACAAATCCATATTCAGCATCAAAAGCGGCGGCCGAAATGATAGTCCGTTCATATATAGAATCATTTGATATGAATATCAAAATAATTCGCTGTAATAATGTTTATGGTCCAAATCAATACCCGGAGAAACTCATTCCAAAGTTTATAAGACTTTTGAAAGAGGATAAAAAGTGTACAATTCATGGGATTAATAGTGCAAATGTTCGTAGAGCATTTATGCATGTACATGATGTCGTTGATGCCGTTGAAGTGGTGTGGAAAAGTGGCAAACCCGGGGAAGTGTATAATATCGCATCAGATGATGAACTGAGTGTGATGGATGTTACAAAGCTTATTATTAAAACACTCAAAAATACAGAAGAATATGACGAATGGATTGAGTATGTTGAAGACCGACCATTCAATGACCGGAGATACCACATATGTGCTAAAAAACTCAAAGAGTTGGGTTGGTCTCAAAAAAGAACGAGAGAAGATCTCGTAAAATACATACAAGATTAAAGAATACACCAGCCCTAAACATATAATGACAACCTTCTATCTCCCAGAATCAATGGGATGGGGTAATGTTGCTCTATGTTTATCTGACCTCGTCTTTAGATCACCCAAACCCCGCGCCTACAAGAGTCTTCTTGATGATGAGAGAGGGGTAGAGTTCAGTGGATTTGAAATTACAGATGATCCCAATGAAGAGAAGTTTGAACATAGGATTATCATAAATCCAACATATTTTCACCATATTCATTCAAATCTACAACAAATTATAAAACCAAATGAGGAACTCCAAGAACTCATCCGAAAATATGATCATGGCCTTGAGTATGGAATCCATATTAGACGAGGGGCGTGTTCAAAAGATTCTGAAAATGTGGGGTGCCATGGTAAGGGTGAGAATGGTGATATTAAACAGGCGTTTTTTGCCAAAGATACAGCCCTTGAAAAATTTATTGAAGTAGTTGAAAAAACTGATGCCAAGTTTTTCTTAGCCAGTGATAGTCAGGAGATTAAAGATCTATTCAAGAAAAAGTTTCCAGATAAAATTGTAACTCTTGAGCATGACATCGTCCTCACATATAAGTGTGACACACTCAAGAACTACGAAGTTACGAAGGAGCAGAGGTATGCATGTTACTTGGATTGGTTCTTGTTATCAAAGTGTAAACAGCTATACATAACTGCGGGTAATCAGGATCTCACAGATCTATCAACTTTTGGTTATAGCGCGGGAGCTTATGGTAGATCAAACATTCACTTTGTTTTCAATTAATTCATATTCAAGAATATTTAGACGATGATCGGGGTCGTCGTTGAGAATGTACTTGACATTCCTGATTTCTACCCTCTTTCCGTACACTTCTTCAAACTTATCTTCAACTCGTTTCCTCTTTTCTTCAAACTCTTTGAAATCTTCAATGAGTTTATTGAAACCAACTTTGGGGAGATTATTGTAATTCTGAACATATGCAATCCAGTTTGACGACTTACGGGTTTCGTGATCTAATGTACTCACACGGACCAAATCCGATGTCTGATGGCAAAGAGGCATATTAAGTATTGGTTTTTTGTTTGCTGTCATGAACCCATGAATCACGATATCAACAGCTTCTTCAAAATTTAAATTATCCAGAAAGTTTTTTGCCATATCCAAAGTCCACCACATACACTCACATCCACCGTTGTTTGGAAGTTGATAAACTTCTTTCATTTTTGGTTTAAGATTAAAAAATGGTGATGTACCCAAGTTCATAAAACCAACATCTTGAATATGATCTGGAATACTCTCAAAGTATTTGACCCAATCTCCGTGAAATGTCACATCATCATCTATATGTAAGGCTGACTCAATATTTTCATCCACCATTTGCTTTAGCATGAAACATGTCTTCGTGATGTTACTTGTAAGCTTGAGTCCATATGGAAGATTATATTTGGCATTGAGCCATTCAACAAATGGATGATCGTGGTTATAATCCTCAATCCACCTCACATCCTTAATTGGAACCCTCTCTTTGAGGTGTTCTTCAAGGAAAACCTTTCGTTCCGGAGACAGATTTGGACAGTGCTTGACAAACACAACTTCAGGCAATTTCATTTATGTATAAGTGGAATAATTTCTATAAGTATAATAAATGTCCGACCTTACTGCAACTCAGAAGGCAAGTGCTATGTATAACAGGGCGAAAAACATCGCCTCTGGTAAAATTGATCTTGAAGTGTCGGGATTGACTGTGATGGGTATCCTCTTCCTCGGATTCATCTACATGATTATCTCATCAATTGGGATGAGCATCTATTCAAAGTGTGACGCTATGAAGGGACAACCAGTACAAGAAAACCTTAACAAGTATCTCGCTGCGACTCTCACCATTGCTCTCACCATTCCATTTACTCTCTTGGTGACCAAGTTTGTGAAGAATGAAGGTGCTGTATTTGCGCTCATCTACTCTATCATGGGTCTCGTTGGTAGCGCAGCCGCTCTCAACTGGGCTGTCAAATGTGACAATGCCAAGAACAGTGAAAAGAACTACTCAGCATTCAGTACCGCACTCTATACAATGACTCTCTTCTTCTCTTTCTATCTGTTGCGACCAAAGAAGATTGTCGCGAATTATTAAATTGTGTGATTTTAGAGAATGAAACCAATTGTGTATAATATCTATATTCTCATGATGCTCTTGGCCTATGTGATGCGTAGGGCAGGAACATTTACAATGGAGGAAAAGGTGAAGATGTTGGAGTTTATCGGTTACATGGCACTCAATCCCAATAGGGTGGTAAACCCAAGCATGGCTAATCTACCATTCTTGAGTTCGGCTTCGGGTGTGAAAGACCAGTATTCTTCATTACCAAAGTCCCTAAGTGTTACCAGTGAAGCTACAGCCAATGTAGTCACAACACCTGTCGCTGCAGCTGTGTACATTGGATCCTCCGCTTGTTGAATAATATTTTCACCTGACATCATCCAGTCAAGAGAACCCCAAAGAAAGCCTTGCATGGCTGCGCGACCATTGACAACTTCTGCAAATCGCGCAGTCTTGAGAGCGCCACCGTCAAGGGCTCCCTTGGTTGGAATTTTTTTAGATACAGTCTTCTTACTAGAAGTAGTAGTTGGTTTTGGTGCAACTCTAGAACAAATAATAGAAGACATTTCTAATATGATGACGTCACTAAACTTTAAGTAAGACTGGCTAAAATCATACCAGTCATTACAAACATTGCAACTCGGCCATAATCACGAGCTGCATAGCGTTCAAAAGTCTCTTCAGGAACCTTGTTCGCAGTGTCCGCCATAGTATATATGACCATCGCACTTGTAATCGCGGTGACAGCCGCTGTAGGTGGATAATACAGTTGATCAACGATATTCATCCCAAATAGCCCCCAATTTGTAGATCCCATGACCATACCGTACATGGCAACTCTACCATTGACAGCTTCTGCAAATTTTGGATAGTCCCTAATCTTTGCGTGAGTTATACATCTTCTTGATCGCTTCTTTGGAAGCACCGATATTGGTTGTCTTAAAGTTGATATCATTGTATCTTATCTTGATTTTTCTCGTTCTCTTTAACCAGGATCTTGTTAAGAAGGTACAACTGGAGGACCAGACCGAGTGTCGTGTATGCCACTGTAAAATTCATTCCATACTTTCTGGACTGATATATAAGCCAAAGACAACTCGCAAGGAGACTCAACAGGACAGCATTCTTTGACTTTTCATCCATTTCATCTGATCTCACATAGTCTTGATACATTTGAATGAACCCAATACCAAATGCAATGGCAGCAACCGCATTATTCGCGTCCATTTTTAATCTATGTCAACATTATAAAAATGGATTTGATCTTGGAAAAGTTTTCAGGAAAAATTGACGCCAAGGGTGTCATCACTATGGTTGAAGATATTAAGCGGGAGTACTTGGGTGACGGTCTCCAAAAGGAAGACATCCCACCAATTGTGGCGAAGTTGATGATCAATGCTGCCAAGTTTGACAAGTTGGAGGGTCCCCAAAAGAAGAAGTTGGTTGTTGCCATCCTCAACCATCTCATCGGCGAAATTGACGGTGATGCCGAACATGACAGTGAGTTTGAAATTGTCCTTAAGTCTATGGTCCCAGCCATGGTTGATGGTTTCGCAGGTATGCTCAAGGCTAAGCAGGCTATTGGCAAACTCTTTAGCTGCTGCATCAAGGCTTAAATTCTACTAATTTTGAAGCCATAATTAGCACCATCCGATTTAATCGTGGTGGGCATAACATTGAAAGAAATCGTCATGCGATTGTCCTCCATATTTTCCTCGTACCCATGCGAAATGTGCGATTGCCACAACAGAAGTGTGCCTTCTGTGTGTTCAACGTGAGCAAATTTTTTAAAACCGGTTCCCACTCGTAAATATGGGTGAACCTCATTCGGTTTATTTACAAATAAAAGTGGGGCGTGCTTTCCAGGTACGAAGTTAACAAAGTACGTACCAGAGACGATAGAATTGCAATGATTATGTGGTGGTTGTAAACCCCCGCGTTTGCAGACATTCAACCAACATTCCGTTACAATAACATCTTCACACTCATTACCAAGAACCTTGTTAATATATTCAAGGGAACACGCTTTAATCCAATCATGAAATACACCGAATCCTTCACAATCCAGGAGATTTAATCCATCCACTGGATCGTAATAATGTATCAATTTATGATTTCCTCCTCCATTTTCTGTATAACTTTTCGTTTCTGTGATATACAAACACTTCTCTTTGAGTTGTTTGTGATGATGGGTATCAAACAGAAATCCGCTAATAGGTACCGGAAAAATACCCACTGTGTTCATTGAGTAATGTACAATATTTAACTTTAAGTTTACAAATCTTTTTCTCATTTCCGTTAAATTCGGCTAACCCTGAATCCATAATCACCGCCCGATATTACGGTAGTGGGCATAACATTAAATGAAATAGTCATACGATTATCCTTCATATTTTCTTCATATCCATGCAAAATATGGGATTGCCACAATAAAAGTGTACCTTCCCCATGTTTAACGACTGCAATTTTTTTAGCTTCATTGCCTTTGACTTCTAAGAATTGTTGAGCCAAATCTTTCACATTAAAAAATACGAGTGGAGCGTGCTTTCCCTGTTCAAAATTAACAAAGTATGTGCCAGAAACAAAAGAATTACCATGACTGTGCATTCTTTGGTAACTACCTCGTTTGCACACATTCAACCAACATTCCGTTATAATAACATCCTCGCACTCACGACCAAGAATCTTATTCATGTATTCAAGAGAACACCTCTTAATCCAATCATGAAACATATCAAATCCTTCACAATCCAAGAGATTTAATCCACTCATTGGATGGTGATAATGCATCAACCCCTCATTCCCAAAATCATTGTCTATACCAGTTTCCGTGTGTGCGATATTAAAACACTTCTCTTTGAGTTGTTGGTGATGTTGTGGATCAAATTGACGTATACCGATGGGTGTAGCAAAAATACCTACTGCGTTCATTAAGTAATGTACAAAAATTAACTTTAAGTTTTATGTGAAGGGTAAGTAAGATAAGGATTTGGGATGTTAATATTGTAGAATGAAATTTCCACCATTGGAAGTTATCATACAATACGGGCTATATACAGTGAAAGAGCTTGAAAGGTTTTCAAAGGGTCTCGTACCGAAGAAAAAGAACGTCATCATTCTTAACGAGTGCAATCGGTGTGCATTCGTCTACCCAGGTCCGACCTGTAATAATTGTTGTTTGTAATGGGTTATTACATAGTTGAAAGTTATATGACAAAGAAACCCATAGAAGCGAGGAGTGATTCAACTATATGTGCGGAGAGGCGTCTCATCAAACAGCTTTGGAGGGAGTGTTTGAAAAGGGGAAATAAACCTCATCAGTTTTCAAGTTGGATAAATAGGAAATATGGTGAACTCGTTATTGAGCGTAAGACATGTTACGGACACGGGAATTCACTACCATGTGTCCTATGTAGGAAGGCTATTGAAAAGAATGGAATCAGATGGTCCGCACATGATGGGACGAAGTGGGTCCATAGCAAAAAATCAGATTATTTACCACCGTCTATAGCGACAAATAAACAACACAAACAGTTAGGTTTTCGGCGTAATAATTAGTCCGAGAGCCGACTCTAGATTGTTATGATTTCTCTTCAGGGGTTTGTTCCTCTTTAGTTTTAGAGCGTTGTTAGACGATGTTGCATTCTTTATTTCATCCATCTTTTTTGTGTTTGAAATAATCGGTATAACATTTTCCACAACCGGATCTGTTTCTACAGGCTCTGGTTTAGTAACATCTTTTGTGAGGTTTTCTCTAAATTCCTCAATCGTCATGTCTCCACCAAACTCTTTCAATTTGAATCTATTTGGGGCACACTTGACAGATCCAATTTGATTGTACATCTTTCGTCGCATCATGATGATGTTTCCGCATACAATACCACCCTTCACATCACCAAATTTATCTATCGCGTGGGATTTTATACAACTCCATGAACAGTAGTTGCCAGCTGTGTAAAATTTACTTCTACGATCATCGTAACGACAAGGCATAGTTAGGGGTTCACCCTCAAATGAGTGACAACACCACCAACACCAAGACATATAGTAATTTTTTATCTCCTCTTTAAGCTTGACATTATGAGAAGGAGACATAAACAACATAACGAAGATGATGAGCTTGCGTAGTATGTCAAATATCTCACATTCATGTTTTTCCAATTAAATTTTTTAGGGAATGCGGTGATGGGAAGCTTATTGAGTGGGAACTTATCAAATGGTGGTTCTCTCGCGTCGTCCCAAAAGCTATCATCTCTTTCCTCATCCCACCAATCTGGAAGTACAAGTTCAGCCATGTCTGCATTACAGTCAACCGCAATACTTGCAATTGATTGTGATTGAATGTTAATATCTTTTTCACAAAAATTGTATGAAGGTTTACAATCACTCTTTACATTTGATGGAATGTAACCCTTTTTACATGCCCTAAGCGTACAGTGTGCATTATTTTTTAAGATATTGAAACCATCGGAATATCCGTATACAGTTTTTGAGGGATCGTCGGGGTCTTCTGATATAACCGGTTGAGATCCAAATACTTGACGATTGTCCTCTAATACTTTGAAATAGTCGCAACCAGCAGCTGAGGGGTTTGTATCACACACCTTATTTTTCAGGTTGTAACATGCGCACCATTCATCGGTTGGATTTTGGCTACAAAAAGACGACGCTGTGGCATCATATTGGTCACGCAACAAATTCTTTACACACTTACCATCTGTTTTAAGACGCGTACCGACATTCTTACCTTCATCATCCATAAGGCACCAATTCTTACGCTCAGCAGTTCCCAAACGATCGGCACATGTCTGTCCATTACCAATTTGTTCAGTGAAGTTTTTTATGTCCCCGCAATATTCTGTGACCAGATCTTCATATCCAAAATAGTCTTCGCATGGTGTTGAAGCGAGCATACCGAGTGCCTGAGATGTGATTGGAAACTTTTCTCTATTTGTTGCGAAATCGTCACCATATTCCTCTTTTAACATCTTGTCCATCTCTTCACATTGATCAACTGTAATGGTAGTGGGAGCCGAACCACCACTACCCATAGTGATTTCTTACCTTTACCTTAGAAAATATATATAGGTTCCTGAGGGAGAGTTAAGTTATTTATCTACGGAAACGGGATGGACCTCTTCCTCCACCACCACTGGAGGACATTAGTACTATAATAATCAATAGGCAACAACACAACATAAATAGTGCACCACCACCAATAGCCAACCGTGTTGTATTATTGTTAATATCAATACCATTCTCAGGTGGTGAAGGTGTTGGGGTGCCAGAAGGTGAAGGTGTTGGGGTGCCAGAAGGTGTGCCCGAGGGTCCGTCACCCGCAGATGGTGCAGTTGTGGTAGTAGCCGTCAAGTTACACTGCGCTTCAATCGTTGATTCAGAAATCTGACTCAAATCAAATGATTGTGCACAAATCTGTACAGGTGCATTACAATTTTGATTCGCGTTTTGAGGTACATACTTAGCACCCTGACACACACCCCCAAAACAGGCTGCCTTACCCGACCACACATTTCTAAATCCTTCGGGGGTTGCCTCAACTAACTTGTCAAATTGCTGCCTCTTCTTATCACATCCCGCCGCAGCGGAATCTGTATCACATACATTATTCGTTACATTGTAACAAGAACACCACACATCAGCTTTACCTGCGGCCGTTTTACAATAGGTTTCAGCAATACCCGCGTAAAAGTTGCCAAGATTGGTTGGGGTACAACTCGCATCTTTGGCTATCCGATCACCAACACTACAGTACTCCTTGGCGAGTGACTTGGCGGTGTCATATTCAAGGCACGGACCACCTCCGGGGTTTTTGAATACATTTTTGGATAGTTTACAGAATTTTTCTTTGACAGCCGCATGGTCGGTCGCACTACCACCAGCCAGTAGAGATCGCACGGCTGTATCATTTCCATCATCATAGAAACACGCATTCTTTTTACCAGCAACCCTTTTATAAGTTTTAGTGGCACCCGGACACTCTCCATCTGTGTTGACTAAGATGCGTTTCCATATTCTTCTTGGAATCTCTGTAACTTTTACAGACCTTAGATTATTTTCCCATAAATCACCTTTGGGACTTCTAAATACTCTGGGATCACCCCTGTAGTTAGTTTTATAATACCCTAAAATTTCATGATCCTCACAACCAGATATTCTATATGATGAACTATTACACCCATGCCCACCAAGAACTGGGGTACCATCGGCGGAGCTATTTGAACATGTATTCGTGTAATTGCCAGTCAAACCCCACCAACACGATCCGTCACCATCCCAAGTCCAGTGGTCACATAATGCATATTTACACGCTTTTGCTGGGGGTTCTTCATTGTAAAAATTAATTATTTCATCATATGTAGGGGTACATTTTTCTTTGTCGGGAAAGTCTGGACACATATCCTTACACACATTTTTCCGTGTGTCACTCAGGTCACCCTCGGGCTTGTCAATGTAGTTCTTACATGCTACAGCACTACTACCTCCTCCCATAGTGATTTCTTACCTTTACCTCAGAAAATATATATATATAGGTTCCTGAGGGAGAGTTAAGTTTTTACAAAGTCTTCAAAAATTCCAAGAGTTCCTCCTTCTTCTTTTCGTTCGCCAAGGTGAGAGCCTTCTTTTGCTTCTCTTCATCATCGGTTTGCTTCTTCACCATACCATAGACAATGAATGGATTTGGTTCTTCAGAGTTTTCAACATAGAGAATAGCTTCAGACTTCTTGTCCTCGAGCTTCTCTCGTCGCATTCGTGTAATGTTCCAACCCACGACAACAAGAATAGCCAACATAAGGACCACCTGGTTAAGTGACATCTTCCTGATGTTGAGTTTCATTTACAATACTGAGACATTTTTTTCTCAGCCCACATTAATATAACATCATGGGTGGAGGTGGTTCCCAAACGATTAATCAAAATTTCAATATGTCTGCCATCAACAAAAGTATTTTTGAGTCAATCACAGAAAACAAGGCGTCGGCGGTCGCCTCAGGTGCGGTTGTTCAAAACTTGCGTGTGGTGATGAGAAATGTGAGAGGATGCGCATCAGACTTTAGTCAAAAAGTTGAATCCATGGTGACATCATCTTCGGAATTACTAGCTGAAAATGAAACTGAAATTAAAAATGCCATCACAAATGAAATGCAAGCTGGGGTTCAAGCTCAAATTGAAAAGGCTACAGAAATGGGTAACATGCAATTTGGTGATAAACAAAATGTCAATCAATCAGTGACATTAGAAATTCAAAACATTGTTGAGAATACAATCAAGACCGTCAATGAAAATGAATCCGTCACCGAAAGCGTTGTTGTTCAAGGTGGCGATCTCATCATTGATGGGTATGATTGCCGTGAAGGTGGTGATATCAATTGGAGTCAGGATGTCCACGCACAAGTGATTGCCGAAGCTGTGACAACGGCGCTTACCGGTGCTATTGCTTCAAGTGAAGTGATGAATCAGTTGAGTGCCGCGGCTGGTGCAGACCTTAAGTCTGAAAATAAGGGTCTCTCCGACCTCGTCGGAACCCTCTTTGAAGGTCTTACTGGTCCAGCGAAGTATGCCATCATCGCCTCCGTTGTGTGCTGCTGCCTCCTTGTTATCATGTTGGTTGTCATTGGTCTCTCCCCAGCTGGTCAATCGGCTACTGCCAATTTAGGTAAAGCGGGTGCGTCTCGCTTGGGTGGTGCGCGCCGATTCTAAGTTAAAGATATAAAGATCCTTTAAATTAATGATTCTGAGTATCGATGTTGGTATTCGGAATTTAGCCATGTGCTTGCTCAATGAAACAAATAACCTTGTGGAGGAATGGGATGTCTCCGGTGTCCCACCCGAACACAAAGATGGTATCTATGTCTCATTGAGAAAACACTTAGATGAGAGGCCTTGGGTCCTCACCGCCCAAACAATCCTCATTGAAAAGCAGCCAGATCGCAACAAGAAAATGATATCCGTCATGCACTTCCTCCACGCATACTTTATCATTAAGTGTCCACAAGCCGAAACAATTCTCTATGATGCGCGTCACAAGATCCCTGATGTCGCGGGACCCGGGAAGTCACAGTATCTCAAAAGAAAGAAGGTTGCAATTGAGAGATGTGAACAGTTCATTCGCTCGGGGTCCACAAATGCTCACTGGTTGGATACCTTCCTCAAATCTAAAAAGAAAGATGACTTGGCCGATACCGTTATGCAAGCTCTCAGTTTTGTCAATCGAGTGGAAGTCAAGGCTGGCACCAAGAAACCCAAGAAGTCTACAAAGTTGGTAGCTCGCAAACCCAATGATAATCAAAAGAGAACAAAATATTCAAAGTCAAACTTAGCGTGGATTTACCTAAATGATGAGGAGCATATGAAAACAAAGAGGTTTATAAAGGATCTCAAGAGGTACTATCGTGATATTGATGACTTAGTTAAGGATTTGGGGGGAACTAAGAATTAGAACACAATGCAAAAAGATGTCTTGGACCACGGCTTTGTACGATTGGTTGATCACATGCCGCAACAAGATTTGGACACCTCAATCGTCCAAGCAGCAAGAGTTTCATATGGGGATGGAACAAAGACTTCCAGAGGAGACCGAGGACTCCTCCGATACCTGCTTCGCCACTGGCACACAACGCCTTTCGAAATGGTGGAATTCAAGTTTCACATCAAAATGCCCCTCTATATCGCCAGGCAACACTTCCGACATAGAACAGCCTCGGTTAATGAGCTGTCCGCCCGCTACTCCGTCGTACCGAAACAGTACTACAACCCAGGAGTTTTACGAGGTCAGTCTAAAGTAAATAACCAGGGGTCGGAGGGTGTCGTTGAGATTGATGAAGAAAAGACTCGTCAAATTGATGAGCACTTAGAACATTCTTTTGATTTATATGAGAACCTCTTGGAGACTGGGGTGTGTCGTGAGCAAGCGCGAGGTAATCTTCCACAATGTACCTATACCGAATTCTATTGGAAGATTAACCTCCACAACTTGATGCACTACCTCCATCTTCGTATGGATGCCCATGCTCAGAAGGAGATTCGCGACTATGCGAATGCCATCTATGACCTTGTGCAACCCCTGGTTCCAGTGACAATGGAAGCCTTTAGGGATTTCAGGGTAAATGCAATGCACCTCACAGGACCAGAGATTGAGGCTCTCGCGACTGGCAAACAGATAGAATCGCCAGGGGAGAGGCGTGAGTTTGAAGAAAAGTTGAAGCGCTTAAAAATTAAATGTCCTTAGAATGTAACAAACAAAGATGTTTTCACTTACAACCTCCACTACTTTCATGGCGAAGACTAACCGTTTCAAGAAGTTTGGTAAGAAGATGAAGAAACAAAATGACACAGACGTGGGTAAGATCCGAGAGAAGTTGTCGGATATTAGCCGCGATGAACAACGGCGTGTCAAGGAAATCTTCAAAGAACACCAAGAGTTCTTCAAGGGTTCTCAGAAAAAGGAAGAAGTCGCTATCGATTTTTACGAGAACTAAACGCAAACCACAAAGTACACAGAACAAACGCCATCGCTAATGGTGTATCGTCAAACTGATGCGCCATGAGCGCGCTCACTATACTATACTGAACCATGCGTATATCTTGTCTTGTTTTAGACATAGACCTTTTCATGGCCGCTTTGGATTTCTCCAAACCCAAAACAGCCGTACTTATATTTCGTATCTTCGCGGGCATTTCTGCCGTCTTCATGATAGCATCTTGTATGTCAACTGATTCCACAAATTGTTGTTTGATCATGGGTTCTAGGTAGGTGAAGTAGTTGAACTCTGGATCTAATTGGATACATATACCCTCTATGAGCGAGAAGGATTTTGCTAAATATACAAAACTCGTCGGTACCATGAATGGCTTTTCAGCCGCAAGTTGTACCGCTATATCGTCGTTTATTATATTTGAACCATCGAGGGTTTCAAGATAACCCAAAACTGTTTCAAAAAAGAGTTCAATATCTGAAAGATCTGAACTCATAGGTATTATGACACCGAGGTTCACAAGAATTTGAACAATTCCCTTCGTGTCCTTGTCTATTATACATCCGAAGAGTTGTTTGAACCCATCGCGAAGTTCTTCGGAAAGGTCTACAATGAGACCAAAGTCATAGAAGACTAATTTTCCCTTAGGTGAAAACCCTAAATTACCGGGGTGGGGATCTGCGTGAAAAAAGCCTTTGTCCATCGTTTGGATCACATAGGAATTGATGAGAGCTTCACAGATCTTCTTTCTATTTACATTTGGATCTGTGAGTTCCGTGAGTTTTTCAGATTCAACATATTCCATGACGATGGTGTCATCCGTACAAAAATCCTTATAGACTTTTGGTACCTTTACCCACTTTACATCTTTCATATTCTTTCGAAAACGCACGGCGTTCTCAATTTCTTGTTGATAATCTGATTCACCCAAAAGGTACTCGATGGATTCATTGAGCACAAACTCTGAGCTATTCCCAGTGTCAACCCCAACTTTTTCCAAAAAACGCACAATCTCACGGACATTATCTGTATCCACCTTCATAGTCTCGTATATATTAGGTCGTTTGACTTTGACGATGACATCTTTCCCGTTTTTCAGTTTTGCGCGATGTACCTGTCCAATACTCGCAGATTTGAATGGTATTGGTTCAAACTCGTCAAAGTATTCTAAATTTACAACATCTTGTACAACATCATATGCCACTGGAGGAACATTGTCTTGTAAAGACTCCAACTGTTTTGTGAATTCGGGAGGGTACAGATCGGCTCTCGTAGATGCGATTTGACCCAATTTCACAAAAGTCGGTCCAAGTTCCAAAAGTTGATCCCTCGTCCAAGACCCAAGTTCTGCCTTATCTTTTACAAAATTATTTTTCCATACAAATTTGGCGGCAAACTTCCAGGTCTTCATCTTCTGTGACGGAGGGGGTTTCAGTGGTCTATGGGTTGCGACGCATAGCATCCTACTCTGTGAAGATATTTTATTTTTATCTTAGGTTACTTTAAATGAAAAAGTTCTCAAACTTCCTTGGACCACTCAGCACACCAACTGAAACCGTTATTAAGGCACAACCCGTCCTCTTCACCCTCATCATCTTGTATCAAGGTTTGTTCTCTGGTAACGCGATCAAGATTCCAAAGAATCTCAAGACCGCCTTCAACAGCAAGACTTTCCGTTTCTTCTCTGTCATGTTGATTGCCTTCAGTGCGACCCAAGACATTGAGTATGCTCTCATCTCCACAGTGATTTTCTTGACCGTCATGTATGCCCTCAAGACTCCAGAAGAACGGGAAGAGACTGGTTTGATCTAAAATTATATATCGGCTAAAAGTAGAATGAAGATTCATATTGTTGGAGCTGGTCCAACTGGGATGTCTCTCGCATGGGAAATACTCAGATCAGGGGACCATGATATTACAATCTACGATAGAAAGACATCCGCGGGTGGTTCTTGGTGGGAACCCGAGGAGGGACCAAGAGATCTTCACGCACATAGAATAGTTTTTGATAAAGCGTTTGTCAATACCCAAAGTCTATTTGGTGAAATGGGGATCAATTGGAATGACATTTTTGAACCAGCTGAGAAGGATCTCTATAGTTTTATTTTGGATTCCCTAAAGTTGAAGGATTATGGCGCACTCACATCCCTCGCCACGAGGGTTCTCGCTCAACCACAAAAGTACAAGAGTGTATCCCTCAAGGAGGCCCTCGGGGAAATGACCGAGGGTGGTCAAGCCGTGCTTGAACATCTTCCTCTCATCATGGACGGTGTCACATGGGATGTCATGTCAGCCTATGAGTTTGTCAAAAGTTTTGATCATGTGGCACTCTCAAAACAATATACCCAAAAGGTGTCTGGTAGAGTTATGTCAGACGGAATGCAGGAGGCTCTTGAAAAAGTGGGTGTGGAGTTTCAATTCGGCAAGGAGCTCAGGGAGGTTGAATATCTCCCCAATGGATTTAAAGCTGTATTTGGGGATGAAACACAAATTGAAGACGGAATGCTCTTTCTCTGCCTTGATAATAGTCCAGCTCTAAAGTTCCTTGGAGATAACTGGGGTCCAGATGCCGAGAAAAAGGTGAGGGAGAGTACATATGGATGTATAAATGTCCTCTTTGATTTTGATGAACCTGTGGAGTTGGCCGACGATCTAAAGATTGCAGCTACGACGAGGCTGAACCTCCAACCCGTTGTTCTCGCAGATGGTCATACAGTCTCGTGTGTTATATGTGATCTCACAGAGGAAATCCTCACAACACCACCCGAAGAGTTGAGGGTTCGGATCCTTGAGGAGTTGGATGTTCCTCTCCCCAAGCAAATCCGAATTGGTTGGGGTGCTGAATGGGATGGTGAGCGATGGCAGTTTTCCCAATCATCAGGGGTTCTCAGCCTCTATGGGCAACTTCCCTTCTTTGGGGAATGTCCAAGTGTCGCTATGTGTGGTATGATGTCACCTCGCAACACACCCTACTCAAGTATTGAGGCTGCGGTGGAGGTATCAAGGTCTCTCAGTCACATAGTATTTGGAACTCGGGAACCACTGGGGCCTCTCCTTCTCACACAAGTTATATCAGTGACACTTTTAGTGCTTATAGTTTTAATTCTCATTTATCGTAACAGAAACCAATGAAGTTTCTAACCACTGTACATACACCCATGTATGACCACAACGACAAAAAATATATTCGTTTGGTCATTCCTGAAAACTGTGCTGAAATCGTCCGAAGAAATCACATAAACAAATCCAGGTTTATTAAAAATTCCCACATAGACAACCCCCTTGAAGGTCGTATCCTCACAGTGAAAGTTCCATTCCGTTATAGGCGAGTCATGTGTCGTGTTGAAGGGGAACCCATTCAAGCTCTCACAATTGGATCGGAAGTTGAAGTTGAAGTTGATTTCTCGGGGGCTTGGAATGTTGGCAATTATAGTGGATATTGTTGGAAGCTTGTCTCTATTAAAAGTTAAAGCCTCAGATATATCAGATGCTAACACGAACAGGGTACCTCGTGACTGAGGGACCAATCACCGAAATTAAAAAGGAGCTTACGGTAAGACCCCAAGTCAATGGGGACTATGGATTTCCCCCACCACCTTTCAAAGTTTTTAGAACAGCTAAGAATGGAGTGTGCGTTCCAAGATTCTACGGAGTTGGTAAGGTGGGAAAGCCCAAAGAGGATCGTCGCCCCGAACCAGCCCGCTCCCAAGCAAAATTCGTCGGTCAATTACGAGACGCAACCCATCAGAACGAGGCTCTTGCTGCAGCTATTAGCGCGGGCCATGGTGTTCTCTCGCTCCCATGCGGGTATGGCAAGACCACCGTATCCCTGGCAATAGCGTGTAAATTGGGGTACCGAACGATGATTGTTGTACACAAACAGTTCTTGGCGGATCAGTGGAGAGAGCGGATTCAGCAATTCTGCCCGGGTGCTACGATAGGTATTGTTCAACAGGACAAGAAGGAGACAGATTGTGACTTTGTCATAGCTATGCTTCAGTCTCTCTCCCTCAAGGAATACTCCTTCAGCGACTTTGATTCTATAGGGACCCTCATAGTTGATGAAGCCCACCACATCTGTGCGAAGGTCTTCAGTCAGTCCCTCTTCAAGATGTGTCCCAAGCATATCTTTGGACTCTCGGCGACCCCAGAGAGAAAGGATGGTCTCACGAAGGTTCTTCATTGGTTTATGGGTCCCACATTCTTTGCGGTAGAGAGGAAGAACCAGGACCAAGTTGAAGTGTTTAACATTACATACGAATCATTCAACTATAGGAATCCACCACCCTCTACGCGCTTCGGTAAAGTATCCATGCCAAACATGATTACAGAAGTTGTGGAAGACAGGAAGAGAAACCAAATGCTCGTGGAATTGATCAAGAAGGCTTCAGCTGGTACAAGACAACTTCTTGTTCTAAGTGACAGACGCTGGCACTGTGAGATGCTCCACCAATGTTTCCCCAAAAACTCGGGTCTCTACATGGGTGGAATGAAGGAGGCAGACCTTCAGGCTTCTTCCAAAAAGAAGATCATCTTCGCAACTTTCTCACAAGCCCACGAAGGCCTTGACATACCAACCCTGGATACAGTCATATTGGCGTCACCAAAGTCGGATATCACCCAAAGTATAGGTCGTATCATGAGAGAAACCAAGGGAAAGAAGAATAATCCACACATCTATGACATCCACGACCCATGGTCACTCTTCACAGCGATGTTTTACAAGAGAATGAAAGTGTATCGCCAGGGTGGTTTCAAGATACATGGTAAGGTTGCCGAGGAAGAGAAGAAGGACTTTCCTCAGGGAAAGCCGCTGTTTTTATAATCTAAATACTAATTAAATGTCTGGTGCATTGATTCAACTTGTGTCCAAAGGAGTGCAAGATGTTTACCTGAATAGTGAAGAGGGTCACTCATTCTTTCGTATGAAGTTTACGAGACATACAAACTTTTCACAAGCCCCCAAACTAATTAAAACGGTTACCGATAAAGATCCCACATTCACGGTACCAGTTTTAGGAGATCTTGTAAATTGTCTTTGGTTTGAAGGGCTTGATAAGAATTCCAATGTTTCGTCAAATCTTTTGTACAACTCAACAATTGATCTTTATATTGGAGGTCAAAAAATAGATTCTCAACACTACGACTATTACGCAGACATATGGCCAAATTATCTTGCTGAGACCTGGACGAAACAGGACGAACTCACAAACAAAACAAGTACATCAAATAGAAACTTCCAACCACTTCACTTTTTCTTTTGTGATCACGGGGCATTTTTACCCCTTGTATCTCTCGCGCATCATCAAGTTGAAGTGAGGATCAATTTTGACGAAACGAGTCTCATTGGTTATGGTGCCTCACAGAAACGAATCAATGTATATGGGAACTATATCTACTTGGACAAGGAAGAGAGAGAATCTCTTGTGAAGAGGCAAATGGATTTTGTCATTACACAAACACAGAAAATTGATTTTCCTATGTCAAATGTATTTGATAACACCATTCAAACTGCAGGTGGATACAATGACCTTGATATCGGGGCATTTAATCACCCCGTAAAGTCTATATTTTTTGGGATGTCGGCGACAAATGTTGATCCAACAAATGACCGTTTTACTTTTAAAAATGGTGATATACACATTAATGGAACACCGCTTCTTGAAAATATGAGTCCAACATATTTCCACACAATTCAAAACTACTACAAATCAAAATATGGTAAGATAGATTTCCGTGTTGACTCAGAGGATCTTATGTATACGAGATATTTTGCCTACCACTTTGGTTTAAATGTATCAGACTATAACCCATCTGGTACATGCAATTTCAGTAGGCTTGACAATGCAAAACTCATACTTCGTGGAGTTGAGAAAGGTATCTTTAGGGCTGACGATAATGAAATGTCAGTTTTTGCTGTAAACTATAATGTCCTCAGGATCAAGGATGGTTTGGCTGGAATTTTATTCGGGAACTAAAGTATAAATGGGTAGAACCGCAAGATTCGAACAGATTTATGTGGCGAATCTGGACGCAGAACCCGTTGAAGAAGAAACTCTTACTGGAGTCAAGAGTATTTTGACAAGAGAAGTAGAGGCAAATGAACTCCTACTTGTTATAGATCCCGAAACCGGTGTGAAAGGTCGCCTCGGTATAGCAAATACAACACCATCAAAATCTATATCAGTAGCCGACAAACTCTACATCGATGAAGATGCTACACACGTAATTGACTTAAAAACATCTGGTCGGGCATCACGTTGGTTTGTTGACAATCAGATATCCATTGGTACAACGAACCCAACAAACGCGTTTCAAATTGATTCTGGTGGATCAACTAAAGTAGCCATTGATTTATCTGGTCGTGATCTCATGACGGTGAATGGTAACTTAGTTGCGAGTAATCTAATTCTATCAGATAGATTTACAACATCTGGATCAAATCTTATTATTCAAGAAATAGAATCAAATGTTGTGACCGTTACAGGTGGTATAAAAGGTTCAAATCTATATGCCGGTAGTAATGTTGGAATTTTTGACCAGGGTTCCAATGTCATGATGTTACAAGGTAATGTATACCAAGACGGTGACCTAAACCTTGTGGGTAATATTTTTGTAAAGGGTAATGTTACTGTTTCGGAAACTGCGACATATATTTCTACACAAGATTTGCGTGTTGCGAATGTTGTCATTCATTCGGCTTTTGGAAATGAAGTACTGTCACGAGAAACGGCATTTGTTATGACACCTGGTAGTCTCTCAGGTTTTTCAAATGTAGCACTGGGTTTCGTCGGTGGCGATCGGGGTAGAGAGATGGCCTTTTTTCAAACGGACGCTTACGGCGGGTTAAATGCGGACACAATTAATGTAGACAATACAAAGTCAATTAATGTTCATGTATATGGTGACATTTACACATCAAATAATATAGGTGCCGCGAACACATATCCAACACACGACCTCTGTGTAGGTTCAAATGTCTTTATTGACGACACAAACTCAAATGTTGTCTACGCAGATGGTAATGTGTACGCCAAGGGTCTCATACTTGGATCAACTGGTTTGCGTGCGGGGAATCTCCTCGTATTGGATGAGACTTCTGCGACACCTGTGACGATAAGTGGAAATGTCCAAATGAATGCGTTACGCACTACGGGTACGGCTCCATCGGGTATTTCAAACCTATCACCTACGGATACACTCTCCGTGGGCGCCAAAATATTTGCTAATACAAGTGCAATAAACACTTTACGCATCCTTGGCAACACCGCAACAACAAATCTCACAACTGAAATGGTTTTTTCAAGTTCAAACCTCGTTGTTCACGCAGATAGATTCGGTGGCGACAGTACATCAAATGTACTTGTGCTTAAATCCGGTCCAACTGCGTCAAATGTGAGTGCTATTGAAGTCTATGGCGCGAGTACAACAGCTACACAACAAAAGATTACTATGAAGACAAAGAATACTGAAAGAATCCGAATCACTTCAGATGGCAATGTTGGAATCGCAAATACAGGTCCAACGGAGAGACTTACAGTGTCGGGTAATATCTATGTGATTGGGAGTAACACCATTTCAACTGGTAACATATGGGGATCTACGGGTAATATCGCGATGCGTGCGTATACGAGTGTTCCCAATGGGGAAACACGGGTTGAAAATATAGTTGGGGCTGGAAAAGGTCTCAAGTTTTTCGCGAGTACCACACCCACAATGGGTACACCCAAATTGACTCTCTTGGAATCAAGTAATGTGGGTATAAATGTAGCGTCACCAGTGGGTAGACTCCACACTTCCGGTGGAACTGTGTTAATAAACGACCAAGTTGTGAAACGTGGTACATATGTTCACCAAGAAACACCAATGGTTATCACCAACACACACCCGATTATAAGTACGACTGATATGGGTCGTGTATTAGATTTAACTCGTGAAGGTGATGGTATAGAACATGGAGCCCGAGCCTCATTCAAGTTAGGGAAACATGAGACCGCGGATGGAACTTCTAGATCACGACTTGATCTTTATTTAGCGAGTGATAACTACCAAACTGATGCTGATGTGATGACCTTCCTAAGTTCTGGAAAAGTTGGAATTGGTAGCACGCAACCCTCCGCATTTCTTGAGGTCACAGGTTCAGGTTTTGCAGATCCAACTGAAAACGGTATTCTCCTACATAACCACGATAATGGTGATGCTATTGTAGCAGTAGAAACCAAATTAAATGTGGGTAATGCATTTACAAGTTATATACTTGAAGATGGCGGAGCCTTGACAGGTTGGTCATCGGGTGTAACAAAGGACGATGATTTTAGAATTACGGAGAATTACCGGAGAGTTTTGGATTCTTCTGCAACAGCTCTCTTCATAAGTAGTGCGGATCGTCACGTGGGTATAGGTACAGATGTGCCACGGGGTAAATTAGAAGTTGTCGGTAATGTTGTGATCGGGCAACAACTTTCATTTTCGGGACTTTCGGGTGATGAATTTGGTAATACACATATCATAGAGAGAAGATATAATACTGATTTTTCAAGAACCGAATTGCTCCTCTTTAAGGGTAACGACGCTTCGTCGGCTGATAACGGACCCGATAGAATTAGACACATAGCGGGTGAACATGTATTTCAAACATATACATCATCTGGAGAATCCCTATATGGAACAAGTGAAATTTTGGAGACAATGGATGGTCAAACAGATAAGCCAATGGTCATATGTGATAATGGTCTCGTAGTTGTTGGTGGTCAGCGTGGTGATGCAGATGGGAGAGGTGCGAATACTAAGCTTGTTGTAAATGGCGATCTTGAGTTTTCGGGTGGAGGTTCATTTAAGCTCACCGGCTTTGAATTTTCCACAACAACTGGTGCTACAAGTCGTAATATTATTAGAAGTAAATTAGATGGTTCTACTCGTCGCGCTTTGACTTTTGTACACGAAATTGACGAGAACAACGATGATGAATTCGCCCGTTTTGATAGCGATGGTAAATTGGGTTTCGGTACGGATTCGCCGCTTGCAAATGTTCACATCTATGATACAACAACTGAAAGTATAGACCTCTTGAAACTTCAAAGTAGCGGTGATGATAAGGAAACTGGTATGCTCCTATATACAAATGAGGGTGAGGGTGCATATGCACGTGGTTTCAGTAATGCGACGAATGGTACCACAGGTCTCGTAATGGGTGTTGCCAATAATAGCACCCAAACAAACTGTATGCACCTCATTCATACAAGTAATGTGGGTATTGGCACGCCTATCCCAGCTACAAAGTTCCATGTGTTTAATGGTGTTGCGAGAGTGGAGAGTCCTTCATCAAATGCCATTATAGAACTCAAGACAACTACTGGGATCTCCAATATTTACTCAGATACGACTGGTAACGTGTATATTCAACCGGTCACAGCGGACAAAACAACATTTATTAACAGCGACCTTGATATTACAGGTGATGTCAGTGTTGGTGGTAATATTGATTTTACACAAATTGCTGTAAATCTTGGGGGGTCACCCGCACAAACGGATGTTCACACGGCTGGTGGGACTATATTCAATTCTAACCAGGTTTCTCGTAAGACATATGCACACACATTTAGTGTGGGAGCGGGTGATGCTAAAGATATTCAAATATTGTTTGATAAAGGTGCATTTTTTGCAAAAATCGTCGCCATGTTGAGGAGAACAGATAATTCCACTGTAGAAGATTTGAGTACAATGATTCTTGAAGTTCATGGTGGCACGGGGGATGCATCTAATCCAAGTTTAGATGTAGCCGTGGGTACCAAAAATGTTTTTGGTGGTACAAATAGTTATCCATGGAGTTCAACTGTGACAACCGGTCAAAGAGGTATAAGTATAGTTCCATATAATACTGATGTGGCCAGGATATACAGTTACGATATTTCCATAGAACTCATGTCTTCGTGTGGTGGAAAAGTTACAAAGGTCACAAGAAATCTCACAATTCCAGGAAACTTGGACAGTGGTACAGGTGGTCAAACGGAAATTACAACATTCACATATTAAATCAATTTTACCTAATGGGGAGTAAAGATCCCAAAAGTAGAATTAATAACAATTTACGCCCTGATGGAGTCAGAGACGGCAAGGAATAAAACGCCGACAATGAAAGCCATGACGACGTAATTACATTCAGTTTCCTCGAGGCCAGCCAAAGGTTTGCTTTCAACCTTTGGACTAACAACAGGTTGCTGTTGTCTGGCAGGAGGTTCGAGTTCCTCCAAAGGACAGTAGCCTATCATTTATACTGTACTTAGAGATTAATTTCAGTCTTCTTCTTTTTGCGTCCTCGCTTAGACTTGCTGGACTCAACATTCACTTCCTTCACTTCACCACCCGTGGATTCTCCTGAAATGGAAACAATGTCGGACACATCATCATCATCTTGTTCGGTGACTGGGACTGGAGTTGTATTCATTGGTGGTGGAGGTGGCATCATGACACCACCCATGAGACTTGAGATGTCAATACCTGGACCCTGCATCTCGTAATGGCCAGTGCCACCCACTGGAGCCGCATCAGCTGGTCCAGATGGCGCACGAGTTGTGTTTTGAACGGCAGACATCATATTTTTGACAAGGTCTGGGTTTTGCTTGAGAACATCATTCATATTGGGGAGAGCACTCTTGAACATACTGTTTGTCAAGTGGAACATCATCGCTGAACCACCCAACATCATAATGAGTTTGACCTCGGGGGCAACATTGACCTTGCTTCTGTACTTGACATACAACTCTTCAAAGACTCCGTCATAGTCATCTACATTCTCCATCACAGACTCGGACCAGCCTTCGAGTTGAATTTCGAAGGGGTTATACCTTTTGTTGAGGAACTCCAAGCCTGTAACACAGGCTACCAACATACGCCGAGAGAAGCGGATAGATTGTTCAACATCAATACTATAGGTAATCCGCTTGACTTCTGTACGGAGGTCTTCAACGCTTGAATACACATTGAGTCTTTTGTTAACAGCAAAACCTTTCTTCTCAAGACGACCCAATTTATTAACAAGATCACTTTTTTCTTCATCTACGGAGCTGTAGCCTTTAGATGGTTGTTCTTGTTGCATACCCATTTCTGGACCATCGTCGGCATCGTCAAAAAACATTGGTTCATCTTCACCGTAGTCAATTTCTTCATCTTGTTGTTGTGGTGATGGAGCTGTTTGCTTGGTTGGATTCACGAAAGCATCCATGGCTTCTTGTTGTTGTTGTGGTGGGGGGCGGTACGCTTGCTGTTGTGGTGGACGACGCACAGGCTGAGGACGCGAAGTTGAAATCTCAATTTCATCCATCAGGGCCTGTTCATCGGCGTCAAGTTTCATCACAGTGGCACTCCCACGATCTAAGACAATTTCTTCAGCCATCTACTCTCTAATAGGAAACTATTCAATAACCTTTAACGCACTTTAGAAAAAATATATATGTACATTATAAATGCTCAACCTTAACCGTGCTAACCGAAATGCCATCATGTCCATTGTTGCCTTGATCGCTCTGATCTTTGTGCTCGGTATGTTGAAAAACACCAGCAAGTACCAACCCAGACCAATTACCATTAAGGCGATCAACGATGAGTCCATCTTTGACTTGGAACACCGTCTTGAATGCGCCCCCGGTCACACCAGTGAGGGGAGCACCTACACAAAGAGTCTCACACCAGGTGGTGTCTGTGGCTCTGAAAAGCTTGTCGCGGAACAAGCGGGCTATGAGATTGAGGACGGAATCGGTGGATCTTTAATCTAAGCTAATACTAAATGGCTTTGGTTACCTCGCCCCAGACTATTCCAGATCTTGACTATGAGTATCACACCATAACCGTTGACACGATTGGACAAGACAGTGCGAACACTTTTACTTGCCACCTTCAGCAACCCCTAAAAAATGTGGTTCAGGCGAGACTCCTTGCGGCTCACATTCATTCAACCGATGCGACCGAACATTGCTATGTCTCAGTTGAAGAATTGGATTCCATTTTCAATGACAGAGCTTCAAATGTTTTGACTGGTCAGGGACACTTGAGTATGCTCCGAAGTTCTTTTGCGAGTCTCATAAGTGAAAGCACTACACACGGTGGAAGTAATTCACTCATCACTTTCAAAGACAACTATCCAATCGCGACACAATATGTCAACCCAATCAGGCGTATTGATCGCCTCGCTGTGACCATCAGAGATCAAGATGGTAATACAATTAAAAATTCCACAGATGCAGGTGAAAACTTCTTAGTTTTTAGATTTGTGTGTAGAAAACCAAACTTGTAATTTTCTCCCTTTAAAGTAGTAATAACATGTCTTCGGGTATTGTTCAACTTGTAGCAATTGGTGCTCAGGATGAGTACATTATGGGCAACCCAGAGATATCGTTTTTTAGTTCAACCTTTAAACGACACTCTAATTTTTCACAATCCGTTGAAAAGCAAACTATACGCGGAGATGTGAAAAATAATTCAATGTCAAGTGTTCAAATTGAGAAATCGGGTGATATGCTCGGATATATCTATTTGACGATCGATGATACAACAGAAGCTAAAGATACCTCGCGATGGGATTTACTCATTGATAAAATTGAGTTGCTCATTGGTGGTTCTGTGATTGATACACAAGATTCAGTGTTTACAGAAAAGATTGCGATTGATACATTTGCACAAAATGTTTCACGAAGTGCTATCGGTACACACCCAGGTGTCCATGCGCGTTCCTATTTTTACCCCCTTCGTTTCTTCTTTTGTGAAGGACCACAGTGTGCACTCCCACTCGTTGCGCTCAACTATCATAATGTGGAGTTACGCATTCACTGGGGTTCCCAAGCAGCAAACTACAATTTTGAAATGTATGCCAACTACTACTATCTTGACAATGAAGAACGCGGCAATATTGCGACGCGTACACACGACCTTCTCATCACCCAGGTGCAGAAAAATATTCCAAGTGGTGAAACTGTTCAAGATCTCATCTTTAACCACCCAGTGAAGTACCTGGCATCTTCAGACACCACAACAGATGGCGCTCTCACATCACCAACAAACAAAGTCAAGTTGAGTATAAATGGTGTTGAACTTGGAAACTACCGATGGGGTAAGCCACACTATATTGATGTGATGAACTATTATCACACAAACTTTGTGACTTCTCCAGACTTTTTCCTTTATTGTTTTTGTCTCATGACAAGTTCTCTCCAACCAACGGGGACCCTCAATTTCAGTCGCATTGAGTCAGCCAAGATTATGAGTGAGGGGACAGTCATAAATGACCCAATTTATGCCGTCAACTATAACATACTTCGCATACAAAATGGGATGGCTGGTCTTCTTTACGCAAATTAATTTGCCTCCCTATATTAAATGGTTAAGAACTTACCTTCGGTGGAAAGATCTACCAAGATTAGGTTTGGTAAACACGTACCTGACTCCAATGATCAGGAGGAAAATACCATTGTCTTCAATGCGAGTAACGTGACAGTTCCAACCCCATACAGTAATGCGGTGTATTTGTCACCTATCAGGAACCGGTCCGATTTTTCAGCCCCCGAAGTTGTACTTTTGATGTATGATCGCAACACCAAGGAGATTACAGAATCTGGAGAATCCGCGAATGCCCTTGTCGGTGGCGTGACGTTCACCCTTGCGGTAGATCGTGCAAATGTCACATCAAATACCATTCAATTTACAGGTGGGGGTCACGATGACAATAATGTTGCCTTTGTCACGGATTCAAATGTCGGTATTTCAAATCTTTTGCCACAACACACTGTGAGCGTTGGTTCAAACCTTTACATTGATGAGTTTGGTTCAAATGTTCTTGTCGTTTCTGGAAATGTCGCGGTTTTGCGCGATATGGTGATTGACGGTAATCTTAGGGTCAATGGTGATACAACTGTAATCTACGCAGAGAATACAGCAATTAAAGATGCTTTTATTGAACTTGGTCAAAATAACACTTCCGAAGATACAACCCTTGATTTGGGTGTACTTATGCATAGACCCGATGCGTTGTCAAATGTGGTTATTGGGTACCGTGAAGGGTCGGATGAATTCGCAATCGGTTATACGGATGCCAAACCAACCGATAAGATATTTACACCAAAAACAGATGAAGATATTAATGTACATGTCTATGGTCTTACTCATGTGGATGCTAACATTTATGCACACGAAGATCTTGTTGTTGACGGGAATGTATATGTGTCCCAAAATGTCTCCGTGACCGAAGAATTGACGGTCAGCGGTAATGTCTACGCCGATAAGGATCTTGAAGTTGTTGGGAACACTTATGTAGATGGAAATGTTGTGGCCTCGCAAGATTTCACTTTATCCGGTAACGCCTATGTCTCTGGGAATATAGTTGCCTCACAGGATCTCACTTTATCCGGCAACACCTATATCTCTGGGAATATAGTCGCCTCACAGGATCTTACCCTATCTGGCAACGCATATGTTTCGGGGAACGTGGTTGCCTCACAAGATCTCCTTGTTACAGGAAATGTATATGTCTCTACAAATGTAGATGTGACCCAAGAATTGACGGTCTCTGGGAATGTCTACGCCGATAAGGATTTGGAGGTGGTGGGTAATGTCTTCGTGGATGGAAATGTAGTGGCGTACCAAGACGTCCTTGTCACTGGGAATGTTTATGTCTCCACAAATGTCTCGGTTACTAAGGAACTTACTGTTACAGGTAATGTCTATGCTGACAAGGATTTGGAAGTTGTGGGCAATACATATGTCTCGGGAAATGTTGAAGTAACAAAGGATCTCATTGTCACTGGAAACACCCACCTTGAGGGTCCAAATGTCTTTATAACCCACACAATGGACTTTTTGGATCCCACAACTGCCATCGTAACCGATCAAGTGTCAAACGTTCAGATTCGTTTGGGACAGTTAGAGAATGTGGCTAATACCGTGTCTAATCCTCTTGAGGATCATGTCATTGTTTATGATGGAACCGAATGGGTAAATGACTACCCTATGCATACATATATCAAAATTCGTAACGATGAAGACTCGGCGACGATAGAAAAGGGTGATGCCGTATATGTTAAAGGAACCCATAATTCAAATATCTTAAATGTCGGTCTCGCCCATTCAGATAGTACCGATACCATGCCATGCATTGGTTTATCAAATCAACAACTCACAACTGGTCAACAAGGTACAGCTGTAGCATACGGTAAGGCCCTTAGTGTCGTCACGACTGGATTTATAGCGGGTGAAACTGTATACGTCAGTAACACCGTACCTGGAGGGTTATCAAATGTAAAACCCTTTAATAATGATCTTATTCAGAATGTTGGAGTTGTCACAAAAGTTCATGGTAGTAATGGTGGTGTGTTTGTGACAGGTATTGGTCGTGCCAACGATATTCCAAATGCATCCTTAATCACAGACTACAATGACATGAATTATGTCTATGTCAACAATATTAACAATGATTTGAAAAAGATTGCTTCCGAGAACTTGAACATACCACTCACAACAGCTGTGAGCAGTTCAAGCAACTCCGCGGCAAATGCGGTGACCCTCCGAGGTGTAAGTATTACTTCTGGTGATGGTTTCCATGGTGACCTCGTGGTTGCGGGAAATGTGACCGTTGATACGAACACTCTGAAGGTTGATGCCGAAGCTAACCGCGTTGGTATATTGACAGTGTCACCCGGATACCCCCTTGATGTGAGGGGTGCCGCAAATGTCGGTACTTTCAGAACTACAACGGGTACAGTGACGGATGGAACACATTCTACTTCAAAGGATACAGGTGTCCTTGTTTTGACCCAAGGTGGTCTCGGGGTTGAAGCAAACATTCACTCTACAAATGTTTTCGCAACTTCCCACATTGCTGTGGGTACTTCGGCGACTTCAAATACATTTGATGTTCGGGGTACAGCCAATGTTGGGGCACTTGTCACCACATCTACACACATTTCAGATTCAACTGCGGTGACTTCAAAGACAACGGGGGCCCTCCAAGTCACGGGTGGTGTTGGTATTCAGGGAGATCTTTACGCAGCTGACACAACCCTGGATAGCGTTAAAGCACTAAACTTGGCAACGGGTACGCTACCCTTCACGGATTCAACTAAAAAACTTGTTGATTCTGTCATTACTCAAAATGATGATGGTTCAATTATAATTTCAGCGAATGTGGAAATTGCCGGTAATGTTTCTGTAGTGGGTAATACATTTGCACTTACATCAAATGACGTGGTTATAACTGATCGTATCTTTGATATAGCAAATAATAATACATCCACTTCGTTGGATATTGGTATTCTCATGGAACATCCCGGTAAGAATATATTTATTGGTCATCATACTAATCCTCAAGACAACTTTACTATAGGTTATACATCTAATGGATGTACGGAAGATCATGTAGAATGGAATGGAACGGATCATATTACAGCGAATGTGTGGGGATACCTTATCACACAAAATACGGTCACTATTGAACACAACGATCTTTACGTAAAGAATGGTCTCATTGGCGTGACTACGGAATCTCCCGTGGCAAACATCCATGTCGTGGGTAACGCATTTGTGACATCAAATATTACAACAAGTTCAAATGTTTTGATTACTGGCGACGCAGCAGCCACTTCAAAGACGACGGGGGCCCTCCAAGTTGCGGGTGGTGTTGGTGTAGCTGGAGACATTCATGCTACACATGCCAATCTAGAAGATGTGGAAGCTGATAGTGTCAATATTACCGATACAACGGCTTCCACTTCAAAGACGACGGGGGCCCTCCAAGTTGCGGGTGGTGTTGGTGTACAAGGGGACATTTACGGTGTTACAGTGTACACCGATGACTATCTTACCCACATTGATGATACCAATACAAAAATAGGCTTCCCTGCGAATGATACATTCACTATAACTACTAATAACGGTGAGCGTATTCGCGTTAATTCAAGTGGAAGTGTTGGTATAGGTACGGCATCCCCAATAGCTGGATCTAATCTTCATGTATTTGGACAAACAACTACAATTTCATCAGATACAACTGGTTCTTCAGCCGGTCCAGAAGTAACCCTTTATCGCGATCAAACGGGTTCAAATGGAAACTATTTAGGACAAATTAGATATGAGGGTCAGAATGACAATAGCGGTGATAAATTGTATGGCAAGATTACAGGTAAGATTAAAAGTGCTACACAGGGGTCGGAAGATGGTGTCATTGAAACAGCTCTTATTACAGGGGGTTCGCAAAGAATCAGTGTGCGTCACAGTGGTGATCTCTTCCAGATTAAAAATGGTACAGACTTTGAAGTCGGTGAAGTCGCCAATTTATACGTAGATACAGCGACAAATAGTGTCGGTATAAATACAGATTCACCCGCTTACAATTTGGATGTCCGAGGTACATCTAATGTCGGTGTTTTTACAACGCCTGATGCAAGCGTCACAGACGCAACTACATCTTCCTCAAAGACCACGGGTGCCCTAAAGGTTGCTGGTGGTGTGGGTATTGTGGGCCCTCTCTTTGGTGCTAATGCAAATCTTGAAGATGTGGAGGCTGATAGTGTTAATGTGACAGATACAACCGCAGCCACTAATAAGACAACGGGTGCTCTCAAAGTTGCAGGTGGTGTCGGTGTTTCGGGTGCTCTCTATGGTGCTAATGCAAATCTTGAAGATGTGGAGGCTGATAGTGTTAATGTGACAGATACAACCGCAGCCACTAATAAGACAACGGGTGCTCTCAAAGTTGCAGGTGGTGTGGGTGTTTCTGGAGCACTCCACGCCGCAGCGGCTACTTTTGACGACTTAACTGTAGATGGCACTACACTCACTGTAGATACGGGGAATAACCGTGTTGGTATCGGTATGAATAACCCAGGATATGCTTTGGATGTTACGGGTGATTTCAATGTTTCGGGTAATATTCGTATAGGTGGAGTTCCATTTTCCAGTAGTCAATGGACAACAACTGGTAGTGATATTTATTACACAACTGGTAATGTCGGTATTGGAGAAGCGAGTCCATCCGCCCCATTACATGTCGCGGGTGGTACAATCATAAACTCAGACGGTGTAGCCAAGAAAACTTATTCATACACAGGAGATTTGGGTGCTGGTCAGACAGTTGCTAACTCAACAATTAAGATTACGTTCAGCAACCATGTATTCTATGCAAAGATTGTCGCACATCTCGTTGAATCTGATGACGAAGTGAGCACACTCTCTTTAGAATGTGGTGGTGGTAACTGGTCGGCTGGAACTCCCCTCGCAATCGCAAAGGGTCCACAGGCTATATTTGGTAGCACGAGTACAAACCCATGGAGTTCTACGGTGACAACATCGGCAACAACGGTAAGCATCAAACCAACAACAAATATGGCTGTCGCCGGGCACTACAATGTTTTTATTGAATACATTTCCCAACATAGCTCTGGGGTTGTATCAAAAATCACAGAAGGTGCAACGGATGTTGTTACATTTGGATACTAAAAATACCTAATTTATATTTCGTGGATGCTTCCCATTTCTTATAAATTACATCATACCAGGGCGTTTCCGCGCTTCACATGCCTCAGAAAAAATTATAGTGTTACTGTAATAGATGGCGACGACCAACATACAAAGTTTTGCTGGTGACGTTGAAGTTTCTGGTGAGTTGACTGTGACGGGTCAGTTGAATTCCACAACTGGCTCCGATAAGGTTAAACTTACGGCGACAACTGCCGATGAAACAGATTACATTCCATTATCAAAGGGTACAACTGGTGCTCAGGCGCTCTACACGGATTCAAACCTGACGTACAATCCAGCCAACAACGTAATTGGTGCTAACGTCTCGGGTAATGCGGCATTTGCCACCAATGCGACCCACGCGAACGCTGCGAATAAAGTTGCATTTACTGATCGGGACAGTAGTAACGACACAGACTACATTGCTTTCGTGGACAGTCACGCCGCGGGGGACAAGGCACTCTTCACAGATCAAAACCTGACATATAACTCTTCTACAAATCAGATTGGTGCTAACATCTCAGGTAATGCGGCATTTGCCACCAGCGCGACCCACGCGAACGCTGCGAATAAAGTTGCATTTACTAGTCGGGACAGTAGTAACAACACAGACTACATTGCTTTCGTGGATGGTCACGACGATGGAGACAAGGCACTCTTCACAGACTCTAGTCTGACATATAATTCGTCAACGAACTACTTAAACGCAAATGTACCATATGCGAACAACGCAGGCACCCTCGACGGATCTTCAAAATCCTCCGACTCTAATGCAAACTCAATTGTTCAGAGGAATGGCTCCAATGATATCAATACACGACTTTTCAGATCAAGTTACGGGAATCAAAACACCATCAGTGGTGCGATGGCGTTCAGAGTCAATAGTGGCAACGACAACTACATACGTTTCTGTAGTAATACAGGGTCGATCAGAACTTTTCTCAACGTCCCAACGAGAACTGGGGGTAATGCATCGGGAACCTGGGGCATCAATGTTAATGGGAACGCAGCTTATGCGAACAGAGCGGGTCATGTCGTCGGTGGTATATGTAAGTATTATATTAAATATGTAACCACACAACGATATTATCCCAGCTCCACAAACATTCACCTATACGATATGGATTTTAATTATGCAGCGGAGCGTTCTAATTCTACTCTAGTTATACAGTATTCTTTTTTTTATGAATGCCATCAGGATAGGGCTTTTGTGACGTATGTGAATAATTCTTATTATCCATACAACATGTCAAACACTAAATACGGTGTCGCCATTTCTACTTATGATCACGATGAAAATGATACACCACAAACAACCACGTTTATTGTTCATTACGCCCCCGGCACCACATCTAACAGAACATATAAAATTTATAGCAGATCGATCAGAAACGCGAGTCAACGTTTTGCACTTAATAGAGCCTTCAACGCAGGTGGCCAATATTCCGAATATGGTATATCGTACGCACTTTTGCAAGAGTTTGCGGCTTAATTTTTCTCCAATAATATAAATGGACCCCACACAAGCAGTCGATTATACCCCACCCGAAGGAATAGATTTCGTCCCAGCACTTGTGAAATATTACCCACATGGACTTTATGATGTGAAAGACAGAGGTTATGATAATATAACATGGACACATCCAACCGAAACAAAACCTTCAGAAGAAGAACTATTAAAGTTGGTGGAACAACTTGAAAACGAGAGACCAATGAAGGTATTACGGGACGAGAGAGATAAACTCATGAAAAAATACGACTGGATCGGTGTTAAGTCCACAACGACGGGTGAACCGGTTCCTGATGACTGGAAAGTCTACTTACAAGCTCTTCGCGACCTTCCGCAAACTTCCACTCCCACACTCGACGAATTTGGAAATCTCATGAACGTCGTATGGCCAACTCCTCCACAATAACCATTTTATACACAAGTGAACTTAAAAAAAACTCTCACTATAATATAAAATGTCTGGTGGTATCGCCCAACTTGTTGCTGTCGGTGCTCAGGATGCGCACCTCGTCGGTCAGCCCGAAATCAGCTTTTTCAGAAGTACCTACAAGCGCCACACAAACTTCTCCCAAACTGTGGAACGCCAAGTGATCCAGGGGAATGTCTCCAACAACGGTATGTCCACTATTCGCTTTGAACGCAAGGGGGATCTCCTCAGCTACGTGTACCTTGTCCCAAATGACGGCTCTGCCACCCAAGGGTACAGCGCTGCTCAATGGCGCACCAAGATTGCCAAGGTTGAACTCCTCATCGGTGGTCAAGTCGTTGATGACCAGGATTCCACCTACTCCACCCTCATCGCTCCAGTGCTCTCAGCCACAAACTCTTCCAAGTCCGTCTCAGGTGACCTCTTCGGTGGTGCCAACGATTCCCGTTTCTACCCACTCCGCTTTGCTTTCTGCGAAAACCTCCAAACGGCCCTTCCCCTCGTTGCTCTCCAGTACCACGATGTGGAACTCCGCATCACTTGGGGCTCCGCGGCTGCCACCGATAAGTGGGATGTCTATGCCAACTATGTGTACTTGGATACCCAAGAGCGTGAGCACTTTGCCTCCACTCCACAAAACATGATCATCACCCAAGTCCAAAAGGCGACCGCCTCCCTCACCAAGATCCAAGAGCTCAACTTCAACCATCCAGTGAAGTACCTCGCGGCTGGTAAGGCGACTGCCCTTGAAATCCTCAATGATGACAACAAGCTCAAGCTTCAAATCAACGGGACTGATGTGGCCGACTTCAAGTTTGCGGATCCAAACTTCTCCCATGTCCCACTCTACTTTAACACAACCAATTCCGCCAAGCCAGCGACTGTCAAGACCCTCTTCTTGTATCCATTCTGCTTGGAAACTGGTAAGCTCCAACCCACAGGTACCCTCAACTTCTCTCGTCTTGATTCAGCTCGCATCGTCAACGACACCCGAGATTGTGATGACGACATCTACGCTGTGAACTACAACATCCTCCGTGTTGAGAACGGTATGGGTGGCCTTTTATATTCTAACTAATTAATAAACACCATGTGGAACTTAGTTTTCCTCCTCGCCATCGTTTTTGTATTGACGTACGATCCCAAATCCAGGACACTTGAAAAGTTTGTGGGCCAACCTACACCACCAACTCAAAAGTCTTGTGAACCTACGCATTACGAAGCCGTGCAATTTGCCCAAAGTCCCTATGAATGCCCTCCCTCAGGCAGAACACATATGGGTGCTCTTACTTAAAAAGAAGGCACACAAATAATACATAATGATTCCAATGGACCGTGAAACCCTTATGATGATCGCCACAATTGTGGCGATTGCTGGTGTTGTCTTCCTATTTAAGGAGATGAACAAGGCTAAACAAGATGTTGAAAATCTTAAGAATTTCTCAGCCCATCTCGTGCACCGTCTCAGTGCACCCGAAGGGAAACCCGTACCCCAAACCGAACCTGAAATTGAAAAGGAAGACGCCGAAGAAAAAGAGGAGGAATAAACATATCCGTTTATTATAACTTGCGAATGCGCAATGAAAAAATACAAAGCTATAGCGATACCGGTCAGTTTTGCTGACGAAAAGCCTAAATTCCTCACAGTGAGGGATCGGCGCTTTAAGGATTGGATTTTTGTCACAGGGGGGTGTAGACGACGGGAGATTTTCAATCCCCTTCGTTGTGCCCTCCGTGAACTTGAGGAAGAGACTCGTGGTGTGGTTGCCCTCAAAAATGGTGAGTATACAGAATTTAAATTTACAGTCAAAGAGAGTCCAACGGTGGATTTGGAATATAATGTTTTCATCTTTTTTGTAGACTATACCAAACCCCAACAACAAACACTCGTAAGAAAGTTCTACGAGGAGAAACAAAAAACGAATCTCAAAAAAATTAACAAACAACCAATAAAGAAAACTTTTGATGAAAATGACTACATGAGTTTTGATACCCTCGAGGAGTTCAATACCCGAAAGAGGTGGAAACTCATTGTAGACAATGTCCTCAGAAATCCAGAGTTTTATTCGTGTGTAAGTTCTCTCAATAGAAAAACATTCTCTATAAAGTAGAATGAAGTCAAAGTCTTACATTTTAATGCAGATTGGAGAACTCCTCAAAACAAATAGAGGCCTCTGTCCAGAAGAGGTGGAAGAGTGGATAAAGGAAAATGAAGATAAGAAAGTCTACGAACTCCTCGTCATCAAGAAGGATCTCGCAGAATCACCTAAAGAGTATGCCGATGTTTCTGTGATGAGGTGGTTTAGAGGTTAGACGCGATACAAAGGTATGTTTAAACGGTGGTGTACACAACAAAAATTTAACAATGCAACCAATCTATCACATGTGCTCATGGACGGTGGTGTCCTTTCCGTGCCATTTGATAAATTGAACGAGTTCCACGAAAAGTACATAGAGGCTGTGAAGTCTGGTGAGAAACTGTTTGTCGTTGAACAGAAGAGTCCCAGGTACAACTTTTTCGTGGACATTGATTACAAAGATACCAGGTCCCTCACAATTGAAGAGATTCAGGATATTTGTAAGATCATATGTGACAAAGTAAAGCGCCATGGTGGTAAGGATTGTCTAATCTCTGTATCACCTCCCAAAACAGTTGGGCAGTATACAAAGACTGGCGTCCACCTCAACTGGCCAGAGTTTGTTGTAGATCAACCATCGGCTATTGCTCTCAGGGAGCACATTCTCGTGGCACTCTCAAGAGCTAAAGGTGCTACGGATTGGAATGAAATTATAGACGCCGCCGTGTACGGTGATGTTCGTAGGAAATCCAAGGGGAGTGGTTTTCGCATGCCATGGTCCCACAAGATGGCAAAACACATGCCATGCGGTGGCCAGGGGTGTGAGGAGTGTGAAGGAAAGGGAAAAGTTGTACAAGTTGCCTACCTCCCTCTATTCATCTATAATCATGGACCCCTCAGCAAATTGACAAAAATTGATCCACAACCAAATTTGGATATTCTGAAAATGTCCTCCATTCGGACGGAACAACCGCAACACATTACAGTGGAGCCACCCTCTTCTGTCATAAAGGAGGGGTCATTCACCGATGCTCAAACAAAAGATGAAATTGAGAATGATGAGCTCAAGGGTCTCATTGAGGATTTCATTCAGAGGAATATGGAAGGTCAGTCTACTTCTGTGGTGACAAAACTTTTCAAACACAAGGAGACCTATCTCGTTTCAACCAACTCCAAGTATTGTGAGAACCTCAAGAGGGCTCATAGCTCCAATCATATATGGTTTCATGTCAGTGGTTCGTGTATAGCACAAAAGTGTTTCTGTAGGTGTGAAACGATAAGGGGGCGACGCGATGGTTTTTGTAAAGATTTCTATGGTCGCAAACATACCCTCACACCCAAGATTGTTGAAAAGTTGTATCCCAAAAAGGAGGATCTCAAAAAGTGTCCAGAAATCAAAAAGTTTGAGGAGAAGCCCCAAATCAAACAAAGTGATGTGAAAGGGCCCCTTGAATCTTTCATGCGCAGATGTATGAAATGTCCAGATGACACTCGCGTTGTAAGCATCACACAACAGAGGGGTGGTTTCACCGCCCTCACAACTTCAACATATTGTGAAACAATTGGGGGCGATCACCAAGATTGTACAATGTCCTATGTCATTAAGGGTAGTAAAATAACACAAAAGTGTCCCGTGTGTACAAAGAGTAGATCCAGAACACACGAACTTAGTGGGAGTGTTAAGGAAGCACTCAAACCACCCCCAAAAAAATAAAACACAACAGTAGAAGAATGGCTCTCATTCTCGTTGGTGTCACCGTATTTCTTGCGGCAAAACTCATCAACGATATTGAAATACCACAACCCATCCCCCAAATAGATGAATTTCATATGTATTCGGGGATTCACCCACAACTCTATAAAGATTATCTAAAATACAAGAGTGAGGGTCGTCATATAGATGCCCAAAACGCCCTTGAAGAGCTCGCACTGTACGCCGATTTTGATTTTAGGGAAGAAATACAAGAAAAGATACTTAAAAGGCAAGAGTCTTTATTTATTTAAATGGTTCAGACCAGGACACGATCAGGGCGACAAATAAAGAAGCCAGAAATCTATCAACCAGAAGAAACTATTCTTGAAGACGATTACGCCCCCGAAGATCACGATTCCGATTTGGGATCTGATATTGACACTGAAGATGAATATTATTCGGACGATGAGAGTGATGATGACGATGATGAAGGTAGTTTGAAGGATTTTTTGGTAGACGACGATGAAGAAGAAAGTGAGGAAGAAGGTGCTTAAAAAAAACAGAATCTATATTAGAAAATGGAAACTGATATAGGAAATCCAATTGATTACAATCCAGTAGAGGATCCATTTAAAGAAAAGGAAGAGAAGCATGAAGATAGTACACCTATAAACGAAGAGGAATACTATTTTCAACCTTCTGAAATGATGTATCCACCACAACAACAACAATTTCACGCATACCCAACAGACAGAAATGATTTTTTCTCAAATGTTGATAAGTCGGTATGGATCATAGCATTTGCTGTGTTTTTACTTGGCTTTTTCATGGGGAAAACCATGCAACCAGTGATCCTCAGGTACGCTTGAGTATCCGGTAAAGTTGCCTGTGTCTCCATAAATTGGAATGATCTTTCCTGTGATATCACGATTCATAACTTGAGTTGGATACATAGGTATGATGAACGCGTCGCGTGTATCCTCAATGAATCCGTGTGCTGTATCCACCTTAACTCTCCTACTTTTGTTTTTTGAAGTCACAATGTTACTTGGTTCAAAAAACAAAATAAAGAACGCACTAGTCAAAATAATGGTCAAAATTATTTTCCACATTTTGTTCTAAAATTAACGAATATTTAATTTAGGCTGAAGAGACTTCTGGTTCACCCTCATCCTTAGTTTCTTCAATCTTGGCTTCGGTAGAGGCTTCGGCGTCTCGCGCTTCACGCCACTTGCGTCGCTCTTCAATCTCCGCCGCAACAATGGCATCAGCTTCCTTCACGAGGTCTTCCATCTGAGCATCTGACTTTTCCTTCTTCAGCTTCTCAATAACATCAGCTGGGTGGCTCACTGGTGGCTCATCTGGTCTGGTGTAAAACATAGAGTTCTCGTCACCTGGCTTGACATATGACTTAGCTTCCATCATATCACGCTTACGCTCGTTGAACATACGCGCAGCTTCAGATTGATTTTCCTTGTAACCGCTCATGATCTCTTCCAACTTTTCGTTTTGATAGTGAACATCTTCAATCTTGAGGGGATCTGGTGGAATGAGGAGCCACTTGTACATGTCAACAACATAGATGTCAAAGGTGCTATCTTCCTTTTGGAGACGCTTCGCATGCGCCGCAGCCTCGTCGCGGGAGGCAAAGGTGCCACGAATCTTGATACCAAACTTATCATTCTTCTGTGGAGCCTCTGGTCCGACAACAGAGAGGCACGCATACAATTGACCTGGGACGGTAGTGTAATCTTGCTCAAGAGACATGTTTATATCTTACACAATACTTAAAACTTTAAGCTACTTGTATTGTAAATGAGGACATTTTGGGATAAACAACCTGTGCCTCAAGAAGGTGCTGTATATGAAAGTGGCAAGGAAATTGAAAAGGAGAAGAATATTGTAAATGAACCAATCAAACTTCCTGATGGTTTTTCATGGGATAAACCCAAACTTGAAGAAGCACACAAACTTCTGAATGCTCATTATGTCTGTGATGAAACTTTTAGATTGACATACTCCCTTGAAACCCTCAAATGGGCAGCTGAGATGCGTGGATACGAAAATAGAGGTATCCGCCACAATGATACGGGTGAACTCATTGGATACATTTCAAGTGTTCCAACAAAAGTGAGAGTGTGTGAGGATGTTCTCAATATGGTTCAAATCAATTTTCTTTGTGTTCATCCCAACTATCGCGACAGGGGTTTTGCACCAGTGCTCATCAGCGAAATCAAAAGAATCGCTAATACAAAAGGTGTGTGGCAGGCAGTATACACAGCCGTGACAAAGATACCTGGTTCTATAGCAAAGAGTTCCTATTGGCATCGTTTCCTCAATGTCAAGAGGCTCGTCAAGACTGGCTTCTACCAAACAGATCGGTTGAGAGAGAAGTATTTTGAAGTTCGTGGAAACTCCCAATTTAGGAAAATGACACACGAGGATGTACCAAAAGTCACCCGAATACTTGAAAAATACTTCAGTGACTTCAAAATGGCACCCCAAATTGACAGAGAGTGGGTTAAACATTGGATACTTCCAATTCATTCATATGTGAATGACGAGACAGACGATTTCATTTCGTTTTATGAAGTGCCATATGATCGCGTAGATGGACGAGACACAGTCAAACAAGTCTATGCGTTCTACATGGTTGGTAATGTGTACAACGACGCCTTTGTACTCGCGAGGAATCAAGGTTATGATGTGTTCAATACCCTTGATATTGGTCATAGGGGAGAAGACCTGGAAAAATTAAAGTTCCTCAAAGGTACCGGTCATGTATATTATTACCTATTCAATTGGCTTCCATCTTCTTTGGTTGGTTCCGAAGATATACAACTTAAATTACCTTGAGGGTTGAGTCGTTCGTTGATAAGTTTTACATATTCTTCGTTGAGTTCAACCCCAATGAAAGGAAGACCCAAGTCTCTTGCTGCGACACATTCACTCCCAGATCCCGCGAATGGTACAAAAACAAAACCATTCTCTGGATCCTGTTTACACGATCTTAAAAGTTTATCACAGAGAGCTAACGGTTTTTGTGTTGGATGATTCACTCTTTCATTTTTACCAGCACCCCCGGCAAGAGCTGGATTTTTAATGACATCTCGCGGAAGGGCTCCACCTGGGTGAGCTGTATATGTTGTACTCTTTTCTCCATTTGAAAATCGCCCCTTTGTTGCCTTTCTCTGTTTACCGGCGGCACCCTTCACAAATCCATCCGTGTATGGTTCCCTAACATCATCTCGGTGAAAGATTTTGTCATCTTTCCATAAAACAATTATACTTTCATGTGATCTCTGCCAGAAGTTGAGAGAAGGTACATTTTTATTTGTATAATGCCAAACTAGCCAACGTCTGTTTATGTTATGTGGAATTCTCGCTAATATGAGTGCCAGTATTTCACTAAACCCGTAAATGAACATTGTACCATCTCGCCTCAATATGCGTAGACACCCCTCAATCCATTCATCACACCACTTAAGATATTCATCCATGGGTTGTTTATCGCTTCTGTTTCCAAAGTCCTTTCCTATATTATAGGGTGGATCGGCGATAACAATTTGGGCACTTTCGTCATTTAAGGTCCTAAGTGTATCTAAAACATCACCGTGAATCACTGTCATATTTCACAAGCGAATTAAAGTTTTAAGTCTTTTGGAATATATGTCGTGCATCAAAATTCACCTTGATTTTACACCGGATGAAGATATTCAAGTGTCTCTAAAACTCGTATCAACTCTGGATGACTTTTTTTCAAATATAAAAGAATTGAGAAGTTCCATAGAAAAAAATATAAAAGTTTTCCATAGTTTACTTTCTCAACCCATTACTGGAACTATATGGGAAGAACTTCTCGCCAAATCATTTACCGAAATAGGATACGAAACAACTTGGAAGCCTGATAATTCTCATAAAGTTGGTGAAGACATGAGAATTATTTCACTTGAAAATTCAAGAATATCATGCAAATCTGGTGTCATTACATATAACAGAACACATAAATTGGGGGAGTGTGTACAGTTTAGTTCTTCAAGAACTACAAGTTTTAAAACTCTGGAAGAAAAGTTGGATCATTTGAGTAAAAGACATTATGATTATCATTTCATGTTATCAAAAAGTGATAAATTTGATGGTACATATAAGCTACTTATAATTAAGGCTGATAAATGTAATGTTAGAGATCTTGAATGGGAATCAAATAAAAACGGGAAGCCTGATGACTATGTAACTAAAGTTGGTGGACCATTCAAGGCTACTATAACTGGATCTATGAGTGGACAATTATGGGTAACCTTACCCCTCACACGTGTAGAGTATATTTTTGACATTGAAGTTCCTAAGTAAAAGAAATGGGAACAAATATTCATAAGATGGAAGAGATCCGCCGAAACCACAATAATGCCAAGAGGGAACTCATACAATGTGTGACGAGGGAGGGGCATCAGATCCTTGATGTGGGGTGTGGCTTTGGCGGTGATCTTCAGAAATGGCATAAGTGTGGAGCAAATATGAGTATGTGTGATCCAGAGCCGTCAGCCCTTGTAGAGGCCAGAAGCCGTGCTAAGAATATGCATATGAGGGTAAACTTCTATGAGGGTGACATCCACAATTGTCCAAATAGAAAGTTTGATATTGTGTGTTACAACTTTTCACTTCACTACATTTTTGAAAGTCACGGAAAATTTTTTAGTTCTCTGAGGGAGATTAAGAAGAGAATGAAACCCGGTGGAAGACTCATAGGTATTATACCAGATTCAGAGAAGATCATATTTAGGACACCTCTTAAGGATCATATGGGTAACTTTTTCCTTACAAAGAATCACGGGAATGGTGGCTACGGTGAAAAATTGTTTGTAAACCTGGTGGATACCCCCTTCTACGCCGATGGACCCAGGTCGGAGCCTATAGCCTACCGTGACCTTCTCGTGACACATTTAGAAGAAATGGGTTTTAAATTAGAATTGTGGGAGGGTCTCACAGGAAATCCAATTTCAGAACTGTATAGCAAATTTATCTTTGTATATAAGAGATGATCGCATTCATTGTATTGATCCTCATAAACATTTGGATACTCTCCCAAACTCGCGAACCCCAGGAACTCGTGGAAGTCAAGGAGAAATATAGAGTCCTTCGTGAGCACATTTCCTCTACAGGTCACCCAAAGTATCAGATGCTTGTGCGTTGTGTACCACTCACCGGGTTCCACTCCATGAGTGAATCTGTTGGTTACAATACAAACAAGGGACAAGAAATTGCCTTGTGCCTTGACGGTAACCCAAATGAAATCTTCCATGTCCTCATCCACGAATTAGCCCATTGTACAGTTGATGAGTACTCACACTCCGAGCAGTTTTGGAATAATTACCTTGAACTTCGTGATATGTGCGTGGAGTTGGGTATCTATGAAAAGATACCCGAGAGAACCAAGTTTTGCGGACAACACATTCAGGATAAATAATCTTCTTCCTTCATATTAAATGAAGACTCCCCTCAGCGTCTTGCTGACAGTCATTGCGTATTATATAACGATATATGGAATTACTGTCATACCTCATATGAGTAATAACTATTTCTTGAACTTGGCGGTGATGACCCTCGTGGTTCCAAATATATTGAGATACATCATTGGCAATGTACCAAGGCTCGCAGTTGACAGACTTTTTATGATTTCAACAACGATGATTGCGTTCTTGATTACATATGTTATGAATATCATGATGAGTGATACAAAGGATGCGGTGAAGGAATATGGAGGTGACAGAAGCAAGACACTTAAGTTGAGTGCCTTGCTCATGACAGCGTTTGCTGGAGGAGCTTTGATTACCTATTATTCGGGTATTGATAACTCAATCTATTCAAATATGGGTTGGGAGTCAAATCAGGGCTTGACAATTTGATCCTTCACAAAGTAAAAGACCACAGCAGCAACCAAACCGGTTGAAGCCAAGCCCACCATGCTTCGGGACCCCTGTTCGTTAAGGAACTTGGGGACTGAAGTGACAAGCTTGTCTTGAACTGGCTTAGACACAGCAAGGGCGGCAGCAGCACCCGCAACGAGAGCGATCAATTGATCGTCGGTGAGGTTGAATGGGTTCTTGCTTTCTGGCTTCGCTTCCTGTTGTGGCATAGCGTAAGCACCCTGGGGTTGTGGAGCAGTCATTTGTGGCATCATGCCTTGCATTCTGGGCTCCTCTGTCATCATTGGTGGTTCCATCATAATGTCATTAATTGGGGTGGAGTCCATCGTCTGTTTATTTTGACTGACATTTTTTTCGGGTTCCGAAAACGCTGGTTGTTCATTATTGACAAATGTTGTAGATCTATTGTCACCAATTGGTACCATTCCATCACCATTATCCGCCAGGTTGAGGGTATTAATATCCGTGGACATTTAGTATAGTCTTATGTTTTTGAGTTAGAGATTTCACACAATTTAAGATTAAGAATGAATGATTTTGTTCAACAACCAATGATAACATACATTGGCAACAAAAGGAAACTTGTCAGTAAGATTGAAGAAGTTGTCAAGAGACTTCAACCTCAAACATGCGCCGATGCCTTTTCTGGATCCGGTGTTGTCTCAAGAATGTTATTGAACCACTCCAAGAAATTGTATGTAAATGATCTTGAACTTTATTGTGAAATCATCTCAAAGTGTTTTTTGATGACCCCCTCCTGGGCTAACGCCGATGATATTGTTCATCACATTAATGAAATGAATAGGTGTCCAGATAAATTTGGGTTTTTCACAGAGATGTATGCGTCCCAAGAGAGACAGTTTTATACTCCTGAAAATGGAAGAAGAATTGATGGTATGTTGGATTACATTGAGAGGTGTGTCCCTGAGCAACTCAAACCATACTGCCTTGGACCACTCCTGGTAAAAGCAAGCATTCACACAAATACTTCTGGAGTGTTCAAGGGGTTTCATAGGGGTGGTTGGGGTGGTAAAGGTGGGCACGCACTGGACAGAATTACCAGGAGAATTGAAGTTGAGTGTCCAGCGTGGTTAGAGCCGACAAGGGATGTTGAGGTACGGCGCCAAGATGCCTGTGATTTTCTGAGGGAACTCCCAAAAGTAGACCTCATCTACCTGGATCCACCCTATAATCAACACCCATATGGATCAAATTACTTCATGCTTAACCTCATATGTACCAATGAGAGACCTCATACAGTTTCAAAAGTATCAGGTATCCCTGGGGATTGGAACAAAAGTCAGTACAATAGTAGAGGTAAAATTAGAGAAGCTATAGAACTTACCTTGAAGTTAGCTACCGAGAAAGCGAAACATACCTTGGTGTCCTACAATAATGAGGGTTTCATCAAACCTGAAGAGTGGGAAGAGATCTTGAGACCCTATAGATACGAAAAAATTGAAATTGACTACTCATCCTACAAGGGGGGTCGTAACCTAAAGAATAGACCAAAGAAGGTTACCGAGTTCCTCTTTATCATTTCGCTTTTGTAATCTTAAGGTGTGTCTTCTTGGTGGCTTTCTTGGCATCCTCCTCACTTTGATCCAAGTATTTGGGATTGTACATCTTTTTATGGAGTTTCCAGAGGTTGGGACTTCCAACCCTAAACCCCTTTCTAACTGTGGCTTTGTACCAGAATACACAGTCGGTGATCTTATTAGATTTTACAGTATTGTCTAATACGAGGCACTCATAGTTTTCTGTACACGCATCCATCACTTTTGAAAACATGTCAAATGAGGGGAAGATCCCAAAAAATGATTTGTACAATTTCTCTCTATTCTGAATGATATTTTCCCTAAGTATAAATACATAATCTACATTTGCCCTAAGTGCTGGTGGCAGATCCATGACGTACTGCATTGTCAACATGAAGAAGATATTATAGTGCCTACCATTCATGAAACACTGGCGAATACAAGTATCCTTCAGGAACTTACTATCATACATACAATCATCAAGGAGCATGAAAGCACCATTATATGGATTCTTCCCCTTTGTGCCAATTATCTTTCTCTGCCTGGATATAACCCGCTCTATTGCATCTCTGTCGTATTCACCGTAGACAAAGAGGTCTGGAATAAACTCACCGTAAAAGTGATTCCCCTCCTCCGTACCCGATAGTACAATCCCTGCTGGTATATGTTTCTTGTGATACATAATATCCTTTACTAAGGTTGACTTCCCTGTGTTACGCTTTCCGATAAACACACAGACTCTATCATCTGACATAGCCTCGGGTTTGAATTTCCTCAATTGAAGATTCATTCTACAGTAGTGTCTCGTTTTATTTAGCAAAATTTTACTCACATAATGTAGGAATGTCAGGTCGTTTGAGACTTGCCGCCACTGGAGTCCAAGACCAATGGCTCACAGGAGATCCACAGTTTTCATATTTCCTGATGAACTTTAGAAGACACACAAAGTTTGCTATAAATTATATTGAAAGTCAGTTTGATGGAGATTCCACATTTGGTAAAACCGTTACTTGCCGTGTTCCAAATGATAGAGGAGACTTGATTAAAAACTTGAATTTGAAAATAACCCTTGACGACCCCTCTTCTGGGTATGAATGGTGTCCATCTGTTCTGTCACATTTAGTGGAGAGTGCCGAACTTCTTATTGGTGGACAAACTATTGAGAAAATTACAGGTGAGTACATATACATTCACCAACAACTCCATAATACAGATGATGATATAGATCAGACTGTGTACTTTCTGAATAGCCATGGTGAAACACTCGCACACACAGGTGATTATACATACTTTATGGACCTCCCATTTTACTTTTATCGTAATCCAAGTCTGGCTATTCCAACATGTGCCCTCACTAAACAGATTGTTGAGGTTCGGATAAAACTGAGACCCCTCGCAGAACTTGTAAGTGGTGCTAATCCAGAAAATGCTACAGCAAATCTCAAAAAGATTTCACTTGATACAGAGTTTGTGTTTCTCACCGATAACGAGAGAAACTACATGATGTCCAGACCACTTGACTATGTCATCACTCAGGTACAAATGTCAAAGTTTGTGATGAAAGCTGGTGAAAACACAAAGTCGGTGATGCTCAACTTTTCACATCCAGTGAGGGAACTCTTCTTTGTGTCACAGTCTGAAGCAGCTGTTACCGCAAATCATCCAAATAGATATAACACTTTGTCAAATGTAAAACTTCAATTTAATAATGAAGTTGTTTTTGATAGAGGTAGAAAGTTTCTTGTATATGAACAATCCCTCAAACATCACATCAGTCCACCAGAATATGTAGCCGGCACAAATTATAAACAATCAGAGTTTGGAATGTATAGTTTTGCCCTAAAACCAGAAGTGTATTACCCAACTGGACAAGTTAATATGAGCCGTATATTTCATAAACTCCTCACAATTCAGATAGACCCAATCAATGATAGTGACAATAATAATACCAGAGTGTACGCCGTAAATTACAACATACTTCGTGTTGATAGTGGATTAGCTGGTTTAAAATTTTAGAATGCTATAATAGTAATGGCTGGTGTTGTTCAGCTCTTGGCATCTGGTGCTCAAGACAGGTTTTTTACCATAGACCCAGACTATACATACTTTTTGCAAAGTTTCAAGAAACATTCAAACTTTGCAAGAGAATATGTAGACATAGACGCAGAGACGGCTGTTGACTTTGGTAGCAAGGCGAGATTCAAAGTGGCTCAAAATACTGGTGATTTGTTATTGACTCTCAGTGTGAAGATTAAGTTGCCAACCATTTCAACCATACTATACACAGATCCAAGATTTATAGAATCTATTGGTCACGCTCTCATTGAATATGCTGATCTCATTGTGGGTGGAAAAGTCATTCAGAGACTCACAAGTGACTATCTTCAGATACATTCGGAGCACTTTGTTACACAAACAAAACAGAGGGCTCTCAAACAACTCATAGGAAAGTATCCAGAACGAACAATTGATACAAGGGTTTCAGACAAGGATATTTTGGGTAACATTGGAACTGCAGACACCGAGGATGAATTCTTTGTGGACCTCCCATTTTACTTTTACAATAATCCAGAATTAGCAGTGCCTCTCTGTGCCATTAAGAAACAGGAAGTTGAAGTTGAAATTAAAATAAGAAATCATGATCATCTGATTATAAAGGGTACAACTGGAGAACTTCAAGCAGTAACACCTGGTAGTATTCATCTCAAAGACTTTTCATTGTGTGCAGAAGTTGCTTTTATTGATCCTTGTGAGAGAATCAAAATTGAGAATGAAAAGATGAGAGATTATATCATCACACAAGTTCAACAAAATGTATTTGATGTTGCACAAGGTGTACAAGATGCTGGATTCAAATTGGATTTTTACAATCCAGTGAGGGAGCTCTACTTTGTGATTCAAAGACAGGGGGATACAGGAACTGGTGAGGGTCAATTTATAACCCCATTTGATTACGATAATACGCTCGCAGACACAGGTGGTAAGTATATTCTTTATGAAAATCTTGATTATCTTACACTCGATCTTGATGGCCAACCCATAATTACACAGGAAACTGGGAATGTTATATTCCTTAAGGCTGTCCAGGCAGCCATTCATCACTCCAAGACACAACTTATTAGACGATTCTACTCGTATAGTTTTGCACTTGAACCGGAAAAGTGGTATCCAACGGGTCAGATCAACTTTAGTCTTGTGAAAGAGCAAATACTCAACCTAAGTCTGACCCCATGTGCCGATTATGCAAGACAAGTTAGAGTCTACGCTGTGAGTCACAATATCCTTCGCGTAAGTGAGGGAACTGCCCGAACTCTTTTTGATTTGAAATACTAAGAAAGATGATGAAAACCGGTTTTGGTGAATCTTCTGGGGCTTACGAGGAGTCCCAACAACAAGCCCTCATGGGGATACTTCTCCCCGTTCTTGAGAGAAGTATGGTCATGGCAGCCGAATATTCCAAAGCGTGTGGTCGTAACACGGTACTCTCAGAAGATATAGAATATGCGATTAAGTATTGTGTGATGTATACAGTTGGTCAAAACATTGGATCCCTCTATCCAGAGATTTATGACGAAGAGTCTTCAGACGAAGATGACCTTGAGGAGATTGCCCCAGAAGACTGTCCCCCATTTGAGAGATACTCTGGTAATGACACTATCTTCAGACAGATGAATGAGGCCTACGACCGTTGGGAACAGTGGGTTCCACAAAGTCCGGTAGAAGAGATGTTAAAAAATGCTATTAATAGTAATGAGTACATCGGAGCCGGAGGGATGGACGATTTCTGAATATAAGTCATTCAAGGCTACAGGTGACGAAGATTCAGGAAGTAGTTCTGATGGAGATTCTGATGAGGAAGAAGAGCAAATATTCGCAAAATCACAAATAGTTAGGAAACCCAAATACAAAAAAATTGTTCAGAAGGAGGAACTATTACCAGAATGAAAAATTTCTATACATATAGTATAAAACTCTCATCATGGCTGACATGACTGCCCAAGCTCTCAAGACTGTTAACCTTGTTACCCAAGAATTGGAAACTCAATCCCTCAACGCCATTGTTGCGGGCTTCAGCTTCGCCGCGGCGATGAGCTGGATGGACTTGGTCCGTTGGGTCATCCAACAATTGATTAAGGTGCCAAAGAACGGTGGTACCCAGTACACCCTCACTGCGATCTTGACCACCTTGTTGTCCATTGCGGTCTACATGGTTGTCTCCAGCATCTCCACTCGTGTCTCCAAGCCAGCGCAACCAGTCTTCGCGATTACTCGTTAAGTTTTGGGCGTCGCTTCATAAGAGACAAGAGAACAATTCCAATAAACACAATCACTCCAATGGAGAGATACTCTTTCCATCTATAAGAATCCACCAGAACTTCGGGGATACTTATTGGTGGCGGTAACTCCTTCTTAACGGTTTCCGGGGGAACCTTTGGTAGTCCCTCTAATTTGTCCGTAGAACATGTAATTTCAAATTTCAAAATGTGATCCTGATTCCTGAAATCATATGGGATGAGACGCCCGTGGCTCATGTAGAAGAACTCTAATTTGATGTCTTTGATATACTTTTGTGCCCCCCTGTAGAATTCATGTGTAAGTGGATCATCTGCGTGGTGATAATTCATGTAATCAGTGCCATTTAGAAGAACGTGCCCTGTGTAGAATGGTGTTGCCGAGTATACAGTTTTTGTGAATTCGTCAGATCCAGATGTCATACGAATAATAAGAGAATTTGGACCTTCCAAATTGATAGCCCCAGAAATCACGGTGTCGCCACTCTCTGGATTTTTTGATGAAAACCCCATAATTTGGTGAGGTGTTGTCGTGGAGGTATTACTGAGATAACCATTTGTACCATCAAAAAACTTGAATGTGAAAGTGTTACTGGCTATCGTATTTGAAAAGGTCAGGGCTTGTGTATCAGAATCAAAAACAACAGAGTCTATACATGTGAGGGGTGGTTGCATTTTAGTATCCAAATCGGAAGCTAAAGCGGCACCATCCGCATAATTAGTTTCATCAAGGGTAACCTCAATAATATCATCGGGTGCACCTGAATCATAAATACTAAATGTCTTATTCGTGGCACATGTTGTCAATTGAGGTGTTGGGATACGACAGGAAATTAACTTTATCTGCGTCACATCATATATAGGTTCCTTGAGAGTGACTGTATAATTGTTAGCATATGTATATACATTCGTATCTCTCTCACTGCTATCTATATCAAGGGTATGAACCTTCATTAAAATATAGGTACAATATTTTAATGATTGTTTTTGTCTATAATTTGTTAATACACACTTAATAAATGTGGTGGGCCAATGGGTTGTTCTGGAGTTGTCTCTTCGCAATATCCAAGTTTCTTGAGTTGGGATTCTCATTGCCCTTGTAGGCATTGAATTGATGGAAAGGCTTTTGTTGGTAGTTCTGAGTCCATCCACCATCGGCGCTACCAAAACGACCATCAATGCGAGATGTATCGGCGCGCACTGCTGTCAAAGCACCACCTTGCTTGAGGGCACTCTCCCGAACATTCATACGACCTCTGTTACCCATACGGTTCGCCTTACCTCTGCGATCTTCTGGACGGAAACCATACTTCATCAATTCTTCGTTATTCTTTGTTGTAATTTGGGCAGCTGCGCTTGTAGAGTAAGCACCACTGAAGTTTGTAATACCTGGAGCTGCGTGACTTGCGTGGGCAAATTGCATGTCATTGCGATCACTCTTGAAACGAGTTGGGTCTTGTGGCATCGTCTGGGCTGAAACAAAACGCTTCGCGCCATTGAAACCAAGTCCATCCGCACGGAGACCGGTCTCTGAACGGTTGGTGGTTCGCATAGTTTTTTGATGACTCGCTCTTGGTATGGCACCGGACATACCCTGAGCCCGTCCTGCCATTGTGGGAAGACGAGATGGGAGGTATGCTGTGGTTTCGGGTTTATTGTGGGTCAATTGACCAACAACCGCCGCACGACCACCGGTAACATCCGCAGCTGGACCTGATCGGCCTGGGAGTGTAGTGAGACGGTATTCACCAACATTGATTGGATTCACACGGAACATCTGTTGGAAACCACCTTGCGCTGGGGTATCGGCACCAACACCCAAACCTGGACCAACCATTTGTTTCTCAATTGGTGAAAGGTTGTTCATGCGACCGGTATCATACATACGGTTTCTCATGTTGAGAATCTCCTGACCACCACTTCGTTGTTGGCGACCAATGTCTGCGAAACTCGCCATCTCCATCTTTTGGGGAATTTCAACACGTGGCTCAAACTCATTTTCAACGAATTGTGGGACTGGGTCCTCATCATAGACAACTTGTGGTTGTTGAACAACTGGCTCTGGTTGTGCTTGTGCTTGTGCTTCGGGCTTGTTGCTCAAAGCCCTACCAGCGTAAATTAAACCAGCGACGGCTGCAAGTGAAATGGGATCGGCCATTCTTATTTTTTAGTAACATTTTTATTAGCGTATCTTTGTTGAAAAAGTCCGTTCTGGAGTTCCGCTCGTGTACTGGTTGGCTCATAAGTCATGGTACGGAGAGGCACTTTGCACTCCATATTGGAAAGTGGAAAGAGGTTGCGCTCATAGGTTGGAACAATAACTCTACCAAAACGGGTAGTTGATTGTGGACGAAGTTGGTCACTCACATCAATGTACTGCGCTGGAGAACCCTTACCCGCCATGTATGGAGCTGTGCCATAGAGCATGGTGTTTGGGCGGCACCCACCACAGTTAATAGAACTGGGCTGAGGGTACACGAAGACTTCTTCCGTCGCTTTCACTGCTGGGAGAGCACCCGAATTCTGAACGATCGCAAGACCAGGCTGAAGTTGGTATGCCATTTATTATTACATGAGAATATTTATAATCTAAGCTGGGCCAATGCCATGACCTCTATGAGAAACTCGGCTATCACCCGCTGGATCAAGTCCGGCAAACGCTTCAAGCTGAACACCACGGGCATTTGGATTACACAATTCTGGGTTTGATCTACAATCACGCCCATTTTTTGGTCCGTAGCACCATTCCGCGAATGAAGTTTGGTCGCCTGGAATTTTAGAAACAGGTGCTGTCACAAATTGACGAGCCGCCGCATTGCGCTGGTATTGGGGGAGGGCTGAACGAGAACGCCCCGCGTCATATGGAATACGGTCATCTAACATACTTTTGACAATTGGCTTAACAGTTGGGTAGTAGCACGCTTCAAGGCGGTTAGGGGCATCTGTGTAATCTGTGATGAGGACATTACCCATTGGATTGTCTTGGGTTGGTATTTGGCATTCACCTGAAGCCATTCCATAAGTTTCCTTAACCATTTTTGACTTATAAAGAATATAAAGAACGCCGAGAACGGTACCACCAAGAACAAAGATTCTTGGATCACGACGAATGAGATAAATAGCACAGCATGCGTAGATCACAAAACGCGATGCTGCGTTAATTCTGTCTTCTGGAGATTGATCGCGATTTGGCCAGAACTGCGAGACTTGATCAGCCCGGATGAGTTGCTGAGGATCGTCAAACCAAGCCTTCATTTAGTATAGCACGAGGTTTATTTTTTAGCCATGCCCCCAAGCATGCTGCCCATCATCTTCATGAGTGCGTCTTGATCAATCTCACCACCTTCAGTCTCCATCTTGTCAGCGCAGTCCTTCGCAATACCCTCAATGAGGTTGAGGGTCTCGGCTGGGATAGCAGTAATGGTAGTACCCAACATGTAGAGGGTCTGGAGGTATTGCCATGTAGCAGCCTTGGTATTGGCACTCATACGAGCCCAATAGCTCTTGATGTTGAGGTCCTTGAGCATTTCAATCTTTTCAATTTCCTCGAGGATGAACTTCTCATCCTTTGCAGAGATCCTGTCAGCGTAAGGGGTCACACCCTTCATAAATCCATCAACAATAATGCGTGGATTCGTCTTCTTGAGCATTTCAAAAGATGTAGTCATCTTCTTGATTCCGGTTTCATCTGGAAAAGTCTTGTGCAATTCCACAAGAAATTGGGAAAGCATGTCATTGAACGCAGTGACAGACGCCATTTTCTTATTCGTAGGGTTAAATCTTTAAGTTTAGAAAGGGTCGTTAGAAATAGCCTCTCTCTGACCAAGACCATTCGCGACGATAAAATAGACAAGGATCGCATTTAGGACCGCTGGCTTGGTATATTTATTGAGTTCTAATTTGCCCTCGTTATTGAGTTGGGCCTTAAGGTGAATGTAACCAGCGGTGATGGCCGCGGCGATGAGGGCGGCGCTCATGGGGTCTCGGAGATATTCGGACAGATCTTCCATTTAATTATACGCAGTTTTTTTTACACGCTGTTCTGGGGCATCCCCAAAGAAGACATCCTCATCCTCTTCCTCAATTGGTTCTGGCATTGCTTCTGATTCGGTGGGGATGGCATCTGTCACGGGTTCTGGTGCTGGGTCTTGGACACCTGGAACAGTCTTAAATTCGTTTTCAAGACCTGTTGGTTGAACGGGCTCTTCTTCGGCACCCATCATTGGCTCGTCTTCTGGAAGTGGTTCGGGTTCTGGGAAAGACTCTTCAGCGGGACCATCAAAGACGTCTGGATCTTCACCATCGTGAACCTCACCATCAAGATCAATGTCACGCATCTCAGCAGATTGAGACATGTAGGTCTGGAGGATTTCCTGGACTGGAATGAGCTCCTTCACAGTGGCCTCAATGCACACAGAGAAACGACGAACCAATTGTTCATCACGAACATATTCACTCTGTTCTTCATGGAATACATATGGATCCTTGTAGAGATCCTTGGCAACATTGTTGTAGCAAGTTTGAATGAAAACCTCATTGCTTGGCAACTTGAGGCTGATCTTCTTGTTGTCCGCCTTGAGACGAACGGCTGAGAGAATCTTGGTTGATGCAACAAAGACTGCCGCCAAGAGATCATTGAACCAAGCACATCGGTTCGCGATGTTATCACTATGTTGCTTAGACATAGCGTTAGACCAGTTTGGCACTTCCTTCAGCAACTTTTGGAACATAATGAGGGTCTTTCGCCCTTTGGAGAGCTTGGTCGCTTCATCATACATATCCTGGAAAACTTCAATCATAGGTGGACACATGAGCATGTAAAGTTGTCCCATATATTCGCGTTTAGCTTCACATAACACATTAAGATTGTCGGCCATGATTTATATTACCTTTATATAAATAAAACTTTAACTCTCACGCGTCTTGTGAAAATTTGCGATTTTTTCACAAAAATCTATGAATTGATCTATTGACATGTTATTTTTCATCGCGTTTATTCTATTACAAACGAATTGTAAATTATCTTTTGTATATCCTTTATTACTATCAATTCTATCTGGTGATATGTTAAAAGGATATTTTACAGTTGTATAAAAATCACTTTCACCATCGGCGCTATATTCCCATGTCATTTCAATACCAGACATTGCACACATCCCTCTTTGTTTTTTATACTGTGTGATCCAGTCATCAGTTGATATATCAAACTTAATTTTTTTGTTTTTGTTACAACGTTTCATTGCATCACTTCTTTTCAGTACAAGAAAATTTTTAACATCTTTCATAAACTCTAACCGTCTGTTTCTAGAGCATTGTTTACAATAACTGGATAAACCAGTCGTATCCTTTTTACACTTTGTAAAATCGTGACACATTTTTGTGACCTTACATTCAAAACATGTTTTTTCAGTAACATTAACTGGGTAGTTTAATTTTCGGCTGTGTATTTTGGCATATTCATTCATACATGATTTACACCAGGAACATCTTTTATCGGGAATGTTCTTATTTTTTAGTTTAAACATATTAATGGGGTGTGTTGTTTTACACTTGGTACACTTTTTTTCACTTTCCCTGATGTTAATATTAACCATTAATATATCTAAGAATTTTTAATAGTGGCCGTCCTACGCACCTCTCCTGTACTTATCTGCCATCTTTTTGAGATTCATGAGGTCTGGGAACTCAGTTTCATCGGGTTCATTCACTTTCTGCTTCACCTTTTTGGGTATGATCCATGAGACATACATATCATAGTCACTCACAAGTCGTACATCAAAACCACCCAACTTAAGCTGTCGCATGATGTATCTCGCGGCCGCACCCCTATCAAATGTAGGATACCCTACGACAAATGTTGGGACTGTGAGAAATACCTGTTTATGTCCCAACTCCACTGATTGTTTAATCTTTCGTGAAAACTGTTCATATACACGAGTGTATATCTCTTTCTTGATCTGTTTTCTCTTCTCATCAATTTTCGTCACATCATTGATGCTGATCATTATAATTGCTTCAATTTATTTTTAGCCATTTCTAACTCACCTTGGGTTGGCACAGCAGCCTCCTTCACAAGTTCATACTTCACAAAGTCTTGTCCACCTTGACTCTCAACAAATGGACTGACATCAGAGACAGTCTGAACATCAAGGGGTTGTGATCGGAGGGACACCAACTTCACTTGTCCATTTACAACTTCGTATGACGCAACAACAGAGAAACCAAATGCAAAACCATCATTCTTGACAGTCATAAACATACATTCATAGATAGCCTTGTCGTCATTCACAAACTTTTTGACCGCTGTGGTTTCAATGATGTAGGTGCAGAGCCCTGTTCGTTTCGCAATTTCTTGGTTCGCTTGGAGAACAAACTCCTCCATCATGTCATTGTCAATATCGGCTTCCGCCTGACTATACCCACTGAGGTCTGGTCTGGCGTCATCAAGGCGAATGGATCCGGTTGGCTTTTTGTATCCTGAAAATCCAAAGACTTCGGTGAATGGTTCGCGTCTCACTGTAAGTAACAGGACGATGGCAATAAGGACGATCGTCAAAGACCAGTTCATCATCTTTACTACTATGCGTTAATTTTTTTTTCAAAAATACTCCCTACATATTAGATGTCGCTGCTGATATACAGCCCAAGATGCAAACACTCCATGGAAGTCATTGAGTACATCAACCAACACAAACAATTGAAACAGTTGGTACACTATCACAATATCAACACACAAGGTATTCCACCTGCCTATCGCAACAAGATTACCCGTGTTCCAACAATGTTAACGAAGAATGGTAAAGTTCTTGTGGGGAATGAAATTAAAAACTGGTTGGACTCCCTTCTCCCAAATAAGGAAGTCTCCAACTGGGGTTTCGGTGGTGCATGCTCCATGACCACATTGGAGGGGGAAGAGAATGACACAGACATGTTCTCACTTGAAAGTTATGGACAATCTCTCCAACCCGCGATGACGAGGGAGCTTGAGGAAAAGATTAATAGAGATGTCTCAAAGGGTGTCGCATATTCCGATCAAGCGATTTAAAGATATAACGCAGTATTTTTAGTAACATGAGACTCGTTACGATCCAAGCCTCGGCCATCAAATCTACATTTGAAGTGCTCAAGGATATTCTCAATGATGTGAATATCTTCTTTCGTCCACAGGGTATGTATGTCGTCACACTTGATACAGCGAGGACATCCCTCATTGATATGTTCCTATCCGCTGATAACTTTGAAGAGTATCATTGTGATCAAGAAGAAATTATTGCCGGAATTAACATTTCAAATACTTTCAAACTTTTGAAGACAATTACAAACAATGATGTTCTTACAATTGAAATTAACTCAAAGGAGTTCATGGATATTGAGATTACAAGTGAATCCAAGAAGACAAGTACAAAGTTTCAATTGAAACTCCTCGATATTAATGAAAGTCGCATTGAAGTCCCAGATGTCAATATGACGAGTGTCACAATTCTTCCATCCGCGGACTTTCAAAGATTGTGCCGTGATATGTCCAATATTGGAAATGACATTGAGATTACAAGGATTGGTAAGGAACTTCGCCTCCGTTGCGAGGGGGATTTTGCCAATCAAGAGACTTCCATTCAATGCCCAGATGAGAGCCCCGAAATGACAGGTCTCTATTCGTTGAGGTACCTGAATATCTTTACAAAGGCGACGAGTATGTGTTCGTCTGTGCAAATTATGCAGGAAGAGGGTAACAGATTTTTGATTCTAAAGTATAATGTCGCCAATCTGGGCGAACTCAAGTTCTACATGGCTACTAAGGTACCCGAAGATCAGTAGTAGAATCCTCAAGGGTGAGTAAAGTCTTCTTCATACCCAATGAGTTGCTAAGTACTATTTTTGGGTACTTTGTACGAAGGGTTTTTGATGTGTAGTAAAGAAAGTCCTTGAGAGGCACACTCTGTCCATGGAAGTCATTCCTTGGCCCCGCATACCTCTTCACCTTTTCAGTAATGTTTATCTGTGGTTTATCATCATGATCCACGATCCAAACACTACTCAAAGGGATACTGAAACTCATACCTTCAGATTCATTTTCACCTGGCCTGAAATTGATATCATTGGAGATGGCTTTATAGATTTTACCACCATACCAGTACTTCACACGAAGAATGAGATTTCTGACATTTTGTGGAACAATTGTGTTTCTAAATTGCTTACCCGTTGCGTTCATGTAGAATTCATCAAGGACCCCATCCCAATCTTTCTCCTCTTCTAACCAAAATGGATCTTCAATATAGTATTTCATTCTATAGTCAATCTTGTATTCCAACTCTTCTGAAATTATGGTATAGTCCCGAGGTGTCGTCAACTTTTTGTAAAAATATAAAACATTACTTAAAAGTTTAATCAACATTCTTAATTATAATGGAGGGAAACTTTTTAAGTAGGTATAAAAACAAACTTGAATACTGGACCAATCTTATTGAGACAGATCCCTCCAATAAATGTAGGTACGAATCTGAAATGTCTGACTATATGATTAGATGTATGCCCTATATGAATCAATATGCGGATGAAGCCGAAGAGGTTACAAACACTGACAATGTTTTTAATGTCAAAGAGACGGTGGGACTCCAACGGAAAGATATATTTAGGGATTACCTCATAGATGTGGAGAATCAAAATATAACGAGACCGAGTGAGCGTCATGTAGAACAATGTCAAACCTGTTCTACAAGTAATGTGATTCACATTCAAGATACAAGTGAACTTGTGTGTGATTCATGTGGACTTGTCTTAGCATGCCTCATTAGTGAAGAGTTGACATATAGGGAAGAACGAGAAACTTCTGAGAAAGTTGTTAATTATAGTTACAAGAGGGAGAATCACTTCAATGAATGGCTCAGTCAGTTTCAGGCACAGGAAATGACGACGATACCCGATGAAGTCATGGAGCAATTGAGATCAGAACTCAAGAAGATGAAAATTAAGAACCTTGAGGACATTACACACGCCAAAATACGAGGACTCCTCAAGAAGTTGAGACTCAATAAGTACTATGAGCATGTTCCATATATAACCAATATTCTGAATGGTATTAGGGCACCCAATATGCCACAGGAACTGGAGGAGAGGTTGAGGATTATGTTCAAGGATATACAAAAACCTTTTGACGACAATTGTCCATCAGAGAGGAAGAACTTTTTGAGTTACTCCTATGTTCTCTACAAGTTTTGTGAACTTTTGGGGGAAGATGAATACCTCCAATACTTTCCCCTCCTCAAGTCCAAGAGCAAATTGTACGCACAAGATCAGATTTGGAAGAAAATATGTGCGGATCTTCAGTGGGAGTTTATTCCAACGATATAACAACATGAAGACTAAGTGTCCCAACTTTGATGTGTGCTATAAAATGAGAGACTCCCGTTTGAAAGTGTGTACAGCATGCTTTTGGAGATTTGAGAATGAAATTTTGGAGTTTAAGGATGATATGGAATGTCCAGTGTGTCTAGAAACAAGAATGTGTGTACGATTTAGAAAATGTACACATTTTGTGTGCGCGTCACTTTGTTTTCCAAGACTTGACAAATGTCCAATGTGTCGTTCCGATCCGCAACACTACAAAAAACTTAAAGAAGCTGGTATATCCTCAAGTAATGAATAAGTACGAAAGGTTCTGTGTAGATGAGGCACAGTATCATCTAAACAGAGCTCAAGAGCTTTTGACAGAGGGTCTTGGGGACCCAAAAAGGTACTACGACGAGGGTCAGGAGTTTTACAGAATGTTGGCTAAGATGTTTCCATTCATTGTTCTTCTACAACAATACAACGCACCTCAACCTCACGATTCGGATGAGGAGGATAGTTTATCAAGTACGCAATCTTCAGTCCCATCAGACGAAGATAGTTTTGAGCCTGTAACTCAGCCTGCTCATTAAGGGTCTTGATTGTTTTGAACTCAAGAACAACCGTGTTGTTTATGATGATATCAGCCCTAAGGTTCCCAATTATATGTCCCTCAAATGGGACGGGTACAATTCTCTCACTCTCGTATTGAACACCATATTTTCGTAGAAGTACCTCCATAGCATTGTGGTATACTCTCTCACTGTATCCAGCACCCAGTTGAGAATATATCTTTTTGGCGAGAGCCTCTACATCTACCATAGGTGTACTTGGAAATGAAGCTTTAAATAAAATTCAGAATAGAGGTATTGGCTTCTTATATAACACAAAATTGATGAGGTCTTCATTCGGGTGCATTTCCGCGTGCACCACTTTATGGAGCCCATGTGATTCCCAGTTACGATCACCGACCTTCTCGATAAGATCTACAAAGTACGGAGGCCCCCCAGACTTATACAAGTTAATATACTGCTGGACTTTCATATTCCGAACCCTAAAATAGTCATACTTATTCTGTCTCTGACCTCGGTACACAACGACGCCATCCTTTGTCACCATATCATCATATGATGATCCAGGGTTTATAAAAAAAACGCCATAATCTCTCCCTATGTCTGGGTTTGGGTGATGTATACCGTGTGTGTCCCACGCCTCTATACCATGCAGTTTCCTTATGTCTTCAACTTTCATCTGTATAGTTAAGTTACTTGTGACCTTTAGCTTTAATAATCTTGTTCTTCAAGTTTGGAGTCAGATTGTAACCCGTCATATTTTTGAAAGCCTTGGTGTTACCCGCTTTCGCAGCAGCCCTCGCCATTGTAGCCGAGGGGGCATTGAGGGTTCGGGGGACCGCAACTTTCTTAAATGGGAGGAACTTGAAACTGTTCTCTCTATTCTGACCAACAACCATGATTGAATTCTTATTGAAGTTTTGAGCAATCTTTGCTATACTCTTATCCTTGGAAGACGCCACAATTGTCACATTGGGGAACCATCTCCGAAGGATACGCATCTTGTTCTCAACGGGTAATGGATTTTTAGCATTACCCACAGAGTGGGACACAACGACAATTGGGGTCTTGTTAGCGCGACGCGCTGTCTCAATGACTTGTTCAATCATGAGTCTGTGCCCCTTGTGAGGTGGATTGAAGCGACCATATGTGAAGACAACAGACTTCATTAATAATGTCGGAGAATATAAATGTGGACCTCTTGGTGGCCCCTAAAATTTGTACGAATATCTTCCTCAAAATCTATGAGCTACTTGTGGGGTGAATAATCTTAGTGTATACTATATAGCGAACCGACACAAGTTGAGACTTATGGGAGAAGATGCTTAAAACATTAAAAGTATGTGTTTATATGACCACAGCCTTTGTAAGGAATCAAGGGCTTGATAAGTTTTACACAAAACCTTCCGTAGCCAAAAATTGTATATCTAAGATCGTGTGGAAAGATTGGGATTTTGTTATAGAGCCAAGTGCCGGTAACGGTAGTTTTTTAAACCAGATACCGGCACAAGATAAATTAGGATTAGATATTGAACCTGATTCCGATGATGTAATAAAAGGTGATTTCTTTGATTACGAACCACCAAAAGATAAAAAGATGATATTAGTCATTGGAAATCCTCCATTTGGTAAAGTAAGTTCACTGGCTATTAAGTTTTTCAATCATGCTGCAAAATGGTCTAATTGTATTGCTTTTATAATACCCAAAACATTTAGACGGGTGAGTGTTCAAAATAAATTGGATTTAAATTTTCATTTGATACATGACGAAGATATACCATCAAAACCATGTAGCTTTGAACCACCCATGTCTGTAAAATGTTGCTTTCAAATATGGGAAAGACGAGATACTCGGAGGGGTGTTGTAAAATTATCAACCATTCATAAAGATTGGGAATTTTTGCCATTTGGACCTAAAGGTGATGATGGACAACCAACACCCCCAGATGGAGCCGACTTTGCGTTAAGAGCTTATGGAGGTAAGTGTGGTCACATTGAAGTTGATAATTTGAGATCATTGAGACCAAAGAGTTGGCATTGGATAAAAACAAATATAGATGTTAACGTGTTAATTGAGAGATTCAGAAGTTTAGATTATTCGTTGAGTGAAGATACCGCCCGACAAAACTCATTAGGAAAATCAGAATTAGTAAGTCTGTACTCGCAAAGTTTCTTCCACAACGAAGAACCATAGGATACTCGCAAAGCATATTCTTTGTCTTCTTTTATATTTTCCGTACATATTGGTCCATTTTCACTTACAGTTCCATGTGCATACTGACCATAATCTACTATGATATTTCTCATTGATTCTTTCTTAATGAGAAATATGTACAATTCACCATCACTGTTCACGTTTTCATTTGATATGTAATATGCTGTAAATAGATAATAATCTATATTATGACCAAGTCTTATCTGAACATAATTAAATTTTTGGTGTGTCTGACCACCAAGCGACGCTTTAATTTCCACGTTGTACCTGTCATTAAGTCGGCAATCCCCTTTACATTCCGATGACTTTACTTTGGTCAGATGATTACAGTTATTTATGATGTAATCTTCGATGAGACTACCAGAAACCTGTCCGGGTAGACTTTCCAATTTACAATATATGTGTACATCTTTGAGTGTTTCACACTTAACAGTTTCCTTTTTATGATTAACGCTACCTTTATTCAAAAGATCCTTGAGCCTTTGATTGTACATATCTAATTGTATATGTAACACAATCTTTATACATAAGAGTGCTTGTGAACCCACAGGTTACACACCCACTTCTCACCAGACTTTACAGGTCTCCCACCATGTAAAGCCTTGGATGTCATGAGTTCGTAGTTATCAAGGGTGTGGAAGAAGAGGGCATCACCTGCCTTGAGTTTGTACTTTTTTTTCAGGTTGGGGAACTCAGTCTCCCCACCCTCGTAGTCATCGTTGAGTGCGAGAATCACGGTATACATTCTCTTGTTACCCTTTGTGTCACTAAATGTATCTTGGTGAGGTTTATAGTGACCACCCGGTTTGTAACGCAGGACTTGAAGTTGTTCACAGTTCCTGAGAGGTCTATCCGTGAGCGAGACGCACTTTTCACAGACACGCTTCACCACTGGATCATCCATATCAAACCATGCGGTCTCACTGTCACGGATCTTCTTGTCTATGATCCGATTTTCAGCTACAGTTGAGACATCCAATTTACTACTGGCCTTCTTCATAATGTGCTCTCTCTCCTTTGGCGTGACAAGACCTCTTACAACCCTGGGTTCTTCATAAGTTGGTATCAGGTAGAGAACCAACAATATAAGAGCCACAATTATAAGGATCATCTTACATTTAGAAAAGATTAATAATGGGAGGAGTCACACAATTGTATCTCTTCTGAATGGTCCTGATAACATCACTGGCATATTCAACCAACTTTACGGCTATATCTATGATTTCGTCCACCCGACCCTGGTCAAGGGTATATTGTCTGAGAAGATCTCCACCAGTATCCACAACCATTCTATAGATGTTTACGATGTCTCGGTGTCTCTCCCTCTGTTTGTCCCTCCTTTGAAGTTCCTTTTTGAATGCTTTCTCCTCAAGTTCATTGAGCATGTAGGCGACACGAAGGTACCGATTGTCGTCATCGTATACATCGCCATATCTGTATATGAGGTCGCGATCCAACTTGTATAGTACCATAGCGAAACGCATGACATCATCTGGCGCACCAATCTCTCGCAACTCCCTAAATGTGGGGACCCCACCACAGGGAATATCGGCATGCTCTCTCCCAGAGATCCTCCCCCTTTTAAACTCCATGTAGTGTGGATTGTGAATTCGCCCAGTCTCAATTTGACCCGTGCGCCAATCAAAGGCTGTATGACAATCTGGACACCACATCTGGGCACACCCAGACAATTTCTGAATCATCGTTCCACATTTGGGACAGGGCTTTGTATCCTTTTTGAGGAGTTTCATAGTCTTCACAGCGTCGGGGTCACATTCGTGCCCATCACCAACCTCTTCATTACAGTGCTCACAAAAGTGTCGGTCACAGAGACCACAAAACCAATCCTCATTCATAAAACCTTTACATTCCTCCATGGGGCATTTACGAACAAACTTTTTGGGTGGCTCACCTACAACAAGTTCACCCCCATGTCTGAGGCGTTCCAACTCCCTGTAACTCTCTTCCATATCTTCCCGAAGATCCAGGATATCTTGGGGTATTGGAACATTTGGTGTGACTGGGACATATATCCCATGTTTGTTGTGAAGTTCAATGACACGCCGGCGTTGTTCATTAATTATCTTATGTATCTTTCGCATGGCTCTCACTCTCTCAACTTCGGGTTGAGTCTCGGGCATACGAGCTTTCTCCCTCTCAAATAGGATTGTCTCCCGATGACGACGAAGTTCTGTGTTCCGGAAGTAACGGGTACACCATGTGTCTACGAACTCACGATTCCATGCGTTCTTACATCCCATACAGTGAGGGTCATCCACGATGGAGAGGAGGTACCTCTGTGAACACGCACGACAACTTTGTAAATCACAGAAGGGGCATTCAACCTTTTTGTGATTTATTTTGTTGAAACTTTCACAACATACATCACAATTTTCCATTAAAGGAAAATCGTCTCATATCTTTAATATCAAACCCATCACAGCCATGAGTACGTACCCAAATTTACATGGCTTCGCTGGTACGGGCTCTGGCTCTGGCTCTGGCTCTGGTGTGGGCTCCCTCTCGGGTTCGGGTTCTGGAACTCGCTTTTTACCCATCAAATAGGCATACATATCTGTTATCTACATATATTTTTCTTTGACCCAATCACGATCCTTCTTGAAGATCTTGGACAACTTTGGATCTGTCCTCTTGAAGAGGATCATCAAAACATTGAGGCGCCTAAAGAGACCCAGGGGTGGCTCACCCGCACGAATTACACGCGCAAGGGCGCGATGACGAGCAAGTGGGGACTTATCCCTAACATCACTGTAACCATGGGCGCTGAGGATACCAGAATTGCTAATTGGAATAATCACTTTGGATTTCATCTAATATTGGGTGAGGTTTTTATCGTCTTCTCCTTTTTTGCTGTTGTCTGGATACTTGCGCACGGGTACGGTTCTTGGCCTTCATCTTTTTGGTTCTGGGTGCGACGCGGGTTTGTTGTCTTGGTTGGGGACCGGTAGCTGGTCGGCGAGCACGAGCATCACGAGATCTGGCATTGGAGATGACTTTCGCAGGATCATTACCCCTATCTAATCGTTGCATAAACTCCTTTCTGTTAGATCTCTCAAGGCCACTCATACCTTGGAGCATCCTCGCCGTGTTTCCTCTCAACCTGGCTTGCTTCTGTCTCTCATATTCGCGCGTCTTCTGTTCTCGTTCCTTACGCTGTCGCGCTGCTTCTTGTTCTCTCCCCTTTCGCTCAGCTTCAAGTCTCTGCTTAGCCGAGCGATCGCGCTGTAACTTGTCGGCATTTCTCAATACCGCACGAGTATCTTCTCCCTTCGCTACTCTATTCATGAAACGCTTTCTATTGTCACGCCCCAACTTGTTCATGGATTGAAGCTTGGTAGCAGTCTCCCTCGTCGCACGATCCTTGGTATCGCGCTTCGCCTTGGCAATGCGCTCCAATTCTTGAGTCTTTTGACTCAAGTCGTCACGATAAGCCATAAAGTTTTTGAGGTACCGTGATTGTTCTCGTGGTCGGAGATCTTTGACTTCCGATTCGGTTCTTACCTTGAGCTTCAACTTACTGTCCAAAAGTCGTTCAATCTTTTGGAGTGATGCGTTATTTTCAGCTTCGCGGATAGCCGCCTCCCACTTTTGTCTGGCTTGAGACATATTATTAGCAGCGGGTACGACACGCTTGACTTTATTGATGAGGGGTTGTCTCTTAGTAGATATCATCTTACGCGCGTCATCAAAGATTGTTTTGTTCTTTGAATCATTCCACCGCTTCATGAGAGTTTTAAGATTGGAACCAGAGACACCAATCTTCTTGAGTTTTGTCTCCACACCCCCACGAATGCGGGCAGCGTCTTCTTTTCTCTCCTTGTTGAGAGCTTGAGCGTTGGCTAACACCTTCTGATCACCATTGGTAGCCAAACGATTCATAAACTTCTTACGGTTCTCCCGTTGAAGAGAGGTAAGTCTTTGAAGTTTGGTAGCGACGCGTTTTGTTTGAAGATTCCGACTTCTTTTCTTGGCCTCCTCCATCTTCTTTTTGGCTTCTTCAGCTCTCTTCTTATCTTCAATCATCTTCTTTTCCATTTCTTCCTTCTTCTTCCTCTCCCGGTTGAGGGCTTGAGCGTTAGACACAACCTTCCGAGCTCCATTTGTGGAGAGTTTATTCATAAACTTCTTTCGGTTCTCTCGTTCAAGAGATGTAAGACTTTGGAGTTTAGCAGCCACATTCTTCATTTCCTGTTCTTTGAGTTTCTTAGCAGCGACTTCTTCTTCAGCCTTTTTCTTAGCGGCTTCCTCTTCAGCTTTCTCTTTAGCTATAGTATTCTTCCTCTCCCGGTTGAGAGCTTGAGCGTTAGACACAACCTTCCGAGCTCCATTTGTGGATAGTCTATTCATAAACTTCTTTCGGTTCTCTCGTTCAAGGGAGGTAAGACCTTGGAGTTTAGCAGCCACATTCTTCATTTCCTGTTCTTTGAGTTTCTTAATCCGCAATGCCTCGGCATTCTTCCTCTTTTGAGCTTCTTCTTCGAGACGCTTCTTCTCCGCCTCAATTTTTCGCGCACTCTCCTCATCTCTCTTGACCTTCTTTCTCTCATCGTTGAGTGCTACCGCGTTCATAATGACCCTCTTTTGACCATTTTTATTCAAACGGTTCATAAACATCTTCCTGTTATTCCGTGTGAGATCTGTCAGAGTTTGTAGAGATTTGGCCGTGTTCTTAATCATTTTGTCCTTAGCTTGTCTCGCAGCCTTTCTGGAAGCATTTAGTTTTTCAGCATCTTTGAAGACATCACCGACTGATTCCATCTTCAGTCTATTTTTAAAGACGGCTCGTTCGTCGGCGGTGATATTTGATAGCTTTTTGAGTTTGGCTTCAACATTTTTAATGAGTTTCTGAATCTCAACCTTTTGTGTCGCAACATTCGCATTCACAAGACCCTTGATTGGCGACACATTCACATGGGGTGTATTGAGCTGTTTGAGGTACACATTCTTTTTGAATTGTGGGATGGAAGCCTTTCTCACATAGTTTCTCACGGCATCCTTGTCCTTTTCATTATCAGCATTCTTTGCCTTTGATACAGCGATCAAATCATCAATGAGAGCCTTTCCATTTTTGAAATCCGACATGTATTCTTCCATCTCTTTACTTGTGAGGTGCTTGAGACTTCTGAGATGCTTCTCAAGTTTCTTTTCATCTTGGAGCCTCTTGGCTTCGGCTTCTTTGCGTTTCTTTTCCTCTTCCGCAGCTTCCCGAGCCGCACGCTTATTCTTGACAGCTTTATTCAACATATTACCTTCAAGTTTGATTGGATTTATATCTGTATTTGCGTTCGTAACCTTCTTCAAGAGGGATGTCCTTTGGTTTGAAGTGAGGTTATTGAGATCATTGAGGTACACACTAAGTTCAGATTTCTTTCGTGCAAACTCATCATTTCTACCCTTGAGAACACTATTGAGTTCTCTGATTTCCTTTTTGATTGTGTTCATATTTGTGTTGAGTTCAACGCGATTGAGGAATGAATTTTTGTTGGCGTTTGGTAGCCGTGTGTTACTCATATATTCACGAAGATCGTCTCGCTTGGCGTTGATAGCTCTGGCATTCATTTCTCTTCGGCGCTCGTCGGCCTCCTTCTTGAGTTTTTGGGGAGTTGAACGGCCATTATTAAACTTCTGAAGTAAATTGGTTCCATTCACACCCAAATTATTAAAATAATTGGAAAGCTCTTGGCGTTGTGCAGCCTTGGTTTTTATGGCATTGTTTATCTGGGTCGCACGATTTTTGAGATTGTTCAAACTCGCCGCTTCACTATCAAAGTTTTTGAGAATGGCTGCTCGGTTGGCATTGCTAATATTGAGACCATTCATATGCTGTAGGAGGTTCTCCCTGTTTTGTGCCATCTTTTCTGTGACTCGTTGGATGAGGATCGCATTCGCTTCATTACTGGCATCTTTCAATGAGATGCTATTGTCAGCATTAAACTTATTGAGAACCGTTTGAGCGTTAGCGTTAGAGAGGCCAACCTTCTTGAGATACTTCTCAACTTCAACTCGGGTGGCGAGACGCTTTTCAATGCGTCGCTGTTTTGAAAGTTCTTCAATAGTCGCCCTCAAAGATGTTAAAGTGGCATTCTTGTTGGCGTTAAACTTATTGAGAATACTCGTCTTATTTGAGGCGTTGAGATTTGTCCCATTGAGAATGGCTTCAAGTTCACCGCGATTTTGGGCACGCTTTTGGGCAATTCTCTGGTTTCTCAATTTTACAGCTTCATTTCTGAGAGAATTCACAGTTGCGTTTGACTTGTTGAACTTATTCATGATTGTGTTTCTATCTGCGACATTCATATTGAGACCGTTGAGTGTGTTGTAGAGTTCTATTCTCTCCCGAGCTCGTTTCTCGGCTATTCTCTTCGCCTTGAGATCCTTTGCTTCATTCAACACAGAGTTCAGGGTGACATTTCGTGTGTTAAACTTATTCAACAATTCCTTTTGGTCACTGTTGGGAAGGTTCTTTATAGCGTTTGTGAGAGTATTGCGCTCGGCACCTCTCTTGGCAATTCGTTTGAACTCCTGGGCTTTATTGCCTTCGGTCTTGGCGTTATTGTAGGACAAATTCTTGTTTATAATATTTTGTTTGTTCTCGTTGTTCAACAAATTGAGACCATTGAGGTATTCCCTAATTTGTCTACGAATCTCCTTGCGCTCTTCTTCATTTCGCGCGTTCTTCAACTGTCTCCCCCGATTCCGGAGAGTGTTGAGACTTCTTGGATCCGCGTTATAGTTCTTCAATAAGAGGTTCACATCTGGAGTATTGAGTTTCAATTCATCGGAGAGATACAAAGTCAATGCCCCCCTATTTCTATCAATTATCTTTGCCTCTCTCTCACGGGCATTGTTTTGGAGTTGATTGAGACCAGTTGTCTCATCATTAAATTGCTCCAATAACGCATCACGATCCGACTTGTTCAGGTAGAGGGTATTCAATAAGTTTGAAAATCCCTTGCGAGTTGTGGCCTTGCGTTTGGCATTTAAATCCGCCTTATACGCTGTGGCACTATTTTTCACAACTTTCAGATTCTTACCATCATCAAGATTTTTGAAGAATATTCTCTTTGAATTGTTATTGAGACCCAAGTTTGTCATGTGGTTATTGAGATTAGCCTTTTCGGCAGCTCGCCTTTGTTTAGCTCGTCCAACGGCTGTATTGGTTGCCAATTGTTTGATGGCGTTCCAGTTTGTAAAGTAACCATTAAGTTTTGAAGTAATCTCAGTTCTGTTCTCGGGTGTAAGATTTTGGAGAGTATTGAGGTAGTCATAAAACTCTTCTTCACTCTGAGCATATCTTTCATCCTTTCTTGACTTGTTAATTTCTTTAGCTCTGTTTGAAAGAACTTTGGAGTTTGTGTTGGTATTATCAAAGTTTTTGAGGATACCATTTATGTCATTTTGGGTGAGGTTGCTCAATCCCTTGAGAACATTCACAAGCTCTCCTCGTTTTTTAGCTTTCAAATTCGCAAACTTTTGATCAGCAACTTTCTTGGCTTCAATCTTGAGCGCCGCGAGATCATCTTGGTTTTTATTGAGTTTATTGATGAATGGTTTTTGTTCACCCGCATTGAGACCTTGTTGATTCATGAACTTTTTGAGATTTGCAAGTTGCTCAGTCTTGATACCAGCCTTCTTTTTGGCATCAAAGTTTGAGGCGTTCTTCATAATGGTATTCAAATTGACATTCTTGTTGAAATTGTTAAAGAACTTTTGCTTTTCTCCATTGTTGAGACTGAGTTGATTGAGGTGCAATCCCAATTTTATCATGTTTTTAGATCGTTTTTCAGCAATCTTATTTTGAAGTGTTTTGTTCGCCAATTCCTTTGTGGCATTGAAGTTGAGATTTTGAGCCAATATATTTCGTTTGTTGTTGGCGTTTAGACCAAGCTTGTTTATGTAATTGGACTTTTCACGGTTGAGTGCGTTCTTCTCATTTTGAGCCTTCTTTTTGGCGATGGCATTGGCTTCATTCATTAATGGTTCCAACTTTTCACGGTTCAACTTGTTGGTCAGGTTCTTTATTTCCTGGTTGTTGAGACCGAGTTTTCTTCCGTGGTTTGTGAGTACTCCCACATTAGCATTTCTCTTTTGTTGAATGCGCGACGCCAAGATGGCGTTTGCTTCTTGTTTGAGATTTGTCAGAGAAATGTTACTATTCACATTAAACTTGTTGAGAACCACCTTTTGATTTTCTGGTGACAATCCTCGTGTCTTCATATATTCTTCAAGTTCATCGCGATCTTTGCCACGCTGTGTCTGAATTATTTTCGTCACCATCGCATTCAATTCACTTCGCAAGGTGGTGATGTTGGCATTTTCAGAATTCAACCTACGAATAAATGCGTTCTTGTTTGTGTTTGAGAGGATTGACCCCTTCACATTTGAAGCAAGCTTAGCTTTGTTATTGGCAAGCTTCGCATTTTGAGCATTCTTGATCATCTTATTGACTTCAAGTTGAAGTGTTCTAAGATTTGCCTGGTTCGCATTGAAGCGTCGTTCAATATTAATCTTAGTGTTTCTTGAAACATTGGCGGTTTCAAGGTATTCCATCAAGGTTTTCTTGTTTGCCGCCTTTTGTTCTTGAACTCTCTCACTCTTCAACTCTTGTGCAACCTTTTGAAGTGCATTCACAGTGAGTGTGTTACTATTGTACTTGTTCAACATTGTCCGTCTATCACCGTTATTGAGACCGAGGTTGACGAGGAACTTTTCAAATTGTGCCTTCTCATTTGCCTTTTGATTGGCAACTCTTTGGTTTGAGAGTGTCTTCGCTTTGTTACGGTTCCTGTTATTACTACTCAGGAGACTCCGTTTGTCGTCATTTGTGAGACCTGGAAGAGTATTCAGGAATGAGGCATACTCCTTGCGTTTCGCATTCATATTTTCAGCATTTCGGGTGGACTTGATATTTTTAGCTTCTTGAATGAGGCTATTCACATTACGGTTACCATTAGTAAACTTTCTCATAATGGAATTCTTATTCACCTGATTGAGACCAAGTTCATCCAGTCGTGTTTCAAGTTGTACTCGCAACTTTTCAATATTAGCAGAACCCTTCGCTTCTTGGAGCTTGAGGGCTTCCGCCTTGATTGAGTTTATGTTAGCCCCTTCATTTCTGAAACGGCTTAATAATTGATTCTTGTTAGATTGATTAATCTGGAGGGGTGTCAAGAATGAGAGAAGATTTTGTGCCGTTGCATTTTTCTTCTCCTCTATCCTTTTCTGAAGGAGATCATCTGCCATCTTTCGCATTGTATTTGCATTGACATTGTCAGTGACACTTTTAATGAGAGCCTCTTTATCGGCGGCATTCAACTTGTTGTAGTTTTGAAGAATGGTACGGAACTCATCTTGCTTCTTTGAGAGTTTCTCTGTCTTCTTTTGAGTATTCAATTGACGAGCTTCCTCAATGAGAGCATTGATGTTTGAACCATTTGCACGAGCTCTATTTAGGAATAGAGTTTTGTTTGTGTTATTGAGACCTGTTGTCTTCAAGAACATGATCATCTTTTCTTCATTTGAGCGTACAACATTCGCTTTCTCATCGGCTTTGAGTTGTGCTTCAACTTGAATTTGCTTGAAGTCATCAGTGGCCATTCTTCGCTTGAAAGCATTCTTATTCGTATTTGAAATATTCAAACTATCCAAGAATGAAGCGAACTGATTTTCTTCTTCTTTAGCCGCCTCGGCTTGGACTACAATATTTTTCCTCTTCCCCTTACCGAGTTGTATTTGGTTGAGGAACTTTTGTTCTCTCTTGAGACCGAGTTGCTTAACTCTGGCAACCGCCAATTCAAGAGCAAAATCTTCATTAGCTGGGATTGGTTTGGTATTATTTATGGGTGGTAACTGTGGTCCTTGGACAAGACCAGTATTTAAGTAGTAACCCAATCCCTTTTCTCCTTTTCTAAAAACATAACCTTCTTTTGAACCTTTGAACTTATTTGCGGCGACAAAGTTCTTGTTTTCCTTCTTACCGAAAAGTCCCGCGAAAAAACCCTTTTTCTCTGGCTTCACCGACTTCACGGCACTTCTCATTCCACCCAAAAATTTAGGTTGTCCACCTTTCGCAAAGAGACCACCCGTTGGAAATGTCACTTTTGAGTTCTTATTCTTTGGACGATTCACTCGGTTCATCTGGTTCGCATTGGTATTCACCCGGTTCACATTGAAGTTCGTGTTCACCCGATTCACATTGGTGTTCACTCGGTTCACATTGGTGTTCACTCGGTTCACATTGGTGTTCACTCGGTTCACATTGGTGTTCACTCGGTTCACATTGGTGTTCACTCGGTTCACATTGGTGTTCACCCGATTCACATTGTTAACATTGTTCACTGCTGTGTTGTTCACTGCTGTGTTTACATTGTTGTTAACAGAGACAACCCGCGTTCTTCTCGCGAACTTGACGGGTTCGTGTACTTTCATGTATCTGAGACGCTTACCAATGGCATCAACAATTTGTGTCTTCGTCATCTGATCAACATTCTTTAGGTTAACCTTGCGAGCAATCCGTTTGAGATCGGCTCTCTTCGTGGATGTGTCAAAAAGTTGTTCATAATCATTTGGCTTCAATGGGGACTTTTTATCAACAAGATAAGTTCTTGTTGAATTCATCACCATTGGTGGAAGAGGCAATTTGCCGTCCTGAATATCTTGGTAGGCTTCACATATCTCTTTCTTTGTTAGCTTAATATCTACCCCGGCGTTGATCTTAATCAATTTCCTAAGGTCTTCTATATCTGCGTCGGGGTCACACGCATTCATTGTTTTATATTAAGTTAACAAAAAAGTGGAGCAAATTATTTAATAGTGTAGTAACCTATATTATACAATTTAACTTTATCTTCATAGGGCATATTGAAGTCAAATATGTTTGTATCAGCTACATTTATTTCAATCATTTTTGTATATTCACTATATTCAACTCTATTTGTGAGAGTTGAACGAATGAGGGATTCCACAAATTGTCGTGGATTATTTATTTCTTCTTGGTAGACCTGATCCATTTTCAGTTTTATACATGTGACTTCGTGTGGCTTCTTACCCAAAAATGGAGTCATTGGGTATTGTTCTTGTGTTCCACCATCTATATAACTCTTACCGTTATATTTACCACACGCAAATATGAGAGGTATTGCCATACTCATACACACAGCATCTATAACCTTCATATTAGGATGTGTATCACGAGAAAAGTAGTCCGTGGTGGAACTATTGAGACAATATGCCGATACATAAATCTTCATATCCAACTCTTCAAATGTGGGATCACATCCACATATTTCAACAAGTTTTTCACGAATAGGTTCTAAATCAACAAAACCAAATTTGTTAAAGAAGGATCCTATGCGTATTTTAACAAATTTGGGGACATCTAAATCGAGAGCCATATCCAAAATCTCATCTACGGACATCCCCAAAGCCAAAAAGAGGGCTAAAATAGAACCCGCAGATGATCCAGATATTTCCTTCACATCTACAAGTCTGGATTCAAGTGCTTTGAGGGTTCCGATCATTGAGTATATACCCATTGAAGCTGGACCCAAGACAAGGTACTTCATCCTCCTATTTAATAGAACTGAGGAAATTGACGACGCAAAAGCGCGAAGACCACCGCGAAAACGATCGCGTGGGTCAAAGCCGCTGGGAGGCTGGTTTGACCGGATCGAAGAAGACCTCCAGAACCTGGGGGGATGGTCAACAAGAGACCTGGGCTCAACGCCAAGAAGAGAGTTGTAGTCACAATCAAATCGGTCTTCGTCAAAACGAGACCCATCGCCTTCGCGACGAGGCTGTACACGAGGAAGAAAACGAGGGCGTGGAAGAAAATAGCCATTTGATTTGTCTTTCCGTTCGCGATTTTGAGACTGCGCCCGTCGGTGGTCAAAAGAACGCCTGGGCTGAGCGCCAAAAAAAGAGCGGCTGGAATCGCAACTTTTTGGGAGGTAATATCGGGGAGCATGGTTAATATACTCTCACATTATTTTGCTTTGTGTGTTGGTATGCAAACTTAACCCAATGATCAAATGTGGCTCCGGGCATGAATTCATCATAGAGACCTGTATCTTCCAAGTATTCTTGGATATGTCTCCAGATATACGACAAATTTGATTCATACGGAATCCAAACAAAGTCACAATCACCGTGGTGTTCATTGTAACAAAACTCCGCGAAATCGGAAAATGTACATTCCGTCATGAGTGTATGTTCAAGGAATGCATCGTGAATAAGTTGTTCAACACGTCTCCACAATTCCCATAGTTCATCTGAGTATTTGATTTGCCAATCTTCAACACTGAGATGAATGTCATCTTCAAAATCTTCTTCATCGCTTGGGAGAACATCATATCCCGCCGTAGCTTCGTAGACGTATTGACTCCAAACCATGGTTATTACTTATCTTCTTTCTCGGCCTTCTCTTTTATCCCAGTTAATGAGATTGAAGTTGATTCCTTCACTTTAATAGTGTCCTGGATGGCATTAAGAGCCCCTTCCAATTTGGCTTCGTCACCACCAAAGAACTTGAGGAGCCCCTCCCGAATGGCATCCTTGTTCATACTTCCCTTGCGCACAGACTTGCGCAAACTAATCTTCCCTTTCCTGAGGTTAATGGTATCAATGCCCTGGCCAACCATATGACTTTTCACCGCCTCTTTGAGGCGCTTCTCTTCTTGGGTAAGGATCTTGATATCAGATTTTGCTTCAGAAAGTTGCTTCGAGAGCTCTACGAGCTTGGAAACGCTGTCGGAGAGTTCGTTAGGTACTGACATTATTTACATAAAACTAAGATCTAATCTTTAAGCGAAATTAGCACAAAGAACGCATCATGCTGTCTGGGACAATGGTGGAGTTGTTCCAAACGAATGGTTCCTTGGCATTTGGTGGTTCCGCACGGATTTGTTGGTTCGCGTTGCGAAGGGCACCGCCAACGGACTCTGGGAAACCAACTTGTTGGCGTGGTTCAAGGAAGTTTTGACCCGCGAGGATGTCTTCTGGAGCGAACTCACCGAAGTCTTCCGCGGACGCAACTTCGCGTGGGAGGAGGGAAGAGGCGAGACCAGCACCCTTTTCCATGCTACATCCGTTACCTTGGGCTGGAGCCGCGGCGGATGGACCCGCAGCTGGCGCCATCTCAAGCATAGAATATTCGCGTTCACGAATGGAGTAAGCAGACTTGTTGTTCATAGTGAAGAGCAAGTAGACCAACACGGCGACCGCAGCCAACATCGCGAGGTTTTGAGCACGACCCTTCTTCATCATCTTTTATATATGATAACAATTTTTTTATTGTTCGTCCACGAAGGCATACTCTTCTGGGTATGTGTCCAAGATTGGGTCTGGGTGAACTCTGACCTGGACAACATTCCATGAGGAGCCAAAAGATTTCTTGGCGAACCAGATGCCAGCAAATTCCAAAATGACGTCGCAGGTCTTGCCTGGTTGAACATTTTCAAGGTCAACTTGTTCCTGCTGGGCGTTGAATGCCTTGGTAACTTCAATGCATTCGCCTGTGATTTGTTCGTCGGTCACACTTGGGGTATACGCACCTTGAATGACCTTCTCAGAAAGTTGCTTTCCGAACCAAGTTTCACAGTTTTCTTGAGCAGCCTCAAGGTTAAGTGTGTCAATGTCACCAATCTTCTTAAGGTTCTCTTCTGAGACGAGGTCAAAAACCATGTCTCCTGATACATCGGCAACCTTTACCTTGTTCAATTGAACCAAACACTTTCGCTTGGTATCATTGAGAGCTTTTACGAAGTAGAGTCCGTCATCACCTTTAGCTGGGGCGTTGTACAACATATTATGTGTAAATTGCGTCTCAATTCTTTAACCCAATAAAGGGTATCATAGCGGCCTTCTTTATAATTGAGCGAGGCACCCATTTGTCACGCGCTGGTTTATATCCATACAATAACTTAGTATAGTCAATCCCAGGTGGAATGTTTTTACCCGCAGTTGGTCTGTAGTTGTATTCATTCTTCACATACGACTTTGAGGTATTCTTGACCCACTCCTGTTTGTTGAGATTGAACCGCTGGTTTCCATGAGTCTTTGCGTAGCCTGGGATGTTTAGGTTTGGCACAGATGTTTTCACACCATATACAAGTTGTTTGGAGAGACGCTCCTCCCGGGGCTTTGTTGTAAACTCCGTGTAACGCGTTGGATCCACCTTGGCTGCGAGGGACATATTGACATTACCTTTTCTTCTTGACACGAATCGGACACTTCTTATCTTGTTGTGGGTTTGGTTATATATAGCGTTGATGCTGTCAGATGGACCGATCTTCGCAGTCTTGGTAATCATCTTGGCAAGTTTGTACATACGCTGACGATCTTTCTCCTTTTTCTCCGGGCGAAGACCCAACTTTTGCATCAGGTAGACATCGTCAAGGAGGAAACGCTTTCCAGCGACATAGAGACGCTTATCGTGGACCATCGCACCCGTATCCTTATTTTTGTAGGTGACACCCCGCTTCTTTGATTGGATGGCTTCGTAGCCAAACTCTTTGGGTCTCATGAAGGGAATGTCCAATATACCACCGAGAACTTCTTGTGTAATTCTTCCCTTCTCAATTGAGAAATATCTAAGGTTGAGATCAAGTGCGAAAAGTTCCACATCAATGAAAATATCACCCTTACCTGGTTCAGCGCCACGCTGAGACTTCTTCTTCTTGATGAGAAGGTAGCGCCGTGTCACATATGAACCATTTTCAGAGAAACCCAGACCAAGGAATCGCCCCAACTTGGTCTTTTTGGAAAGACGCTGTTTGATTTTCGTGTTGACGCGCCTCGCGATTTCACCCAATTTGTTCCACAAAAGGAGCTTGATACCCTGAAGTTTACCAAAGTATTTGTCGTCATATGGAATAGTGGGGATGAACTTTGTGTCTATATCACTCGTAACGAGGCGATCGGCTCTGTCCAGATACATATTGAAAGCTTCACCTCCGGAGACAACGAGGTCACCCGTGGGCTTGAGGAATTCTGCGAGTTCAGCCGCCGTTCTAAGAACAATGTCACGCACAGAGTCTGTAACAACAGCGTAGATCATCTTTTCAAAATTTTCCTTACCATGAACTCTGTGTACTCTCTTCCTGAACGCGGCAAGGTTATCTGTCTTGTAGTACTTTTCAAGAAGTGGATCGTTGAAGAATAAATTCTTCTTCATGAACCTATTGATCACCGCTTCTGAATAAATTTCAGTGTCCATTATTATATTGCCACATAATAATATGGTCTGCAATGTCATTGAAGAATGTCGCTGCTACGCCTACTCAGACGTGACTGACACCAAGAAGTACCAGTTTTGTGGAGTGCGTAAAGGTCCCAGAGTCCGTCCATGTCCCACAGACTGTTGTCATGGTGGTTGCCCGGGCGATTTTCCAAAGGAACCATTTAGAATTATAGAAAGACCCACTACGGACATGGTTACAGATATGCGAATACCAATCTTAATACTTCTCGCAATTGCTCAGTTACTTGTGATCATTTTGTGACTTAAAGATTAAGACGCAATACAAGGTATAAGATGTCTCTTGAAACCATCCAAGCTGAAATTACCGCTCTCCGCGCCGATGTTAAGGCTCTCACCAAGCTCGTCCGCAAGGTGAAGAACACCCAAGAAGATCCAGACGGAACTAAAGCCGCCGCTCGTGCTGCCAACAACGGCTTCAACCGCAAGCAAGAAGTGACACCTAAGTTGCGCGAGTTCCTGGGACTTGCCGAAGGAGAACTCGTTTCTCGTTCCGAGGTTACCAAGGCGATCAACAAGTACATCACCGAGAAGGGGTTGAAACATCCAGAAAACGGTCGCCAACTCATCTTGGACGAAAAGTTGAAGGATTTGTTGCAACCACCAGCTGACGTCACTGTCACCTACTTGAACCTCCAAAAGTACCTCAGCCCTCACTACGTGAAGCGAGCTTAAAAAATTAACACATTTTAACAATATGAACTTCAATCAACAAGATATTGAACAACTTGTTGGCACAAAGATAAAAAATCTATCTTTCTACCAACGTGCTTTTACCCACAAATCCGCCCTCAAAGAATATGAACAATTCAATGAGTCATTTGAGACCCTTGAGTTTATGGGTGATTCCGTGTTAGGTTTTATCATTACTAAGTTCCTCTTTGATAGATACGAAGAAAGACAAGAAGGATTTCTCACCAAAGCTCGTACAAAACTCGTTCGCTCCGAGACCCTGGCTGATATAGCTCTCAAAATGGGTCTCAATAACATGGTTCTCATGGATGAGAAGGGTATGAGGAACAACTGGAATAACAACCCAAAGATCTTAGAAGATGTTTTTGAAGCTCTTGTTGGTGCAATCTACCTAGATCTTGGCTTACTCCACGCGAAAGAGTTCATTCTTAGAATCTACAATAATCCCAATTTTATCGATCTCAATAAGATCATGATTGATGATAACTTTAAGGATCACCTCATGAAGTATTGCCAAATTATGAATATTCCACTCCCAGAATATCGCGTTGTGGGTCATCATGAGGGTATATTTTACATTGATGCCTACATAAATGGTCTATTTGGAGGTAGGGGGGAAGCCAAGAGTAAAAAGCAGGCTGAGCAATTAGCTGCTCGGGCATTCTTTGAACAACTTAAAAACTATCCGCAACAATAAATTAACATGCATCCCAATGTCAAAAGGTTGTTGGATTTGGAGTTCGATGAACAGCGATCGGAAGCATGGCTAAAATTGCGCGGCAACATGCTCACAGCCTCGGACGCAGGTACGGCTATTGGCGTGAATAAGTATGAGACTCCAGATGATCTTCTTAGGAAAAAGTGTGGAATTGGCGAAAAATTTGCGGGGAATATCTACACCGAGTGGGGAACTAAAATGGAGCCAGTCGCCATTCAAATGTTTGAAGAGCAATACGGTGAAAAGGTAAATGAACTGGGATTAATCCCACACGAAAAATATCCATGGTTGGGTGGGTCACCCGATGGACTCACAGACACAAACTGTTTAGTTGAAATTAAATGCCCTATGAGGCGCAGAATTATCCCGGGAGAAGTACCGATTTGGTACAACGCTCAGATACAACTTTGTATGGAAATTATGGATGTAGAAAGCTGTTATTTCGTCGAATATCAGCCTATTGAGATCAGCTGGCCGAAGGAAGCTGTATTTAGCGTTACCATTGTTCCTCGTGATAGAGAATGGTTTAAAACTTATCTCCCGGTGATGGATGCCTTCTGGAAGAGGGTTCTCTACTTTAGGGAGCATCTGGACGAGATTCCAATGCCAAAGGAGAAAGTGAAGAGACCCCGTAAAACAAAGGAACTACCACCACCACCCGTATGTGAGATTCAACCAATTTCCGATGAGGATATGTATGTTGATGATTGAATTCTCTCTATCATAGCAAGCTTATCCTCCTCTTCATATGAATCACTTTTTGATAGATTGTCCTCAGCTAATAACCACTGAGAGTTCAGATAGTGCCAGCAATACTTATTGTCATCTGGCAAATTCCACGCAGAGCATGGAATTATTTCATCTATGTGAACCTCATCTTTTTCTGTTTTAGGTCTTCCATACCTATCCTCAAATGTTTTATGGAGGTATTTCAACCATTCTTTGGATGTCATACAAAGGTCATCTAATGTGTGGGTAGAGTTTGTGGAATTTATAGCATTCCATCTTCTATTTCTTCTTAAATTTGCTATATGTCGTTGTGGTCTGCATATTTTACACGTTGAACTTTGTATATTATGTTTACATACAGAGCCACCGTTACAAATTTTACAAGTTGAACGAATTATATTATGTTTGCATATCTGGCTTCCTCCACAATCCTTACATTGGGAACGATATTTATTATGCTTACATATATGACCCCCTCCACACTCTTTACATTTTGAACGCACTCTATTGTGTTCGCAGATTTGACTTCCTCCACATTCTTTACATTTTGAACGCTCTCTATTATGTTCGCAATACGAACCACCCCCACAAACCTTACATTTTGAAGGCTCTTTATTGTGTTTACATCTTTTACCTCCAACTTTTAAACCCAATTTTATTCCTTCGTTTTTACATTTGGGATTGAAACATCTATCAATTCTTTTATCGCAAAAACAGTACCATCTTCCATTCTTTTTATAAAACTCCTTCTCACAAGGTTGGCAAAATACAACCTCTTCCATAACTTCCTTTATCTCAGAATTCTTAAGCTCATACTTCTCAACAGTTGACTGCTTTGGCATCTTCCCAGTCTTCTTTATTTGACGGAGAACTTCTTTGCGCGCCCTATTGTACATAAAGTTGGGATCTTGTTTCTTGTCTTCATATGTTTTACATCTGAGTTTGTTGAGACATCTGAAACCTTTGGCTTCCCAATCACCTATCAATTTTTTATAAGTATTTCTTAGACCCTCTCGTGTTTTATTAACTCGTAATACATGTATGGTTGAATTGGTAGTGTAGTCTCCTTCACCCCAACCTGCTGTGAGAAGCTCGTTGAGTTCCATGAGTTTAAGTGGTTTTCGTTTGATTTGATACAACAGATCTGTAATCCACTTTTCCAATTCATGGAATTTGAATATTTCACACGCTATACTCTCAACATCAAAGCATAGGTGTGGATATTCTTCTTCGTATTTAGAGGACAATTTGTCTATCAGTTGATACACATTTACAGCACGATCGTTCGCACCAGGTTTAATGTTGGCTTGACCTACCCAAAATGTACCGAGTTCTTTATTGTCAAGGATGAGGAATGAAGTTGGGTGGTGATCCATACTTATACCCAAGAAAATAATTGTAATCCGTTCGGGTGACTGTCCTGGGGTTTTCATTTTTTTCAAAATCTGTTCGAGTTGTAGGATTTTTTCCAAAAAACTATTTTTTTCTATAGACAAAACTTGAGAAGTATACATTAACTATAAAATTTTTTATTACTAATAAAATTTAGAATTTACGACAAGTAATACAGAAAATTTGGACATCAATATTCTTAAAGATAAAATCTCATATATGTGTAAGATGGAAGAAGAAACTGTGACACTTCCCAAACCATCAGAAGGGTACGAATACAGAATGGTGAAGAAGGCTCCACTCAGTGACAAAGATCCATCTGAATTGACACCAAGACAATTGACATCTAAAAAGTATCGTGAAAAGAACAGAGAAAAAATCAATGAGAAAAAGAGACTTGAATATGAAAATAAGAAAAAAGAAAATCAATAAAATCTGTTCGAGTTGTAGGATTTTTTCCAAAAAACTAATTTTTTCTATAGACAAAACTTTAGAAGTATACATTAACTATAAAATTTTTTATTACTAATAAAATTTAGAATTTACGACAACTGATACAGATTCTTGACCACCTAAGTGTACAACCCCTATGTAAAAATCAAACGAAAACCATGACTATTGAGGAACTCTACAATCGTGCAAAGGACAATTTCAATGGTAGGCTATTCGCCCCCTACCAACGCGAAGGTGTCCTCTGGATGCTCACTATGGAGAATCAAACCTCTGGACCTGTTAAGGGTGGTATATTAGCAGATGAAATGGGATTGGGAAAAAGTGCACAATTGATTGCTACTATGTTGGGAAACCGCAAAAAGAGTACTCTTATTGTCGTACCCAAATCTATTATCACACAATGGACAAACGAAATCAGAAAGTTTGCTCCGCAACTTTCCGTCCACCTCTTTGATGGACCAAAGAGACACCTCAAACAAGCGGACATCGTTATAATGCCCTACTCACTCCTCTCAACACCCGAAGAAACCACAATTCACAGACACACATGGGATCGTGTGATCTTGGATGAAGCTCACGAAATTCGGAACAAGTCTTCAAGACTCTTCAAGAGTGTGTGTCGTCTCAAGACTGATATTAAGTGGATTGTGACTGGTACCCCCGTTTTCAATTCTATGAACGACTTTGTGTCCCTATGCGCCTTCCTTGGTATTGAGAAGTCTCTCGTCCAGGGAATGACCAACAAGATCCAGGATATTTACATTCTTCGTAGAACCAAAGAGGACTTGGCAAAGATCAATACACGATTGGAACTCCCCCCGTGTTACTTTGAGAATGTGGAACTTGATATGTTTCCAGATGAGAGGCAGTTGTATGAGTTTGTGTTCCAAGATGCTCAAGAAACTATCCGAGATGCTTTCAAGAATGCCATCAGCATCAATTCAAAAAATATGGTTATTCTTGAGTGTTTATTGAGAGCTCGGCAGGTCATGATTTGGCCACAGATGTATTTAGACGGTATTGCTAAACAGAATGATACACAACCCGAACGATGGATCGGAAAATCAAAGAAGATGGAGACCCTTTTCAATATGATCAAGTCCCATCCAGATGAAAAGACACTCGTCTTCTGTCAGTTTAGAGGTGAGATGGATTTCGTTCAACAGAACTTGGAGTGTCCAACTTTCCGTATTGATGGCTCAGTTCCCAAAGATGAGAGAGACAATCAAGTGACTGCGTTTAAAAAAGCGCCACCGGGGGCTGTTTTCATTATACAAATCCGATCAGGGGGACAGGGACTCAACCTCCAAGAAGCGACTCGTGTGTACATCACAGGTCCTTCGTGGAATCCCGCGACAGAACTCCAAGCCATTGGTAGAGCGCACAGAACAGGACAAACTAAACCAGTGTATGTGAAGAAGCTCATCTACAAGGAGTCGGATACATTCATCTCAGTAGAAGAGGAGATTCTCGCGCTCCAGGGTCACAAATCTATAGTGTGCTCCAAGGTCCTCAATGACGAAAGAATTGAAAAGCAAATCCCAGTCAAGAGAACCAATGATAAAATTTCAATCTTGGATATCAAGAAAATATTCCGTGTATAAGGTATACAAAGATGTCTATGAAACCAATCGGAAGTCGCGCAGAAGTTTTCCACGGAAGTGCAGAGAAGACCTCAGGTGGTCTCCGCGCCAAGGATCTCATGTTGGATCCAAACGATGGCCAAATCAAGTCGGTCCAAGCGCACAAGTCTGCTCTTGAGCGCATGAAGAAGGAGGGTAAGAAGCACTTGACCAAGGTCTTCAAGCCAAAGAAGGGTAAGTTCGCGCTCCAACCAAAGGAAGGTACTGCCGCTTACAAGAAGAAGATGAAGAAGATGGCGTAAAAATTTGTAGGTGTAATGTAAGAATGACTCTTAAGGCATGGGATGAGTCTGTACGATTGGCTAAGATCAAGTTAGGTTTGGACCCTAAGAGTTTTACCAAGATTCAGGGCAAATTGCTCAAGGAAGCACAAATCATATATCACCTTCTTCTCCTCAACAAAAATAGCGGTAATAAGTAAATATAAATGGCGGCACTTGCGGGTATGTTAGCCAAGAGTATGGCCAAAGGTATGGCCAGGTCAACTGCGCGTCAGGTTAAGAGGGAGGCGTATGGTATGGCTAAAGACCTCAAAAGGAATGCGAGAGGTCTGGCATATGATTACAGAAATCAGACAAAAGCTGCAGCCACCAACTATTTAGATGCTAAAAAGAATCGCATTTACCAAACCACCAGTAATGCGTTCTATACAAAGACTGGTGGTGTGGGACGTAATTATAGTCCTGTACCTGCATACAGAAATGAGGTGGGTTCAACAAAAGTAACTCCACTCTATTAAATTTGGAACTGGAATCCCTTAAGGTTCTGTGGTTCATATACAACCAACTGATTAAGTTTCCAAGTACAACCGAACTTTCTGTTCAAGAAATACACACTATTGAGTTCAACAATAGCATGTCCACTATTTCTTGCATAGAGACCAGTTGAAACCTCCGTCTTGATGGGGTTTTTATTCGCATCGTAGACGGCTGCCTTGATCATGCTATTGTGATCTGTGTCAACCTTGACACGGAACTTTGGTTCACGATCTGGACTTTCCTTAATGTTTGAATTGAACATTGGGATGAGCTCCTCCTTGGTCATCTTCTTCCCAAAGATCTTTTCACTTTGTTCAACGACAGCATCAATAATTTTACTTTCAATTTGTCTTAGGGATTCGTAGAACTTTTTAATGTAACTCTCCTCTTCATCGTACCCCTTGAGAGCCAAATCTACATTGTATTTAATTATTCCGACTGGTGGTTCAAAACCCGAGACACCGAAAGGCATGTACAACCGTGGAAATTGAATTCTCATGGGAGTACCTTGCTTCGTAGAAAGGACAATCTTTCGGTTGTGAAACTCGGCAATTTCCAAATTTTCAATAGCGTCGGTAATTTTAGACATTATGCTAATTGATTATCCAATTAAAACTTTAAGCTGAACATGCGACACACTCAGGTTCAAGACTGAACTGAATTGGTCGGGCTTTCGCCTTTGATCGGAGATAGTACATCCCGGTCTTGAGTCCTTGTTTCCATGCGTACATATGCATAGAAGAGAGCTTGGACATCGTTGGACTTTCCATGAAGAGGTTCATACTTTGACTTTGGTCAATGAAGCGCCCCCGTTGTGCCGCCATATCAATGACATCCTTCATCTTAATTTCCCAAACTGTGCGATAGAGATTCTTGATATCATCTGGGATATCTGAGATATTCTGGATGGAACCCCCCGCCTTCACCATGAGATCCTTCATATCCTTGGACCAGAGACCAATCTTCTTGAGGTCATTGACGAGGTGCTTGTTGACAATGACAAACTCACCTGCGAGGGTTCTTCTCAGGTAGATGTTTGTTGTGTATGGTTCAAAGCATTCATTATTACCCAAGATTTGTGCGGTGGAGGCTGTTGGCATTGGTGCCATCAAAAGACTGTTACGAAGACCCTTCTCCTTGATGCGTTCCTTGAGAACATCCCAGTCGTAGTTGAGCTTGGTTTCACCTTCCCACATGTCAAACTGAAGCACCCCTTGGGACGCGGGAGAACCCTCAAAGGTTTCATAGGAACCTTGGGCTTCAGCCAATTCACAGCTCGCCTCCAGGGATGCGTGATACATGGTTTCAAAGATACGAGCATTCATCTCCTTGGCTTCATCTGAATCAAATGCGTAGCGGCACAAAATAAATACATCCGCGAGACCTTGAACACCCAAACCAATAGGTCTGTGTCGCATATTAGACTTTCGCGCAGTCTCAACGGGATAAAAATTTCTGTCAATGACTCGGTTTAGATTTTTGGTAACAATCTTTGTGATTTCATGAAGTTTTTCATAATCAAAAGTGCGAGTCTCTTCATTGACATACTTTGGAAGGGCGATTGATGCCAAATTGCAAACAGCCGTCTCATCCTTATCTGTGTACTCTAAAATTTCTGTACATAAGTTGGAACTCTTAATCGTCCCCAAATTCTTTTGGTTACTCTTCTTGTTGCACGCATCCTTGTAGAGCATGTAGGGCGTCCCCGTCTCCGTCTGTGATTTGAGAATAGCCTTCCAAACATCGGCGGCTGGTACAATGGCGTTGGCCCGTCCCTCCGCCTCGTACTTTGTGTAGAGGGCTTCAAACTCCTCACCCACCGCGTCGGAGAGACCTGGTGCCTTGTCTGGACAGAAAAGAGACCATTGACCACCTTCCTCAACCCGCTTCATGAAAAGGTCTGGAATCCACAGGGATGAAAAGAGATCTCTACACCGAGCCTCTTCGTCACCTTGGTTGAGTCGTAACTCAAGGAACTCCATGATATCCGCGTGCCATGGCTCAAGATAGACTGCGATAGATCCCTTTCGACGCCCAGCTTGATTTACATAGCGCGCTGTGGCGTTAAATACGCGAAGCATTGGAATAATACCATCTGATTGACCATTTGTCCCCCGAATACGAGATTTATTGGCTCTCACATCATGGATGTGCATCCCAATACCCCCAGCCCACTTTGAGATTTGCGCACACTCCGTAAGAGTTCCATAGATACCGTTGATTGAGTCCTCCTTGTTGGCGATAAGGAAGCAACTGGACATCTGCGGTCTTGGTGTACCAGCATTGAAGAGGGTTGGTGTTGCGTGAATGAACATACCTTGGGACATCTTGTCGTATGTCTCCAAGACAGAATCAATGTCTTCCCCGTGGATGCCGATTGCGACCCGCATGAACATGTACTGTGGGGTTTCCATGAGGATGCCATCGAGCCGTTGAAGATAGCTCTTCTCAAGGGTTTTGAGACCAAAGTAACCAAAATCATAGTCCCGCTTCGTATCAATATCGTCCCTGACACGACCAGCGATGCGTGCGACTTCTTCAGTCACAATACCCGCTTTTGCCAACTTCTTCATAGCGATGTGGAAGTTATTGGGACAGACCTTCTGGATGTTACTGGCGGTGATTCGGGTTGCGAGTATTTCATAGTCTGGGTCTGATGTAATCAAACCGATACAGACTTCTGCGGAAAGGGTATCAATCTCCTGAACGGTAATACCATCGTAAAGGGATGATGCAACCTGTTGGGCAACCTTGGAAGAGTCACAATTTTCTGAGAGTCCGTATGTTAGATTCTTGATCCTATTGGTGATGTTATCAAATTTCATATCCTCAATACGACCTGAGCGCTTAACGACTCTCATGTTTACTAATTAGTCATCGTGTTTTATTTTTAACTTACTTGCGGCACTTTTCAAGATCACCACTTCGCACCTTGACTGTACCGAAGGTTTCAAACTTACGATCCTTCTGGAGAAGGTAGGTGTTGTTGAAGAAGCGACCTTCTTCACCTGGCTTACTCACTGGAGCATATGATCCAACGAAGCAGGCTGGGGGTTGGCATGGAATTTGCTCAACATTTGTGGGTTTGTTGGCATAGGCTTCGTCGAAGTCGGCGATGTTCAACATTTAGTATTTACAGAGTTTTTTTTCCAGGTCTATATTAAATGTGTGACAACCTCCACCTCGACTCCCTCAAGCAGTGTGAGACTCCACTCAACACCCTGTTCTTTTCTGAGTTCAACCAAAATCTTCTCCAGCGTGGAATCCGTCAGGCGTTCAAGGATAAGACTGGGATTGCGATTGATCGTCAAAACCCAGATGACCTGTATAGCATTATGCGGGTTGTTTTCATCAACAACTCGGGCGACCACAATTCTCGCGTGAACGAACAAGTCAAGTTTATGAATGGACGGGTCATTGAGACTGCCTTGGGTCAAATTCAAACCGGTGTTTCCCAATATATGGCGTATGTCCAAGACATTGATACCATCGCTACACCACTTGATCAACCAATCAATACCAGTACCGTTGGTAAAAAGATTGGCAAAAATAACAAGATTGGTATCAATTAAAGTTTTGGGTCGTTGACAAAGTAAGATGAGCCTCAATTATTATAAATCGGAGACTGAAAAAGTGTGTAAATCAAAGGGATGGGACCGAGCCGCTGTAGATACAGTATGGCTTCTCCTGACCGAAGAAGTTGGTGAACTTGCTTCGGCTATTCGCCAATACAAAAAGACTTACAAAAAGACTGGGCTCAAGAAGGAAAGGGGCACGGATGTTATGATGGAGATGGGTGATGTCTTCAGTTACCTCTTCCAATTGGCCCATATGTTAGATGTTGACCTCGATAAGATGTGGGATGAACATCGATCTAAAATGAAAACTAAAAAATATAATCTGAAGTAAAAGTAACTATGAGTAAGTACATGCTCAATGATGAAGATGCCATCAATGATGTCAACCCATTTGTCTCCCATGATTTCTCCCTTCCAGGGGGTGTGAGACAGACGGGCAACTTTGAGGATTTCACTGAAATGCGGAGTGAACCAGGTATTCCAGAAAAGGAGCGTAGTGTCTACTGTGACTATGGTCTGTGTGCTGAATCTAAGGGTGCCTGTTCTTTATCTAGACCGGTTCACCCACGAAGAAACATTGACACAGGTTTCACAAAGAATGATAGAAAGTTTATTGAGCGCGTTGTTGTCGGTGTCGCCAAGAATCCAAAGTTCTCCATTGTGGGGGCTCTCATCTGCCTTTTGGCTATTGCGATGATTCTATACTACGCAAGACGCTAAAGAAATATTCAAGTCTTGATTCATTTGTCGTCCTTTGTACCATATCCATCAGCGTATCTTCACAAAACTTCCGGATAAACTCCCTCTGCCAAGCACTCTTAATATTAATCCAAGGTGGCTGGAAGGTGGAATCTAAAATAGTACTCGCGTAAGCTGTCCGAATGTATGTATGTACACTGCGTCTATCGGCCACAATATTTTCAAGGGCCAATTCGGCCATTTTTTGGCGGACTTCAAGGGTCTTTTCACACATCGTGTCTAAGAACTTTTCATATGGAATAGACTGTGTTTTGGAATTGAGCACAACCCAATCGGCGAGGGGCTTTGTGTTAATGTAGTCTACATAGGTCTCGTAGCCCTTACCCCTCACAAATCGCTCATACCGAATCTCAACATATTCCAATTCAGACTCAACATCGTAGACAGCCTTAGCTGACTTGATGAAAGATGTCATTTTGATCTACAGACGAATATAATCTCTAAGTAATGTAAAGAAATATGTCAGTTGTATCGATGCTTGCGGGTGTTGGTCTTCTCAGCGTCTGCTGCCTTTCTTCAAGTGTAGCAACGACCATAATGGGTGGTCAGAAGGGACTCTCGGCTATGGGACCCTCGGGTATGGGACCCTCGTCCACAGGACCAGCCCCCCCTCCTCCACCCCCAGAAGGTGTGGCTAATGTTAGATATGTGCGTTTAGAACGCCCATCTGCAGATTATCCAAACAATATTATAAACTTGGCAGAAGTTGAAGTATTTGATGAAAATGATGTGAATGTAGCTTCAGGTAAAACTGTCACCGGTGGACCCGGTGCTGCACACAGTGCTGGACCATTTGCGAGATTGGTTGACGAAAACAAATCTTCGGGTAACTTTGCACACACCACAGGAAGTGGTGATAGTTTCATGCAGATTGACTTAGGTAGCGCTACAACTGTTAAAAAAGTTGTGATTACAAACAGACTAAACTGTTGCCAGCAACGTACTGAAAATATGAAAGTTAAGCTATTGGATGCTGATAACACTGTATTGAAAACAACAAATGCTGTTAATAAGGATCAGAAAGAGATGACAATAGATTTCAGCGCTACAGCGCCAGCTTGGGAATATTTACCAATGTAAACCTAAGTCGTGACTTGCTACTTAAAAATTAGATAAAGACGAGAGAAAGCTACACGCATGTATTCGGCTATTGCCAACAACAGTTTTTCCTACCTCCTCACCCTTGATGAGTTTAGGAAACAACTTCCCGACGAAACAAGACCTTCTTGGATAAAGATTACGACAATCACTATGGTCTCAAGCTTTATCCAAGACATTGACATAAAGAAACTTCGCAGCACCTTTGAGGAATTGGGGTCATACAAGTTGAAACGCGTTAGTACTGAAAGTGCTGCGGGGTTTGAATGGAAATTGAAACCGACAACTTTTTACAATCAAGTGACTCTCACATACCATGACAGTTACAGTACGAAGTCTGTCAAGGTTTTTCCGAATGGTTCTATTCAGGTCGCAGGATGCTGTGATCTCTTTGACTGTAAGAGGATTATCACCCAATTGACCCACATCTTCAAAACCTTTTTGGGAATGGAGATTCAAATGCCAGTGGATTCCTTCCGAGTTGTCATGATCAACTCCAACTTCTCCCTCAACTACAACGTCAATCTCATGAGGGTGGCTCAACACTTTGAGAACCACTCCGAGATCTTCAAAGTCTCTTTTGAACCCGACAGATACTCAGCTGTAAAAATCAAGTTTCAACCGGCTCAAGATATGAAAGAAATTACGACGAGCATCTTCTCAACTGGCAAGATTATCATTACTGGTGCAGAGACCCTCAAAGAGATTGCCTTTGCGTACAACATTATCAATCAACACATCAACGACGATCCCCAAATTCGGGTCTCTCCAACCACTGAGACGGATGTCTTTGATACATTTTTGGGACACAAGTGTGAACCCATGGTTGAATACCTGAGAGCAAAGGGATTCAACTCCTGGCTCCAGACGATCACGAATAGACAAATTAATTTCTAATTGTATTTTAATAAAGATGTCTCAACGACTTGGAATGGCCGATGGGCGATGCTTCACCCTCAACTCCTCAGCCCAGCTTACCAATAACTACATCATGGAACAAAACAAAATTTCCCGCGAAGACAACTATAGCTACCGTCAACTTCTTCAAAAGCAGGGGCCAGAACTCCTCAATAAGATCCAAGAACAATCTCGTTCCAGCTGTGATCCATGCGACCGATACACCGATATGTCCAAGACTTATTAGACGGTGTGATAAATTTCAATAAAAACTTTAAAACCATACTCTAGAATGTCACAATGTGCCATATGTCTCAATGAGGTAAGGTCAACAAGGACCAATACCCCGATCCGTTGTGGACATATGTTTCATTCCCACTGTCTAGAGGAATGGAAAAGTAAAGGTAAGAATACTTGTCCCATATGTAGAAAAGTGTTTGACGTTTCAAAATTTAAGGTTACTGTGACGGTTCAGAACAATTACACAGCGCAGTCTAATGCTGTGTCATTGGAGAGTGAAGCCGTTTTCAATATAATGGATATATTTGATATGTCTTTTGATGTTGAAAATACAGTGGATTTAGACAGTCTTCTTGCGGACCTTGGGGTGAGTCTTTCCGACCTTGATGCCCTTGTCCTTGACGCAGAATGAGCTACAGTATCGCTCGTAGTTTAGACCAGGATAGTTCCTATCCGCCTTCCGAGGATCTTTAATCGCCTTGCCAGATGCATCAACCAGAAGCGGTCCCGTCGCCCACCCCCGCTTGTGGCTGAAGACATTAGCTCGGAAAACAATTCGCTTATTTGGTGCAAATTTACCAGCACGCTTTACGCGAGAGACTGGAACTTTGAAGAACTTTGCCACAGACTCTTGTGTGTCACCGGGTTTAATGCGATACTCCACAACACTGTGTTGAACATAGAAGTGGAAGTCGCCTTGACGAATGTAGTTTGTTGGTCTTCCAGGAGACACAAACATCATGACTTTATAGTATCCCTTCTTACACTTTTCATTGGCTTTCACACGATAGATCTTTCCGGGGTTGTCGGAAAGAACCGCCTTTGGAAGTCCAGTGCAAGTTGTGTAATCATTTGGTTTATTTGAGAGACCCGAACGATCACCTGGGATTGATTTTTGCCACCTGTAAGCTTCATAGTCACCAACGGCATAGGCATAGCAGTTATTGTTACCTATACCAGTGGCAGTCCCCCAACGACGGTTGGTGAACTTTCTTTCAGAACCACTTGTGGGAAGAAGGTCCTTTTTCATTTGTAGTTGGTACAGAAAAAAATATAGCTATTTAGTAAAATGCAAGTCCTCGACCGTGTCGCCAAGTCTGAAACCAAGTCGGATATGCTCACCGAGCTTCTCCTCTTCATTCTCAATATTCTCATCGCGACCTTCGTTCTCCGATACGCGTGGAACCGATCCCTCGTGAAGCACATCACCATTCTCAAGCCAATCTCTACCATGCTTGATGCTTTCATCCTTGCCTTGTCCCTCAGCATTGTTCGGGCTTAAATCTCGCTGTAACCCACAATCTTTTCGCCATTAGGGCTCACGAGGGTTGGGAAGGCTTCCATACCTGAACAACCTTCTTTTTCACAGTCAACGAACTTGAATGGCTTATCAGCCTTTTTCATGTAGTCCAACTGTTTACGAGTCCAACCACAGCCCATGGTCCCGTAAATAGTCCACTGTTCTCCATTTGAAACTGACGCACTGACGGTAACATCAAGGCGTCGCTTTCCTGTTTGGGAGAGAATCAAAAGATCAATGAGTATGAGGAGAGCAAGAAGCCACATAGTTTTATTATGTACAAATATAATAAATGTCGTCAACTGTATTGTCTATTGGAAACAAAAATGTTACGCTCAAGTACACCAGAAAAATGCCTCGTGGTGAAGTTGAACGGATGAAGTCATTCGTTACAAAAGGTGGGGTAAAGCTCATCAAGACACCAAAGTTCAAGATACTTTCTGTGGTTGATGAGGGTACGAAGAGGGTTTTCAAAATTGTACTTTGATTACATATTTTTTATGAACTTACACATCTGTTCTTTTGTCATTTTTGGATCTAACTTGAACATCTTAACCAAATCTTCCTTTTTGTAGAGACGGCACTTCTTCTTTTCAATCTTGAGGTCGCCGTTCTTGTTTATGAAAACTCTTAGTTTTGGTTTTGGTGTCACCACTTTCTTTTCAGTTGCAATCTTTCTTTCTATACTACGAACTTGGTTCATGACAGATGGATCGCGTTTAGCAATACCAGGTCTCTTTGGTGGCATCTTCTTCTTTGCGGCTTCTTTTTCGAGAACAGCCTTGGCGCGTCGGATGGCGCTCGCAGTAGCGGGTTTGACGACAACTTTTGGTTGTGGTTTGGGTGTCATCACCTTCTTTTTAGGTAAAACTCGTCTAAGAATGCTAACTCTCTTCTTTGATTGAAGGAATGGGTGATTCAAAATTTGATCATAGGTGGGAAGATCTTCGTGCTTCACGGGGCGAAGACGTCTAGATGTAATATATGGATTGGTTGAACCAAGGTATTTTTCTGGAAACAAATCTTTTATGAATTGCTTAACCTTTGTCAATTTTGTGTAGGTATAAATGATATTCATAATGTAATGAACATCATACATGTAATGTGATCCCACATAAATACCATCGTTTTTGTATTCGCCACTCGCGACATTTGGATTTCTAATACCTTCAATCGTTGAAAGACCAAAATCAATAATGATTGGTTTGTTGCCTTCCAATACAAGGATATTGTTCCAGTGAAGATCGTGATGTCTAAACTTTGGATACTTCTCGTGGATTCTCTTCAAGTTCTTAACGAGTTGTGAAATTAGGGAGCGGTAATCTTCGGGTGATTGTGGTTTTTTCATCCATTGTTGAAGAGTTTCACCTTTGACATACTCGAAATAAAGAACATCAACAGTACCACAATTCTTAAAGTGATACATGCGAGGAACGCCCATACCCTTCAACTTTTCCGCGATACGATATTCCATCTTAGCAGTGGGTTCATCAGTAACTTTCATAGCAATTTTTGTGTTACATTTATCTTCTAGGCAACCATAAAATACAGCACCGTGAGCCCCCTCACCAAGTTTTCTGAGGTTCTTACCCTTTTCAATACGAAGACCCACATTTGAGAAAAGTTCTTTTGGGTTGCACGCCTTCTTCCCACGCAAAAATTTCTTAACTTCTTCGCCGACCGCGTTCTTCTGAGCATTGGTCTTGGCATTGTTGGCAATATGGACAAGGTCCACAAGCTTCACCATACTTATTACAAACTAAGAAAAGTTTTTAGTGACTCCGGCCAATACTCTTCGTCTCCGTATTGAGCGTATATTTCCTCTGAGAGGGCATCTTTTCCTTGATATCCCATAACATGCTCTATAATGTCTAAGTTTTCATTTGCGATCGCACCCACCATAGTTGGGTACGAATAGAGCTCCATAATTTCTTCATACTTATGAAGACTGAACGCAGTTGAACATGTATTCATGAAAACCTCAAACATTTCAGTGGCAACCTCCTTGTCTTTGTGTGACGCAATCCGGTATGTCATATAATCTTCATGTTCAGTGGAACAATCCTCAACTCTCAATTCAATTTCATAGAGGATTTGGTGTTCGTTGGCGCAAAGAATTGCGGCGTCACCGTGTTGGATGGCTCGTGCTGCTTCCATTTTTGGTTTGATTTTGTTATTACAAAGTGTGACTTAGGTTACTATAAAATTTTCATCGTACCATTTTGAAACCTCCGGGGCGTCAATCTCATGAAGTAGTCTCTCCAGATATATTTCATCTACATGACACATAGCATGTTCAAGTAATTTTATATTTTGAATCTCAACTGAAGCACGCATGAGTGATTGTCCCATAAGCGCCATTATTTCACTCCAGTGGTATGGGGACATTTCGTCGCATACACTCTTAAATATCTGAAACAATATACGCCCTTTTGTATGATCTTTGTGTGATCCTATCTGATACATGAGGTAGTTATCAGTCTCATTCCTCATTTCATAATCAATGTACTCAACAATTTCTTTACCCCATGATTTAAGCTCAACATAATCACCTTCTTCAATAAGTTTTAAAAGATCTCTATAGTTCTTCTCATGACACATTTTAGCCCATATTTTTGTAAGTGAAAAGTTACTTAGGACATTGAACATCTATTCTTAATTCTTCATGAGAAGTTTATCTCTTCTCATCAAGAAATGATGGATTCGTATTTTTCATTACATTTTGTATTTATTCTTCATCTACTTCTTCTTCGTCAATCTCAATATCTTCGTCAACTTCGCCGGCATCTGGGAGGTCGAGACCTTGGAAAGCAAAGGATGGGAGCTTGGTGGATTGCTCAAGGAGAGCTTGTTGAAGACGGATCGTCACACCAAACTTGTTGTCAATGAACCAAATGGAACTGACATCAACAATAGCCATAGCCTTTTGTCCCTTCTCAACACTGTCAAGAGGGACAGCCTCCTTTTGCATGCTGTAAGCTTCTGGGACGAAAGTACCATCTGGCTTAGTGGCAATCTTAAGCTTGAGGGTAGATGGGTATGGCTCCTTACCTGGACGAACCATTGGCTTGTAGAGAGCCTCCCGAAGAACCGCGACATTGAACTCCTTACCGAGCCACTCCTTGGAGTTTTCAGCAACAGTATTGACAATGATTTCATCAAGTTCCTTCAACTTGTCGTGGAGTTCCATCGCTTCAGCATTATCAGTATCAAAGCTGAGGTCAAGAGAATAAGTAGTGCGTCCAGTGCCTTCGTCAGTAAAAGCACTGAGGCCATATGGCGAGCGCATGAAGGGGAGTTGAAGGTACAATTTTTTGTTGTCGCCACCGTTGAGGTAGACGGTCTTACCGCCATTCTTATTCTTACGAAGTTTTGAAAAGCCTACAGAAGAGGCAGAAAATTCAGAGGATCGTTGGATAGCAAGCGACATTTGTAGTGGGTATTATATATCTACTAGGAGGCTTGACTTTAAGTCAATTTTTATGGGATAGTGTACTTTATAGTCTTTGGATTTGGGCTATTTCCCGAACCACCATTCGCAGTTTCTTTGAGGACTTCTTTGCCATTTTCTTTAATAATCCATCCAGGGGCATACTTCGGTCTGAAATAATCAATCTCAAATTCCTTAACCTTTGATGAAGTTGTGATAGTCATCACCTTTGAACCAACTGGTATTTGTCCTTCTTTCCACGCAGACCAGGTCAGGTCTGCATAAGTTGGGTTGGCTGGTTCTGGGTCATTGAGACCATAGTTGTCACCTTCACATTCATAGCCATTCGCCTTACTGTTACATTTTGCGTGTTCTGGTTCTTCATGAAGTTGTATCTGATCGGATGTGATACGTGTACCATCCACACGGATATCGGTTATGTGGACGTTAAAGTTTTCTGTATGAGAACTTTCAACATTTTTAATAAACTCATACTTGTACTCGGTTGGAGGAGCTGGTCCTGTGGACGAGGGTCCTGGGGATGGGGAGGTGTCATCATCACCGCCCATCATGAGCATAGCTGCAGCTGATGAACTTGAACAGCATATCATTAAGCCAAGTACACCAATGATGGCAACCTGTGACATTTATAGTCACTTAACATTTTTTTGTGTGACTAAAGTAAACATAATCATGGGTCTTTTTAAAGACTGCGGCTGTGGGTGTAATGGTCAGAAGCAACAGGAGAAGTTTGTGACTTCCCTCATCTCAGGTCTCACCTTTTTCATCATCGCGAATCCAGAAACTTTCCGACTCGTCAGGCGAGTCCTCGGTCCACGCATTGCGACCCCCAACGGTTGCCCATCAACCATGGGCCTCCTTGTGCACACCCTCGTCTTCTCCCTCGTCGTGTGGGGTATGATGAATGTGAAGAAGGATCTTCCCACTATAAAGGAGATGGGTCCATCCGCGGGTTGCTCCGATTGTGCGAAGAACGGTGTTCCACCAAAGAGACAAGTTGATGTTGTCATGGAACCAGGTATGGTGGATGCGCCATTTGTTAATACAGGACTTGAACTTGAATCCCACGACATCAACGAAGAAGGTGGTGTATTCTAAAGTAAAAGGAACGAACGATCTGTGGTTTGTTCAATTTTTGAAAAATTAATACTTTTAATTTTTTCGTGAATACTATTCACATGTTTATGGGTAATCGTAAAACAGTTTTCGATAAACATTTGACCGTTGTGTTCTACAATGAGAGGTCCGGGTCCGCCAACCACTGATTGTAAAATTGCGTGCATGTGTGCGTGCTTACTAAATATTTGTGTCTAATCTTTAAAACTCTTCATCGAAACCAATATCACCAGCGTCATCGTCTAACTTACCATAGTCCCCGACCCGCTTCTCAAAGAAGTTGGTCTTCCCATCAAGGCTAATGTTTTCCATAAAGTCAAATGGATTCTTCGCGTTCCAAATGGGTGGCACCCCAACTTGTTTGAGGAGACGATCCGACACATACTCAATGTACTCGGACATCTTCTCAGAGTTCATACCGATGAGGTTACATGGGAGTGCGTCCAAGATGAACCCTTTCTCAATCTCAACCGCCTCTTTCACGATGGCGTGGATAGTTTCGGTAGTGGGTCTATTACGCAAAGTCTTGAAGAGCTCCACGGCAAACTCCTGGTGGAGACCCTCATCTCGGGAAATAAGTTCATTTGAGAAGCATAGACCTGGCATGAGACCCCGCTTCTTCAACCAATAAATAGCGCAGAATGACCCGGAGAAGAAGATACCCTCCACACACGCAAACGCAAAAAGGCGTTCGGCGAAGGAGCGAGACTTTGCATCAAACCATTTCATTGCCCATTTCGCCTTCTTCTCAATACATGGTACAGTTTGGATGGCTTCAAATAACTGCTTCTTTTCAGATCCATCCTTAATGTATTTGTCAATCAATTTTGAATATGTTTCGCCATGAACCATTTCATTATGGCATTGATATGCGTAGAATGAGCGCGCTTCGCTTATCTGAACCTCATCCGCAAAATTGTTATTGATATTCTCAAAAACAATTCCATCGGACCCAGCAAAGAATGCCAGGATGTACTTTATGAATTTCTTTTCATTTTCATTCAGGGTCTTCCAGTCGTCAAGATCTTTGGACAAATCAACTTCTTCCGCAGTCCAATTGCTCATTTGAGCCTTTTTATAGAGTTCCCAGAGTTGTGGATACTTCAGGGGGAAGACTGTAAATCTGTTTAGGGTGGGGGCCAGAATAGGTTCATACTCTTCCTCAACCCATTCTTGAAATTCAAAGTAGTTTCCGATGTGATGTCCGTCACGAAATATTTGAGGGTAGGAATCAAGCCTACCGCCACACAACTTTTTGAGATCCTCCTTCTCAATCATAACTTTTTCGTAATCTATCCCCTCCGATTCACACAGTGTGACGGCATGGTCGCAGTATTGACATCCTTCCTTCGAATAAATTGTGATTTTCATCTGTAGTATTATCGTTGATAATTTTTTGCCGGAAAACTCTAAGCATGATTGTGCCATCAGAAATAAACGAAAATGATATAGTGAAGCTACTGGTAAACGAAGATGATATAGAGGATGATTTTTTAGCCGTCGTGGGAATGAACACTGGCCTGGTCCTCGGGGTGCGTTATCTAAACCCTACTGAACTCATATATAAATCCGCTTGTGTCTATCAACTTGAAGACGGTGACATGAACCCTGCTCCATACGAAAGTGTGATGGAACATTACCCAAGTGGAACAACTTTTGAAGATTTGGAATTCAAAATGATTAAGGACGGTCTATATGCTAATCTAAATGAAATTGACATTGAAGATTCCGATTCTGAAATCTACGACGAAGATGAGAGTGATTCAGAGATGGATGATTTCATTGTACCAGATAACGAGATTGACGGTAAAGTAATTCCACCCTCCGACTATAAAGCCATAGACAAGGAATGGAATGCTTGGGAGCCAAGATCCCCAGGGGCACGCAGTTTTAAGGAAACTGTTGATGCTATTGAAGCCATGGCGAAAGCGCACGCGGATAACCTAAGTTTTGGTGCGTAATTACAAAAATCAAAAAAAGTGGACCAGATTCATACCATGATGCTGGCAGCTATCTGGTCCGATTTGGACCAATTATTACCCAAAAACAACCAACAAAAGCCAGTGAATACCAATTTTTGTCGCGAATGCTCGGGGGTGAAAATTATTTCACCCGAGGGTCTCCCAACTTGTTCGGAGTGTGGTCTCGTGGAGGACAACTTCGTAGATGACACCCCTGAATGGACAAGTGGGATAACCGATGATGGACGGGTGAATGACCCATCACGGTGCGGCAATCCAAACGCAAATCCCGAGCTCTTTTCCCAGAATTGGGGTAAGGGTACTATCATTTCAACACAGCGCTCATCAACTTATGAAAATAAGAGGATGGCAAAGATCAATTTTCACATGTCTATGAATCACAAAGATCGGTCACTTTTCCATGCGTACCGTGACATTGATGAGGCATGCCACACTCTACCAGATACAGTTCTGAAAGATGCTAAGATGATGTACAGGAAGTTCAATAACGAGAAATTGACCCGTGGTGCAGTGAGACTTGGCATCAAAGCCAATTGTGTACTTTACGCATGTAGACTTGCACAATGTCCAAGAACAACGAGTGAAATTGCGGATATGTTTGGGATCCAATCAAAAGATGTTAGTCGGACAACCCAAATATTCAAAGACACCATTATGGGAGTCACCGAAAAGAACTATGTAACAAAGGCGTATGATGTGATGCAGAGACTTCTCAACTCTTTTGAGATAACGAGGGATGAGAGATACAGGTGTAACAAAATGTGTTCGGCGACGGATGATTGTGTGGAACTCATGAGTAAGACACCAAATAGCGTAGCATCTGCGATCATTTATATAGTGCTTGGGTCTGGTGTCACCAAGGCACAAGTATGTGAGAAATGCTCAGTATCTGTACCAACATTGAACAAAATAGAAAACATTATCAAAAAACACTTAGAGGCTAAAAACCTATTGTAATAAAGAATGGTCAAATTGTTTTTGTCCACTCCGTGCTATGGAGGTCTTTGCTTAGAAAGATACATGACGAGTATTGTTAAACTCCAACTCCTCTTAATGAAGGAAGGAATACAAATGTACCTTGATACCACGGAAAATGAGTCACTTGTACATAGAGCCCGAAATGTCGCAGTTGGTCGTTTTATGCAAAAAACGGATTGTGAATACTTCATGTTTATTGACGCTGATATTGACTTTGAAGCAGAGTCTGTGGTGCGGTTAATAAAGTCTGGGTATGATTTGAGTTGTGCATGCTACCCCAAGAAAGTTGTGATGTGGGAGCAGGCAGCTAAAGCGGTGGGAGAGGGTGACGAACGCAACATGGCTATGCTCTCTTCAAGTCTTGTCGTAAACTTTGGAGCTAATAGAATATCAGTTGAAAATGGCTTCATCCCCATCCTTGATGGACCAACTGGCTTTATGGTTATAAAGCGGGATGTTTTCAAAAAGTTGGAGGAAAAGTTCCCAGAACTATGGTGTAAAAATGATCATCAAAATAGGGATTTTGATGACTACCACGCATGCTTTGACTGTATGATTGATCCCACTTCTCGTAGATATTTAAGTGAGGACTACGCTTTCTGTCGTCGGTGGCAGCAATGTGATGGAAAAATTTATGCAGACATTAACACAACCCTTGGACATGTTGGAAACTTACCATTTAGTGGATGTCTCAATGATAGGCTTAAGGCTTAGAATCATATTCTATGTAATATGAAGATTTGTACGATTGTTGTAACTCGTTCAAAATCATGCGCCGTAAAGACACTTCATACAATTCTCAAACTTAACATTTTCTGTCTTCAAAAAAATGTTCAGAATGAGATTTTATATGTGAATGACGATCCATTTGATAAAGTTGACATGATTCAAAAAGCTTTGACAAAATGTGACCGTATTTTCTTTGTTGACTTTGGTATCGGTGTGGACGAAGAATCTATTAAGCAAGTTTTTGAAGATCATGAGGGTATCGGTGCTTTAGTTTTCCCCGGTGTAAAAGATGGCATAGATTGGGGTCTCTTCAAGCACAAAGTCAGGGAGGGTTCATCCGAACCCGTTTCACAGATGGGTCTTAACTTTGATACCGATGTTGATAGAAAGATATCAAAAGATATATACACTGTCACGAACACAAGTGCGCGATCATTTGTTATATTCACAAAGAATCTCATGAAAAATGCAAAAGATAAAAAGGGTAATGTCAATCTTCATGTAAAAATGTTTGAAAAGTTACGAGAACAGAAAGTGAAGATTCATGCATTTACAGCATCTAAGTTGATCATGACTTATCCACATGAGTGCATCAGTAACATTTTGAGTGCTGCGGGAGTTAAAACCAATTAAAGTTTAAACCAATATTAAATACATGTCGTCACCAATTCACAAACATGTTGTAAATTTCATCCATCATGTTTGGGGAAGCAAGGATTATTTCCCAGGTCCACAACCAATTTCAATTGAGTACAAACATTTCCCGGTGCTCAAGGGTGGTGAATATGTTGTATGTGAGAAGACTGACGGTGAGAGACACATGTTAGTCGCTACAACATTTGAGGGTAAACCTGTGTGTATGTTGGTGAATCGTGCGTTTGATATGATTGAGGTAAAATTGAGACTCAATAAGAAAGTCCATGAGGGTACAATCTTGGACGGAGAACTCTACGACAATACACTCATGGTCTACGACGCTCTCCTTGTGTGTGGCGAACCCGTGGGACATCTCAACCTCTTTGGGAGACTCACAGCAGCTGAAAACATGATGAAAGGTATCATCTATATGAAGTTTGACAAGTATCGTCTCAAAATGAAAACATTCCATTCCATGCGAGACTTTGATCACTTCATGTATCAATACCTTCCCACAGTTGAACAGAAAGTGGATGGTCTTGTATTCACACCTGTGAATGAACCAATGCGGATTGGAACCCACGAAACTATGTTCAAATGGAAGCCGTGTGAAAAGAATACGGTTGACTTCCACATGAAGAGGGGTGAGAGTTTTAAGGGTATTGGGCAGAAAGGTGAACCAGTTTGGAAACTCTATGTTCAAGAGAAGGGAAAACTCTTTTTTGAAAGCGAGTTCCCACTCAGTCGTATGAATGAACCATGGTTTGAGGAGGGTGCTATCGTTGAATGTATGTACATCACATGGGAACCAGGTCCCCTATGGTGGAAGCCGATCAAAAGGCGGCGAGACAAGACACATCCCAACAACCGTCGCACATTTTATAGAACTATAGTTAACATCAAGGAGAACATTCAGATGAAGGAGTTCTTAGATTGTAGACCAGAACATAGTGCCCCGCAGTCTCTGGAAGCTCAGCCTCGTTGACGAAATTATCATTTATGTAATACCATATGTCTTCGTGTTTTACAAAACTCACATAGTGTCCATCTTGTTGTATTCCCAAATGAACCGCACTCGCTATGAGTTCATATTCGTATTTGTCAATAAGAATCTTTTCAATAACATTAATGTGACTTTTTCTATCAAATGAAATCATGAGAACTTGTGGAAGTTTTGAAAATACCATTCGGGTTGTCGCGACATTGTGAACCTTTCCCTCTGTATCTTCAAAATTTTCAACTACATTCCAATCGGCACTCTTTATAAGCATGTCGGCGAGGTCAGTTCCTTGAGAAGTCACAAGGTGGATACTAAAATCTTCTTGGGATTGGGTCTTTCCACCTGGCCAAATAGTTTCTTGTGTCTTCTTCCCGTAAAACCATTGCTTTATTTTGGGACACGATCTTTCCAAGATGTCTATGATACAGAGGATTGCTTCTTGGGTGTCGTGGGGTTCCTTATTCTCAAATCTTGGAAAGTGCACAAAGAATTGTTTTAGGAGAGGTCCGGGGTGAACGACACCATTTTCTTTGGAAATCCAATAAAACTGGACAAGTTTGGTGTACAATTGTGTAAACTCACATTCACCGTCGTACCCAATCTGTAAAAAATAATTTGAAAGAACTGGGATATGTAGGAGGCATTGTATAGCTGTGTTAAAGTAACAGGTATTTCCGAGGTTTAAAAAACCTCTCATTACAATTTCTGTACAAAAAACACTTAAGAAAATGGCGCATATGTTTAAATGTAAACAAACAATGCACGACATCAAAGCTATCGTTGAAAAGCTCTTCTCTGTGTTTGAAACACACAAGGAGGAGGAACACATTGAAGTTGAGATGCGTCTTGGTAAACATAATGGATCTTTCTTTGATACCAATGTGGGAAAGGACACATTTGAGAAGGTCTTAGAAGGTCTTCGCAAATATGGTGGATGGGAGAGTACCGAAATGTCGGAACTTGATGTATACTACAGCGATGCTGATAATATTCGTCTCTCTGTCAGCAAGGACACCGGTGAAAATGGAAACATGATCCAGAAAATTAATGTTTTGAAGGAAGACTTCAATGGTACACCCCTTGATATACGCTTCAGTGTATCTCGTGAGATCCCAACTTGGGGTGAATATGAGATGGATCGTGTTCGCACAAAAACTCGTCACTCATTTGTACGAAAGAACCTCAGTATTGATATGACGACCTCTTCGGGTGACAATGCCGATATGGACTCCGAAGAGGAATGTTCATATCAGATTGAGTTTGAAATTGTAAAGCCCCAAGATGTTGGGACACGCGACGAGTTCTTCAACATAGTTCATAAGATTAATGATCTTTCTAAATTAATTCCTGTGTAATAAGTAAGATGATGCGTTTTGTAATCTTAGCCCTTTTGGCCTTCGCTCTCATATATGAAAAGAAGTCACAACCCCCCGAAGTCTTGGGTTCAAAGAATTTCCATCTCAGTGAGGGTATGTCCAAGCAGGTGTACCTTCTCATGCACAGGGAAGGTATGAGTCAAGAAAACCTCAAGAAGTTCGTTCAATTGGAGGATCGTTTTCTTCAAATTGAACGAAATTCGGTGTGTTCGGGTATTTCCTACATTGTTGAGGCGACAATCCTCTCAAACCTGATAAAGGATATGTTCCCAAATTATAACTTTGCGTATCACACAATTCACCTTAAGCAGGTGGCTGAACCAACTAAAACTGTGAATAACAGAATTATCTGCTGAATCTTTTTGGACTTTTATTACCACTACCACCAAGACCTACAATAACTAATATAATTGCAAGGCATAAAACTGATAATATAGAGACAATACCTGTGACACCAGTTTGTTTTTTTGAATCTGTTTTGAATTCGTCAAGTGACTTTGGAATGTAATCACCAATACCACCCGTTTTAGTTCCACCTCCGCTGGGTGAACCTGTATTCGCGGTTTGGTCACAAGTAGCGTTAATGGTTGAATCGGCTATACCTTGAATGTCAAAATCCTGAACACATATTTGAACAGATCTATTACAATTTGTGTTATACCCACTCGGTAAATATTTATTACCCACGCAAACCCCGCCAAAACATGGTTCCATACCGGACCAAGATTCTTTATAGTTTTCTGGTGTGGCTTCAACCAACTTATCATACGTCTGTTTTTTGTCACTACACCCAGCTGCTACGGGATCCGTATCACAAACTTTATTCGTTACATTGTAGCACGAACACCACGCCTGTGACTTACCAACACCCTTACAATAGGCTTCTGTTAGTTCATCATAAAAATTTTGGAGATTGTCTCTACTACATTCACCCGTGGTCTCAATTCTATCTCCAACTTTACAATATTCCCTGGCGTAATTAGCACCCCCGTGTCTTTCCATACAAGTTCCTCCGGTACCTCCTGGATTGCGTGAAATGTTATTGTAGTCTCTGCAAAAATCAACTCTCTTCTGACTTACATCATCACATAAATAAGTAGCACAATAACTTTCATATGCAGTACAATTATATGCACTTAATGCACTTTCACTAGTACCACTGACACGATAATTTGCACATTCCATTATCACTTAATATAAGTCAAGAATAAAATATATGATTATTATAAAATGTCAAGTGCTGCTCTAATTGGGGGTGTAGGTTTGATTATGTGTGCAAGTTCTTCAGTCGCTGGACTTTTATTAATGATGAATCAATCTTCAACAACTGAATCAGGTTCTTCTGGTGGATCAGGTGGATCAGGTGGATCAGGTGGATCTCCACCAGCTCCTTCTCCTTCTCCAACTCCTTCTCCAACTCCTTCTCCTTCTCCAACTCCTTCTCCTTCTCCAACTCCTTCTCCTTCTCCAACTCCTTCTCCTTCTCCTTCTCCTTCTCCTTCTCCTTCTCCTTCTCCTTCTCCTTCTCCTTCTCCAGCTCCAGCTCCTTCTCCACCTCCGGCTCTACCCCCACCTCCACCTTCCCCAAGTAGTTATTTCAACGCAAGTTGTCAAGATCTCGGAGGTGGTTCTGATACTATTGATGCATCGGGTTTAGATGATTGCCTGAATTTGTGTAGAACCAATGCACATGAATACCCTTATACATGCAAGGGTGTGATATATGGTGCAAATTATAACGGTCGTTCACCATTTTGCAGAATTTATAATAATAAAGACTTGGGAGGTCCTAACATATGTCCACGTGGTATAAAAAGTTATACTTTGAAATAATTAAAACTGTGAACACACGAGTAACATGTTGAGAAGGTTCCACACAAGCATGTGATGCTTGGGGCTCTCAATTTTGTTGTAATTCTTCACGATGTGCATGATGAGTGCGTTATCATCTTCATCATGCAATTCCAATAGATGTTTCGCTGGATCAGGTGCATTAGCAAACTTTTCATCAACTTTGAAGTCAAGTTCAAGTTCACACATAATCTTTTCACTCTCTCTCCCCTTTCTAATGTAATCAGCCACAATATAGATCACCGCATCTAAAAGCTCTTCTTGACACATGTTAATCCAAGAGTTTTCAGGTGTTCCCCATTCACGGGTATCGGAATTGACAATCACACCGTGGCCATATCTCTCCTTACCCAACTCAAGGCGTCCAATCAATTGTTCTTCAATTGATCCCATATTTAATTATCTTTGTGACTTATTCCTTAAGTTTATCCATGTCTTTTTGTACTTTTCAAGTTGTTTCATTGTTGGTCCATTCTTCATAATATAATTTGCCGCAGCATCTCTGTATTGGGCAACAAGCTTGTTTGGTACACCAGCGACATTCAATTGGTTACGAACAACTTTCTTTTCCAAGTTTCTACCTCTCTCAGTCTTCCACCGGTCCACGAGGCGTTTCTTGAGAGTATCCACATCCTTTTTGAAAGGAATACCTTGTTTATTTCCAGTCTTCAATCTGTTGAGGCGCATTTTCATTTCCTTGACATCATTGTTAAGGGAAGGCATCACATTCTTGTAACGATCTATCCATCGTTTGCCATAGAGCTTTACAATATCTTTACGAATGGAGTTTTCATTGAGACCTCTCTTCTTGACGACTTGCTCCTTCTTTACATCTCTCTTCTTTTGAGCCACTTCCTTACGAGTGGGTGGTGTCTTTGGTTTAGGTTTGGGGGCAAGCATGGCGTTGCGCGCATTTTCAATCTTCTTACAGAGTGTGGCCTTTGTCTCTTTGGAATCAAGTTTAATCTTGAGGATGCCGGCAACTCGGAGAAGTTCAGTCTTGCTGTATCCTGTACAAGTAGCGCGTCCAACCTTGAAGTTGTTACCCGATCCAACGAGGGCAACATTCTTCTTCTTTTGGGTGTTACGGAAAGTGGCACTCTTCACCCCCGAGATCTTCTTAATCTTTTCACAAATCTCCTCCTTCTTTGTTGAAGTGGTGATACCAACAACACCCATCTTCTTTGCGAGATCCACAAGCTCTGGTTTTGGCATACGCATACACTGCTTGGCGTCAATTTTGAGAGCCGACGCCTGCTTCTTGCTCAAAATAGATTTCTTTTTGGGGGATCTGACTTTCTTTCCCTTGACCAATCTGTTTGGTACAGATGCAGTTAGGGAGATTTCCCCATTTTCGTAGAGCATTTTTGCCAGTTGAGAACCATCTGTATATGACGCGAGCATATCCGCGGGTGTTTGAGCACCGGATATTTGAATGTTTCCAGACTTGGCCAATATATACTTATGACCCTTGTATGTGAGATACATAAATGGTGAGAGTTCCGCTTCATACTTGACATCGGTAGCACCATAACTGGTGACGAATTTTCGAGTCAGTGTGTCCATACTTTTAAAAATACCATTCACTCTAAACTGACCACTGAGATTGTTATATTCAAATGGGGTGTAGAGGAAGGCTTCCTTGTCACTGTAGTTATTTACAATGAAACGACGAATAAGTTCGGGTTGATTTGAGATGTTTGATCCAATAAATCCACCCGAGAAGCGAATCTTACCATTTTTGTAAAAGTTGATTGTGGCACCCTTAGATTCGGTGTCATCGGAAATCGCCACCTTCAATTGAACGGTAAAAAAGTCCTTGTTAAGGTCACCCCTCTTCCCGTATTCACGAGTGTGGGAGAAACCTGTCGTAAAACGTCCATAGACGCCATTAATCTCTTTGGTGTCTAAATAAAGACCCTCACCAATGGGTGTTCGTGGAAGGGGGGTCTTAAGGAGAATCTTCTTAAGATTGATTCGGGTTTCGGCGCTAAAGTTTTTATTCACCGTCGCATTGAACATTCCTGGGTTCAACTTACTGACCTTGAATGTCAAAGTGGGTGTTACAGGCTTCACAGCCATTGCGATAATTTCGTTGGTATTGTTATTATCATTGCTATTTGAATTATGAACAAATTGAGCAAACTCTCCATAGTTTTCGTTGCTCATAATATTTTTTTCAAGGCGGGGAGGAAACGCCATATCCGCCTCAATATCTCTAATTAGTGCGTTATTTGACGCAGTCGTAGAAACCGAACTTGGACTGTTCGTGGGACGCACCTCCACCCCCGACTGCCGGACAAATTCTCTGAGCTGCTGACTCATATCTACTATTGGGTAGTATTTTTTTTAGTAGTCATCGGTGAAACCAAGGGATTCTTCAACCACATCTAAACCGTAGATGACCGGTTGTTTTGGATAAGTTCTACCCTTGTAGTTGACGACTTCTTCCCTGACCTCAATGTCCCTTGAACTGAAAGGACCCGCATAGAAGTCCTGATTGAACTTGGGCTTGCCCAAATTGTTTGCTTGACAATGTTGATTGAATACCTGGATGAATAACTTTTGAGGCACAAAGAGTTCCTTTCCAAAGACAATGTTTGTACTTTCCAGGAAGTTGTGGAGTGTACTCGCAACCATAGCCACTTGCTTCTGGATCTTCTTGAAGTACTCTGGAACCACATTCCAGATATCTTTGTTCCTGTACTTATTTGAGTATTCAAGATACGCTTTGACACACTTGAGAAGAATGATGGGCAATTCTCTGTTCAACTTTTCATCAAGTTGTGGGTCGGCATCTCTTACCTGTTTTGAGAAGTTCCACGCCAAAATACGGCGGAGAACGGAACCGGAGTTATCCTTCCAGTTTGGAACTTCATTCCCCCCAAGGACCCCGGGAACATTCCACTCAATTGAGACCGCAGTCTTATTCTTTACAGCAACAGATACATCTTCACCTGAAACCATAGATTGGAACTCCGCCTGTTCCAATGCGAGGTCACCTTTGACCTCTGGTGCAATAAACATAAATGAATCCTTGATAGCTGAAAGACCAAACTTCTTTTCAATGTTGTTTGAAAGGGTGCCGACATCCTCATTTTCATAGAACTTTTTGAACACTTTTGTAATGAGGGTAGACTTACCTGAACGCGCGATACCCTTGAAGAATGGAATTACCTGCCAGCCATCTAATTCACCCACATCATAACAGAGACGACCACCCATGACATACGCCCAGTTACAGACTTCATCATCAAATTTTTGATACTTGAGAACGGAATCAAACCATGGTGTTGGAATATCTTGCCATCTCTCAATGTGAGAGAAGTCATCAAACTGTTGGTCAAAGTACTTACACGCAATGATAGTGGGATCAAGGCATCGGAACTCTTGACTATCGTATGGGTAGAAACAGCAATCATAGATTCCCTTGTCCGGAATCCATTCTTTTCCGACAAAGACACCATTTTTAAATGACCATACATGACGCCTCTTTGTAATTTCTGGAAACTGGGCATCAACACATTTTGTCATATTATCAATAACATCTCGGAAAACAGAGCCACGACTTGTAAAGTTTTTCCATGTAATGAAGTCGTCATCTTTTTGTGCGAGTGAATAGACAAACTGTTCAATGGTGAACTTTGGTTGCCAGGCGCGAGTTCTGTGTCCTTCCACTGTTCGGATTTCTTCACAGCACTGACCCTTGTATCTACGATAGCCAGCTTTGTATGTTTGATCAAGGGAGTACAGGAGACATTTTTGAAATGGTGTAGATTTTTCAACCTCATCTTCATCCATTGTAGATGGATCGCCGTTCACACTAAATTGTGGTTGAGCTGTTGGGTTATCTACTCTCTCAAATGAGGTGTAGTGCCGACGAATGTTTTCGTACCCATCACTTAATTGTTTAAGGATGTTGTTGATACGCTTGACCACGGTAATACCATCGTCATTTGGTTCCTGTTTGTGTATTTTAAGATCACGTGCATGATTTTTAAGAGTCACGAGATATGTTCTTTGTTTTTCACGGATACCCTTGATAGCCAAAATATCAATTCGTGATGGATTCGGATTACCATATTCATCAAAATTATCAGGGTGAATGAATTGCCGGTATCCCAACTCGCGTGCATTTCTAAAATCATTGGTTTTAAGATCCCAACGCTTTTCCCACTTTTCGATAGTACTATTAACCTCATCTTCTTTCATTGATTGGATGTGTTGTTTGAGTAACTCCGTCAGAGCCTCATACTTATTAGGTTCCTTATCAATGAAATGGGTATGTTCCATTTCTATGTATTTACTGAATAACGATTTTTGTTTCTAAGCTGATTTTGGGGGTTGTATTTTGGCAAGCATCTTTATGAGAATCTTGTTTTGGGTTTCTAATTGGTAACAGAGATTGACAAGGGCGGAGCACACGGTGTCGCCGTCTGGGGTCGCCAGAAGGGAGCTCATGAGACCCGCAAGATCCATGCCTTCGTCCTCCTCTTCTTGGAAGAAATCTTCTTCTTCTTCGTCAAACTCAATATCTTCCTCTTCATCGGAGATGATTTCCCCCTCTTCAATTTCATCAACTGGTTCTTCATCCTCAGGGCGAGACGACATTTTAAGCTAGACTGAGAAAAATTGAAATCAAAAATTTCGCACCAGGCGCGATTTTGGTCAGAAAAAAAATGTTGGTATATAGTACAAAAACTCTCACAATGGCCGGTGGTCTCATGCAACTTGTCGCTTACGGCGCCCAAGACGTCTACTTGACTGGTAACCCAAAGGTTACCTTCTTCCAAGCTGTCTACAAGCGTCACACTAACTTCGCGATGGAAAACATCGAACAAACTGTTAACGGTACCGCCGCCGACTCAGGCCGCGTGTCCGTCACTGTTGCCCGCAACGGTGATTTGGTCGGCGACATGTACGTCGAACTTCAATCCGCCGCGGCGAACACCTTGTCCGCGTCCGGTGATGACTGTAACTGGGTCGCCGAGCGTGCGATCGCGTCCGCTGAATTGTCCATTGGTGGACAGCGCATCGACAAGCACTACCAACGCTGGTGGCGTTTGTACTCCGAGCTTTACTTGGATGAATCCAAGAAGGCTAACTGGGGTAAGATGACCACTGCGATCACCGGTAACACCGTGTACTTGCCTTTGATCTTCTTCTTCAACCGCAACCCAGGTTTGTACTTGCCATTGATCGCCCTTCAATACCACGAAGTGCGCATTGACTTTGACCTTGCGTCCACCTTCTCCACCTACTTGAGCACCTCCGTGTTCAAGGTCTGGGCCAACTACGTCTACCTCGACACCGAAGAGCGCCGACGCTTCGCGCAAAAGGGTCACGAGTACCTCATCGAGCAAGTGCAACACACTGGCTCCGACACCGTGACTGCGGGCTCCACCTCCAACAAGCGCCTCAGCTACAACCACCCAGTCAAGGAATTGGTGTGGTGCTTCAACGACCCAGCGTCCGCGAACACTGCGACTTCCTTGTGGAACTTCACCACCGCTCCAGGTGCGACCTCCATCGTTCTCGAGTCCAACGCGTTCGCTGAAATCTCTGGTAACTGCTATGTGCCAACCACCTTCGCGTCTGGTGTGCCACTCGTGAAGTGCGGTGAAGCTGGTTCCATTGTTGACTTCACCGAAGAAGCTGCGGGTCCATTGACTGACTTCAAGTTGGTCCTCAACGGTCAAGACCGATTCAAGGCCCAAAAGGGTAAGTACTTCAACCAAGTGCAAGCGTACAACCACCACTCTGGCTGCCCATACCCAGGTGTGTACTCGTACTCCTTCGCGCTCAAGCCAGAAGAACATCAACCAACCGGGAGCTGTAATTTCAGTCGTATTGACAATGCTCAAGTCGCGGTCACCATCCCAGCGGCGGCGGCCTCCACCACCATGCACATGTTCGCGGTCAACTACAACGTTCTCCGCATCCAAAGCGGTATGGGTGGCCTTGCGTTCTCCAACTAAGTTGGTATTTTGATCTCGTCTCGTTTCGCGCAATAAAAAATTAAGTTTAAAAAATGTTTAGAACACAATTTTTAAATCTAATATTATAGTAAAAATGGCGCAAAAGCAAACTAAGCAACAGCAGATGGGTGTCTGGATCCCAGTCTCAATTCTCGCTTTGGGTGTGATCGCAACTGTTTTCGCAATGTCACGCAATGGTCGTAATGGATATTTCAAACTTAAATAAATGGCACACATAATAACAAATGCAGGACGTTTACACAGATGGAAGTTGTCTTGGTAATCCGGGTCCAGGGGGATGGGCAGTTGCCGGTGCGGGTATCAAGATATCAGGTGGACAGGACAAGACAACTAACAATGTGATGGAAATGACTGCTGTCGTTAAGGCGCTTCAACAGTGCCTCGCATGCGACATTCTTGAGATAAGGCTATTCACGGATAGTAACTATGTCAAGAATGGAATAACTTCATGGATTAAAAATTGGAAAAGGAATGGATGGCGCACGGCTGCGGGTGCACCTGTGAAGAATAAGGAACTGTGGATTGAAATTGACACCCTTTCGCAGAGAATGAAACAGGTTGATTGGCGTTGGGTCAAGGCACACAACGGACATCCACAGAATGAATTGGTTGATACAATGGCACGACAAGAGGCGACTGAGATTAAAAATAACCGCGTAAAATAATGGGTGAAGAAGTGGTGTGCGAGCACAATCCGTGGTGTGATAAGCAAGAGAAGCTTCTCAAATCATGGGCGCAGAGAGCTGCGGGATATAGATGGCTCCACAATCACGCCCGTCTTCACTATAAAAAGCAAAATGACTACCTGTCATATCCAAGTATAGTAATAGCGAGTATCACAGGTGTAGGTGGTTTTGCGGTTCTCAACCCAAGTGGGAATGAAGATTTGGACCCCTCTACGAGAACTAAAATTATGATTGTCCAGTACTTTTTTGCATTCCTCAATGTAATTGGTGGTATTCTCACGAGTATTTCAAAGTTTAGTCAAAGCTCTACTCTATCCGAGAATCACTCTGTGATGTGCGTTCAGTATTCCAAATATTATAGAAATATAGATATGGAATTGTCCCTTGAGGCCAAAGATCGTTCATGTGTGATAGATTTTGTCAAGAAGTGTCGTGAAGAGTATGATAGACTTCTTGATGACGCACCGGATATTCCAGCAATATCCATAGAGGCATTCAATTTAGAATTTCCAGATAGAGAAAACAAACCGGATGTGTGTAACGGTCTTAGCATTATAGTGAGTGATGAAACCTCATCAGAACTCGCGTCAAAGAAGGCTGTGACGAGATGGCTTAATGCTATAGCTGGTGTAAAACGAAAAAGTAGAGATATTCGTAGAGATCAAAGTGTGGATGATTTAGCCAGAATGGAAAGCGTTTAAAGAGTTTATTCGTTTTAAATGAAATGGATGATTATATTTTGGAGCTTCCAAACTTTGTGTCACCGGAACTATGCAAGAAGATTGTGAACATATATAAAAACCCTATCGGTCAAAAAATACAACCATCTTTTCCTATATATAGAATTAATGGCGAAGACCACGAAACTGCCAGGTTTAGTAATGTGGTTTCTATGGCGTCACAAACAAAGTACAAAGATGTCTTACAGCCCACAACTGATTTATTTAAGGATGCATTTGTCAAATACACGAACAAATTATATACGGATTTTGAAGATTTAAATAAAGAATTTACCAAAGGGTTACACCCCTACACAACGGAATTGAAAACAAAGAAACATGTTCAGATATGGAATGCATGTACATTACATGAAATAGAAAAAGGACAGTTTTATTCGTGGCATCATGATTATGAATGGAACGACGCGGGCGCTTTTATACAAATAATAATATACTTAAACACATTGGAAGAGGGTGAGGGTGGTTGTACAGAGTTCTTAAATGGTAGAAAAGTGAGACCCGAAATTGGAAAAGTTCTCGTGTATCCAAGATCTTGGACGTATTTGCACAAAGGTGGTGAAGTAATAGGTGATAATGCAAAATATATATGTACCGCAAGTATAAGACTTAAATTATTGGAATAATGTTTAAAGAATATAATATATTTGATATAAAATGGATAATTTCATATTGGAAATCCCCAATTTTTTGTCACCACAACTATGTGAAATGATTGTAAATCGTTTCGATGGTGACGACACACGGAAAGAAGGTACTTATATCTACAATCTAAATAGAAATTTTATCACCTCTGGTAAAAACTGTATAGATATAAATATTACAGACTCAAGTAATTGGGGAGATATTAATAATATCATGACTGACCTATCACATGAAGCTGTTAAAAAGTATGAGAATCATTTAAAAAAGAATTTTAATTACAATAAAAAGCGTCATATGTTCGAAAGACAATATCATCACACCGGGTTGGGTCATACAGAAATTTATATAGAAAAGTATGAAAAATCTACAAAAGATGAATGGCGTCACGAATATTGTCCTTGGAATTCAACCTTTGTACACCTGGTTTACTTTTTAAACACCACAGAACAAAATGATGATGCATGTGTGGAATTTATCAATGGACAACGTATCAAACCAGAGCGTGGTAAACTACTTTTATACCCATGTAGTTGGTTATTACCTAGACGTATGAACACGTCAAGTGAAAGTGAGATGTATATTTGCACAATATCTGTTGGATGGGAATGTCCACCAGATCCCAACGAAGGTACGTAGCCGGAATGGAGAGTGTATAATTTATTTCGTAAATATAGTAATGGATCCACCTTGTTATGGATGAGTTAGCTAGAATGGAGAGTGCATGATTTATCTGCGACAAAAGCATAGAAAGTTGTAAATAGAACTAATGTGGGTAACAAAACTTTTTGCCTCTGTGGGAACAGGGCCATACCCAAAATGAGTAGACACAATATATACATGTACAAAAATTGTGTGTATTCAACTATAGCTCTCGTGTAACGATCAAACCCTGGAGAACCTGGGTACGACACAAAGATGGCATCCGTATCATGTTTCTTATCCAAAGGTCCAAAGTTTTTAAAGATTTTCTCTTCTTCATCAACCTTTACAAATTCGGATTTTTGACAAACTGTGTTTATATTTGTTTGATCATCTTCACACTTTTCAGCTAATGCTTCATCTATGACACTCTTGAGTTCTTTAGCGTAACCCATGTAAAGACCCGAGTTGGCGGTAGATTTTTCACCACACTTTCCAAAAATCAGGTGTGTAAGAGGTTTACCGGGGACTTCTGGATCCTTTGACACGAGAACCTTACAATTACATTCCTTGAAAAGTTCAACAACTTCATGTGGATTTTTATTGATCTTTGTGTCAAATCCATCAATGAAAATAACAATGTCATCGTCACCCCTGGTTTCAAGGTGTTGTGTCATCGCCTTGTACTTATCACTGAACCCATTCCACTTTGTTCCCCAACCCAAAACTTTGACTGGAACACCAAACTCATTATTGACAAGTTCTTCAAACATACCCCGAGACTTGTTCGCGTATGTCACAATTTCCAGAGACATTCCTATACATTATACATACATAAAAACTTCGCGCGTGTGTAATTCAAAATGAACATTGGCATCCTTACCGCTGGTGGTGTGTGCCCGGGTGTGAATACTCTCATCCGGTCAATCACTCTTCGTGAAAAAAGTCAAGGCAACCGCGTCCACGGTTTCGCAGATGGTTTTAGAGGTCTCAATCAAAATGTAAAGACATACTTTGACCAGGATGATATTGACGATGGACCCGGGTCCCTTTTGAAAACATCCTATGACTTTGTTAATGTTGATGAAGCTGTTAAGAATATTACTGGACTTGACCGACTCTATTGTATCTGTGGAAATGAATCCATGAAGTCTGCGAGGGATTTGGCCCTTGATGATCGTGTAGATACAAACATCATCGGTATTGCCAAAACAGTTTTCAATGATATGCCCGGTCTTGAATCCCTTGGATTTCAAACAGCCATTCAAGAACTTGCTCGTTACATTGATTGCGCATACATTGAGGCGGTCTCAACGAATTCAATCGTATTTCTGGAAGTGCCAGGTAGAGGAAACAGTGAATTGGTTGTACATGCGGGTCTCGCACGGAACTCTAAGATTACTAATGTGATCACCCCAGAAACAAAGGTAGACTACAGGTCTGCTATTGAATATAGCTACGCTAAGAGAGGGTATGCAGTTGTTATCATCTCGGAAATCTGTGAATACGACTACTTAATCACCAGTCTTTCTGTAAAATCTAAAGTTATTACACCTGGGTACCTTATCAGGGATGTTGAACCTTGTGTCTATGATTCAATTCTCGCAGAGCGAATGGTTCGGGAAGCTTTTGCCCACGCACAAGAGCACAGAGACTTCATCAAGGGTGCGACAAATATTGTATCTTTCAACGATTATCTCCGCTTAGTGTAGGTTGAATGTTTAGGGCACTCTACAAAGATCCAAAGTTTGTGGGTGCCCAACTATCACCACCGGATCTGATTACGGTGATTACAGAAGATGGTATTGAATACTTTACCTCCGAAGTTCCATTCAGATCTGAAGCTACAATTGATAAACAAACGAAACAGGTTAAAGGTACAACTCGTGGTAAACAGAGAATAGTCCAACTATTTGGCGAGCCTGTGACAAGGCAGAAGGGTCGCTTTACAGTCACAGAGTATGAATTGTGAGAGCTCCTATAGCTCAGTTGGTTAGAGCGCGGTGCTTATACAAAAGTATATTTAGGCGGGGTCATTCCCGTAAGGGCACGCCGAGGTCATGGGTTCGAGACCCATTGGGAGCAATTTTACCTTTTAGATGTGTTGTCCCACATGTAAAAGATAATCCTATCCTATGTTAGATGATAACCCGAAAGCGTGGTGTGTTTTACAGAGCTGGACGTCCAGTCCCCGAAGCCGAACAGCAAAGGTATCACAAAATTGGTATTCCACCTGCGTACACAAATGTTGAGGTGTACGCCAATGACCCAAAGCTTTTGGCGACTGCTGTGGATGCCACCGGTAAAAAGCATTACTACTACAGTGAAAAGTTCCTGGAAAAACAGAGAAAGTTGAGAAGAGGGAGAGCTACACAAATTGACTTTTCCAGGATTAAGAGTGTCACCGCAAAGATACTTGGTGATCCCAAGCACCCGTTATGGGATGACGCACTCACTCTCCGCATGATTGTCGTGGCATATCTCCGTTCGGGATCAAGGGACAATGACGACGCCCTCGGTGCCATGTCCCTAAGGAGGAAGCATGTCAAATTGAACCGAGATGGTCAAACTCTCACATTTGACTTCCCCGCAAAGAGTGGTCAACGGAGATTCTATGAAGTGAGGGACAAAGTTCTCCATGAAGCCATCTCAAAGCAACAAAAACCCCTCCTCTCTGGTAACTCAACCCATACAAGAGTCAGAGACCTTTTACGGAGGATTACACGGAATGATACCATACAAATCAAGGATGTTAGAACAGCTGGGAGTATGCAACTCTTCCAAAAGCACCTCAAAAAGTATGATGGCGACGAAAAGAAGGCGACACACGCAACCGCGGAAACTATAGGTCATACACCCTCCGTGTCTAAAAAATATTACTTATTGTAATGAGGTACGGGTCCGTAGCCCGAAAAATGTTCAAGGTGCGTTGGGGTCTCCATGGTAAGGGTCTCAGGCGATGACATGAATCAGACTCAGCGCGACTCCGTTCAATATGGTCGCAAAATTGACAAGATAAAGGAGCCAACAGCAGCCCAAAAGAAGAAAGACCAGAAACTTATTGACGCAGCTTTTAAGGCTTTTGATAAAGCTTCTCGGGTAGAAGATGATTATGTAGAATTTGAGAACAAAATGAGAAAAAAATAGACCTAAGTTAGCTTAAAGACCTGTAAAAGTTACTTCAAAAAACAAGACCTCATGCGCTGCCCCAACTGCAAAACGTGCTTAACTGCTATTAAGAAAGGACACACGGAATGTGTTATGTCTTTCGATTATAGGAAATGCAAAAATGCTTTGATTGAAGCTGCTAAAGCAAAACAGCTTCATGTATACAACGCTCTCAAAGGAATGCATTGGATTCGGAATTTGAACCCCTCCCTTGTCGATGACTGGGATACCCTTGGGACTCATCTTATCTTGAATAACTGGTATGATCAATATCATGAAATGTATAGACCCATCATTCAAGAAAGACCCTCTGGTATGGAACCGCGGCGCAAACAACACGTGCGAAACGTTGTGAATGCGTGTATTAAAGCCAATGACTTACAAACTCTCAACAAATACGTGTATGCGCGTTCTGTGGTTGGTAATGATTGGACACGAGCTGACCAAAACTCAAGTGTTCGGTACACGGTCCCGGGCCCACGAATTATGGATTTGTATGCATCTGAAGATGATATGATGTATACGATGGAATTGGCTGTTAAATCCAAGAATAAGGATATCATTAAGGAAGTGTATGGATGGTTTCAAAACAGAAGCACCCATTGGAATACGTGGGATTTTGATTATGCGATTGAAACCGGTGACACCTCTGTTTTGTTTCAAGTCATCGAATTATGGAGAAATTGCCCGGATGGAATGAGAGGGGTTGGAATCCAAATGAAATTGGCCACTATCGCAAAAAGTCGCTTAGATATGTTAAAGTTGTTGGATGATTTCCTTCCTAACAAGGAATACCCAGAGAATATGATGCGCCAGATTAATTACAGCAGAGGTAAATCTACCAGAGACAGAAGACAGATGGCTTCGTATGTATCCCAAAAGATGCTCGGGCTCCGCCGAGAACACACTGCGAGTTTAGCTGCGGGAATCGTTGAACATGAGAGAATTGAACAGCGCCGAATCGTTGAACGTGAGAGAATTGAACAGCGCCAAGCCACTGCCGCACCCGTAGCTCCCGCGGAAGAAAGACCCACCAATCTTCAAAAAGCGTTGGCGATCATTGAAGATTGTGATATTCAAGAGGGAAAGTACCTGGAACTGTGTAACCTTCTCATGGATGTGCACAGAAGAGGTGTGAGAGTATAGAATTAGCTTGTAAAATGATGTAAAACACATGCGGAAACTATAGGTCATACACCCTCCGTGTCTAAAAAATATTACTTATTGTAATGAGGTACGGGTCCGTAGCCCGAAAAATGTTCAAGGTGCGTTGGGGTCTCCATGGTAAGGGTCTCACAGAAGATCATCATATTATACCCAGACAGTTCAAGAAACATCCAATTGTTGTGAAATCTGGATATGATATAAATGCGAGTAAGAACCTCATAATGTTACCAACACGCCTTGGTAAGTTTGTACTCTGTGTGAGAGAAGACCGCCTTATTCATGCGGGAAAACACACGGGCTACAATAAGTATGTTGGAAATATGTTAGATTCTATGAAATCTACAAGTGAATTTACAGATTTTACAAAGTTTTTGAGAACTGCCTGTCGTCACAGACCCCACGACATACCCTGGTCTTAGTATCCAAATAAAACATCATCTGGAGTTGCCGATGGATGGTTTCTTGAAAAGTACTTGGGTCTACCATGTTGGCTATGTCCAATAGTGCTATTGTGGGTGCGATCAATTTTCATATACCGACGCATATCTTTGTAGTAAATGCGAGCACCTTTAGCAATTAAGTCTTCGTGTTTCATATCAATGTGATTATCCATTGGTAAAAAGTATTTAGTGTACCTCTTCATATTTTGAACATTTATCAAATAACACTTGGTACTTGATATCCACTTTACCTTTTCAAGTTTACCATCTTGTTTATCTGGAAGTCGTGAGAGACAGTGGAAAAAACACATTTCAAACTCTTCACCCCTTTCATCAATAACCTTTTGTATTTCGTCATAAAGTTTATTGGATTTTACAATAACATTGTCTTCAAAAATTACTGCGTACTTAAGATCCTGTTTAAAACATCTATCATAAAAATCCATGTGCCCCATGAAGCATCCAATAGCACCCATATTAAAGTATGTTATATCTGGTCTTTTCACCGATGGATTGTAGTGCATTTCCAGAGCCTTTTCATAGTACTCTGGATCAATATGATTTTCAAATTCCTTAGCAACTTTTACATTTCTTGTATCTGGACCATAAATAACTTCAATTGGAATTTCTTTGTTGTGGTTACGCATAAATGTTTCCTGTCTGATAGTCTCTTTTGGGAGAGTCAGTAGAAAAGACTTGTAGTTGTAGTTTTCTCGTTGGACCCGCGTGACAGTTCTGATAATGATGGCGACCAATAAAAGGACTAAGATGAGCCAAATCATACCTACTTAAACATTAGAAAATAATACATGGTAAGATGAATCTCGTGGATATTTCCGGTCTCGTGAGTTCCATTTTAATATGTCTCATGTTTGTACCAGAGATAGTACATGTCTATAAACATAGAGACGCTAAAGCCATAAATTATTCTTTCTTACACTTAAACCTCATTGCGAGTGTGCTTGCTCTTGTGTACTCCGTCCATTACAATGTTATTCCGATGACGATTACAAATGTCTCAGCTGGAATTTTTTCATTAATATTATTTCACTTTAAATATGTAAACGAGCTTAAAGGGGAGAATCAAACTATTGATGAAGTGGGTGTATAATAGCCCCACTTCAACTAAAAGCTCTTATAGTGTAGTGGTCATCACTTTGGACTTTGAATCCAACAACCCTGGTTCAAATCCAGGTAGGAGCTTTACCCAGCCTTAGCTCAGTTGGAAGAGCAACTGACTGTAGTGCGTTACATAGCACTGTTTAAAATCACTGTTATCAGTGGGTCACTGGTTCGAATCCGGTAGGCTGGACCATTTCCTTGTAACTCAATCGGAAGAGTGTACGACTGTTAATCGTAAAGTAGCGAGATCGAAACTCGCCAAGGAAGTTTTTGCATCTATGGCCAAGTGGTAAGGCGTCTCTTTAGTAAGGAGAAGATCGTGCGTTCGAACCGCACTAGATGCATTCTATTTATTTTTTTACAACTTCTATTTCCAAGTTGTAAAAAAATATTTATCTCATTAACCATGTAGTTATTGTGTATCTCATTGTATTATTTAATAGATCATCTGTATAATGTGGATGTGTCCAATACGGGGGAAACGCAATGGCTTGTCCTTTTTTAAGTTTCGTGGTAATTTTTTGTTCGGGGAAGTGGATTTCACCACCTTCGTAGTCATTGTTTAAAGCAATTATTAAAGTTAATTCTCTCATGTCATTTGGAGTTAAAAATCCACGCTCATCCATGAGTTCCCTTCTGAAAACCCCATCTATGTGTATTTTTGTTGCACCATATATTTTTCTAAGTTGGAATGAACTGAACGCGGATACACTAATTGGAAAGGTATCCATTAATTTATGTGTTATTTTAGCAACCACTTCATATATCTTTTCATTAATTATATCAGCTCCGTTTTCAGACCCCATTTTCAGTGGAAAACAACATTTACCCCGGACATTTGACCCACTATCTCCATTTTCTTCAATATTTGCTGATGTATTTATAAAAGTGATTATTTCGTGACATAAAGTATTTGATATAACATTGTCAAGTAAACAAATGTGATTATTTGGTTCACTCTCGTCCATGTGCAATTATGTTTATTTGTCTTTAAATATTTATCATTCACCAAACATCCATGTTTTTAATATATATGTCACCGAATTAGAATCTGTCGCCCTTATCTTATATGGGTGTGTCCAATATGGAGGGAATATAACAATCTCACCCGTTTTTAATTTTATGGATACATCCTGTATTGGAAAATATAAATCGGTGTCATTTAGAGCTGAAATAATTGTCAAACATTTAACTTTATCTTTAGGTACCACGTCCATGTTAGAATCTCTTATACAATCAATGGTAATGTTACTATCACCTTCAAATTTTTGAAATATATATCCGGGGTCACCGTATATAGTTAATTTTAAGTTTGATCTGACTAGGTCGGCCAGAGGTTTAAAAATATCGAGGATTTCATTGTTTATTCTTTTTTGCCAGTCATCTCTCGCGTCATCTGATATTTTGGGGGGTTCATACAATAAAATTTCATCCGTTTCATTGTATTCCTCAATAAATTTAACATAATTATCACATTTATCGAGTTCAAAATTAATACCGTCAATTTTATAGATACTATCTCTTCCAGACATTATTACTTAACTGATAATTTTTGTGTATGTTTTTAACACACCCTGATACCTTTAAACTTTCCTCATAAACTGAAATATATGTTCAACCACAATTGAGGCCCCCAAGACTGTGAGAACTGCATTGTCGTATTTAAATCCATAACCTACGAGAATGAAACCCCACAGGAAAGCGAGGTAGTCTGTCATTGGTGCTGCCATGTAGCTACAATTTGATTCAGTTGGGATGGACGCTTCCATCATCTGATAATACGCATGTCCCAAAAGCACCGAGAGAAGGATCGCATACACGTGCTTCTGCATATACTTTATCTGGGATATTAATATATTTCCCAATTTTAATGGAGCTCAAAGAACTCAAACACCATTGGAAAACCCTCAGAGCTGAACTGGATACTCTCCCAAATACATTCATTTCTGAAAAACCACGGCCAACTGGCGAATGGGAAGGTTCTGAAATCTTAAAAGAAATTGTATCAGAATATACATCTGGAAAGTGTGGGTGGCTCAAAGGTGGTCAAAGTCATGTTCAGGATGAATGGATTAGCTGGCCTCTATTTTGGGAAGGTAAGCCTGTTTTAGGAAACTGTTTAAAATGCCCTAAAACATATGAGTTACTTTCTCAAATAAAAGGTATTCATATAGGTGGATTTGCTCTCATGAAAGGTGGTGTAAAGTTAAAACAACATACAGATTCGGTTGGATCTAAATATAAGTTTACTTATCACTTGGGACTAAAGTGTCCAGAAGAATGTTATTTACATCACTACACATTGGGAGATCTCAAAGAGGAAGATGGAAAACACATCATAATGAATGCAAGATTTCCTCACTGGGCCGAAAACAAATCAGAAGAAGATCGTGTAATTTTATACATTGAGTATTACACTTCATAAACCTTATGATCCCCAAAGTAGTTTCTTTGAGCCATGAGGAAGTTCATAGAAGTTCTCGTTTGATGTTTGAAATCGTATTGAGTGAGAGCCGCACAGACGGATGGACAAGGAATACCGGATTTAGCACAATGCATAACAAATAGTCGCGCATCATTCACTGTTTCGTTTATGACTTCGTAAAGATCCTTTGATACCATTGGACATTCAATGATAGTTCCCAAACCCCACGCCTTTGCGACTTGGTCCTTGTCAATGCTTCTTGTGCGCATGAGATCATACCCCTCCGAAAGGGAGCTCGCAAATACAAAGCGGAGTGTATTCAAGGCTACAACCCTGTCATAGAAAATACAAGTTTTTTGACAAGTATCCAAATACTTTTCATACGAACTCGTGATTCTCGCGTTGAGGGCTGCGTTTATAATTGGAGTTGGAATCTCATATTCCATCCCAACCTTGGAACACCAAAGTCCTGTATGATTCATCTCGGCAATATCCGAAATCTTGTGAATCTCAAACTTTTTCAACACATCAACCGCCGCATTCATGAGAAAACCATCAATATCTGTACCGTGTGTATCATTCATAAGTTGTGACATACAGATCTGATCCTGGTTACAATACGAATAAACATCAGCCATGCCTTGAAGCATACCATATTCTACCCCATTATGAACCATCTTTGTGTAATGACCAACCCCAAAATCATTACCCATGTATGTAACATTTTTACAGAAAGTCTCAAGAAATTCTCTATTATTGTCGTAGGTGAGTTTATTACAACCGAGCATGAGGGCTGGTCCATTGAGAGCACCTTTAGCACCACCGGAGAGTCCCGCACCAATGTAACGAATGCCGTGTGTGGCAAGGTATGCGCCCCGGTGTCTTGACACCCTATAGTGTTCATTTGAGCAGTCAATCACTGTATCAAGTGGATCTAATGACTTCAACATATACCTAATGACACTGTCGGTTGTTTCACCCGATGGGAGGGTTGTGATGATTGTTCGGGGCAATTCCATGGAAGAAATCATTTCACAAAGACTTTCATGCCCGCGAATACCGAGACCCCTTTTCATAAGTTCATTGACTTTTTGGGGTGTTCGGTTATACACATGAACATCAGTCTTTTTTTGAATGTTGAGGGCGAGGTTTTGCCCAATGGCACCAAGACCAACAAGTCCGTACGAAGACATCTACGATTTTATATCTCTATAACTTTATGTTGATTCTTGTGCCACCCGCGTATACTAATTTCGCTTGGTTCGCACCATGGATAAATATCATTACCAATAAAGTTTATGGCTTCCATACCAGATTCAATACATTGATCACAAGTTTCAATACTGTCATCAATGATACACCCAATACCAAGGGCGCGACAGATATCAACCTTCTTAACTTCATTCTCAGTAAAACTGTTGGTGAGGATTACATCATCAAAGATACCGGGAAAGAAACGATCAATCCAGAGTTCGGTAGTTTCACGCACCACATCCTGACGACCTGTGACAATATACATCTTGTCATAGACTCTACGATAGTTTTGCATGGCTGGTTGTGCACCAAGGATTGGTTTCAGGTAAAGAAAGTCTTTAGAACGATAAAACTTGTGGAGGATTTCTTGGGATTGTTCTTCTGTACAATTAAAAATTTCCCTATAAAGATATTTGTATTTGGGTTTGGTGGGCAACGCAACACCCCTCCATTTTGCCATAGGTTCAAGTAGGTTTACAAGCACTTCATCTACATCTACAGCAAGCTTGGTGTTCATTTACTTTCTCCTGACATTATTCATAATCGCGAATCACCACACCTACGGGGAAGCGTGGTACGCCAAGGGCTGTCAGGTTTTGGAAACGCACCGTGAGTTGTTTTCCAATATATTGGTCTCGCTCACTGTAGTATCTCTCCCTCTCTTTGATGGTTCCCTCGGGTTTCACGGTAAACTCGTGACCATCCCCCGTTTTACAGACCCATACAACGGCATCGGCGTCCCTCCCGTGCCCTGTCTTGGCACCCACAATTTCATACTCCTCGGTTTGAAACTCCTTAAACTTGAGGAGATAGTTACTTCTCTTTCCAATCTCATAGGTACTCGTGGTCTCCCGAATCATAATACCTTCATGCCCCTGTTCAACAAATTGTTTGTGATATTTGAACATCTCACTCTTTTTAGGGACAAGGATAGTATCCACGACGGTTGGGGTTTTATCCTTGAGTATCCGTTGCCTCTCCGCAAAGGGGAGGTCAGGTCGCTTTGTATCAAAGTAGTCAAATCCATGGAACTCCAAACTCTTGGGATCCATCTTGAAGGCACTCGTGAGATCCTCAAAATTCATACCAGGTGCGTAACATTCACCATCTAACCACTCCGTGTCCCCCAACTTCTCTGCGAGGTGCTCAACACCTTTCACAATTTTACCAGTCCTTGAAAAGCACCCACTCTTTGATACAAGGAGACGCACACCATCCAGCTTTGGTTGAACATAAAACGGTTCGGAGATGTACTTTTCTCGGTCTTCCCACTTATTGGCCAACATTGGAAGGATTTGGGTCACTTTTGTGTTTTCATTGTTCCACATAGTTTTGGCGCGAGCTAAAGCTTTCTCGTAACCAGTCTTCACATGAGTTCTGGACTCAATTACCTTTTCACTTCCAACCATACCAGTGGTCTTCACAATATCAGCAGTTCCATCCCCAAGGTCTTCCACTCTAATATCAGTGAATCGTTTGCGACCATTTTTGTCTTCTCGGATAAGGCGTTCCATTATACTTTTAATTAATTTCTCAACTTTAAATAGATGTCTTCACTGCCAGTTGTAAATTATGGTAGAATGGAACGACTTAGGCCTCCAGAGCGCACAAGTGTACCTATGAACGCGAATACTTTTGCTATTGGGTTTATAATATTGTGTATACTTGGTCTTTACAAACGCTACATTACTGTTAGTCAATCGCGTGAGCAATCTTATACTTTAGACACTTTGATGCCGACAAAAAGAGGTCTTTCTTCATCAGTTTCTTAAACTTCTTCTCGGGGATCTCAGTCTTAGTCATATACATGTTCTTGAGGGATGCCATAAACTTGTCACAGCTCTTCATCTCATTTTTGAGATCTTGATACTTGCCCCAAAAGTCTGTACTCAATTGGTGAATCAAAAGGTACGCATTTTCACCCATGCGTCGTTCTGATCCACCCAAAAACATGAAAGTAGCCGCAGAGCAACAGGCACCTTGGGCAATCGTCACAACCTTAACGCGAGACTTTTCAAGAACATTCTTTAGAGTGAATCCTGAAAACATGTCACCACCCTCACTCATAATGTGAATACGAATCTCTGGTTCGTAGCCAATGAGATCTGCCTTTTGCTTGAGAAGGTGGATTTCCAACTTTCGGAAGCTCTCAACAAACTCAAGGGTGTTTTCTGGGGTAATCTCGCCATAGAAGTGGATTTCATTCCCGATAGTCTTGGTAACCTCGGGTTCTTCTTCTTCGCCGAGAACCTTTGGACCTTTATTTTCCAAAGCTCCACCCAAAATTGTTTCAAAGATCTTCTCAACTTCTTTCTGCGATGGCATTTTTCAATGCTTTCTTTACTCTGGTTACATCTCTCTGTTTTAACTTACTTCCAACCGCGAGATGATTCATGACATCAAAGTCTTGCGGGGTTAAACCATATTCTAACATTGGTTCTATATCACCGTTTTCGGCGTATTTCTTGAGTAAACAAAGATCTTCTATTCCTAATTGGTGACCACACCGTCTTTGTATATCCCTAAACTTCTGTGACCTCATTTTGTAATTACCATACTTTGTCCAACAACTCCCGGGTCTAATCTTGTCCTTTACAAGTGGTGTACCAATACACAACTTTGGTATTGCGAGAGCATTCAATACAAAATGAGGCATGAGATTCCAATCACCCGTTGAATACATGTGGTCGTCGTATATATCGGCATCTGAAAACGCACGCGACGCTCTATCGTATTTGATACCTCTTGAATCCAAGTAATTTTCCTGAAATATATCCCATACATGTCCATGTTCGTGGATTTTATCCGGAATTTTTGTAAAGTTTGGATCTGTAAGGACATCCGCTATAAACTCTTTGGGTGTTTTGAATATATCCTTTTGGTCATAATCATCCAGATATGAAAAGAAGTCTCTAATGTTACCATTACACATAACAGCTGCATTTTCAGCCTTCTTTGAACGATCTTCTGTGAGAGTCAGAATCTTATCTGGTTTATGCTTTGGTATAAATATTGTCTCAAAATTTGGAAACATACACATATTTAGTGATGTAACCACGAGAGATCCCCGTGTCAATTTTCTATCACCATCCGAAACACTCCCTACAAGACTTTTAAACTCCTGGTTGTAATCCTCAATGAATGCGTGCTTCGCAGCACCTTTTATAAAAGTGAGAAAAGGAGATTTACTCTTTAGGTGTTCACTGTGAATTTCAACACTGTTTGATTCATTTAGAACCGCATTTAATACATATGTCTTCCCAACTCCCGAAGCACCACATATGAAGACATTCTTTCGCTCACGAATGTACTTTTTCAATAGATCAATCTGTTTTGTGTGAATCGTGTCAACAGGGGGATCCTTTTTTTGTTCGATTATTTTAATGAAGGAATCCATTGATGATCTTACTAATCAAGCCATAGATTTGGTGCTTGAAAATGACGCACTACAAGAACGTATCGTAAAACCTTTAAGAAGGAAAATTTTACCATATGCTGTGTGTGCTGGTTTAACTAACATGATTATGCTTATTCTGTTGGTGTACCTTGCTCAACGTCTGGCTCGTCTTCAGGCTCTTCAGAAACCACCGATGTGAGTTCTTCCTCCTGATCTAATTCAGACTGCATCTCTTCAAGGATCTTTACTTTTGCTTCATATTCTTCCCTCCCCTTCACGAGTTCTCCAATCTTGGAAAGTGGTCCGCCCTTTGTTGATTCGGAGATGACACTTGAACCCGTGTGTGATCTTATATTTGTGAAACCTGGTAGTTTCAACTTGGGAATCGCTCGGACATCGAGAATCTCAGGCTTCGTGAATATATTGTCAAGTGGGTATTCCTTTTCAAACTCTGCAAGGATAGTTGATGGAACACTGGGTGACTGTTCAATGAGACGGTCATATTCATTCTTGCATCTGGTAACAAATTCCAGACCATCCGTGCTACGCTCTTCACGAGCGAGAGCTAATTCTAATCTAATATTTCTGGAAAGAAGACCAAAAGACAACGCAGCCGCCTTGTGATTTTCCATTAATTCATTGATCTTCAAGAACTGCATAATGGTCGCGACGAGACCTGCGATAAGGTTAAGACCACCAATGACAGATGGCACCATACCACGGAGGTTCTCAGGAAACTGTTCTTGAGCAAAGTTCGCAGTACCTGTGATTGTTGAAAGTATAATGACAGGTAAAGTAAAACGCATACTCAATCCCTTGTACAACAGGAACGCTCGGTGATGCATGTACCTGTAACACCCCGAAGCCTCACCCCATTGACGCAATATAGATTCGTGTTGCTCATTCCAACTATCACGACGATTTTCAAGTGCCTGTTGTTTGATCATTTGATCGTCAAAAATTTCTTGGTTCATTTTATAATAGATGAACATAATATTCTGGATTCATCTTGTATTTCTCATAGGTATTCTGGTAGTTCCATTTACAAATGATCGCAGAAACCTTGAATTTTATTCCATACTTATTCCATTTTTGTTCTATCATTGGTCGGTCAATGATGATACATGTGCTTTGACACAAGCCGAAATGTATGTGACAGGGCAACAGAAGGAAGAAACCTTTATGCATCGGGTGGTTTCTCCAATCTACAAGATGGAAGACAATGACATAAATAATCTTACAAAGACGATATTCTTTTTCCTGTGGGCTTTGGTCCAGTATCGCCTTGGGCGCTTTGATATGTTCATTGATGACCTAAGAACAATCATGTCTGGTAAAACTCCAAAGTAAGATGTCTCATTGGAGAGAAGAAGAATTAGAGAGACTCAAGAAAGAGTACGCTTTCTACAAGGAAACTGATAGTCTAAGATCTCAAACTTTAAAATGGGTCATAGACTATCACGAACGCATGCTTGGTATAAAGTTTTGGGGCGAAGATCTTATAAACCAAAATGGGAACTATCCAAGACATCAAAATACAAATTCAAGCACATGAGCGCGCGAAGGAGTTTCATCATGAAAAATATTTGAACAATCTTCAGATTATTGATGATAAAATTGATAGAATTGAAAAACAAATGGAGAAAACAAAATCCCATGTCAAGCGGGATCTTCTCAATCGCCATATTGATTGGTATGAAGAAGAGATTGTCAAAATGGATGAGGCTATTGAAGTTATAACACGAAAATATGACTCGGAAATTGAGAGATTCACTAAGCTCATAGAATCTATCAAGGAACGAGCTGAAAAGGAAAAGAAGTCTTTTGAGTACAACATTGAAAAAATTAGAGATTGCTGTAAGAATCGCAGTGCTTCTACAATGTTTGAAGCTTTGGACTCGGTGGCAAATGCATTAGAAATTATTAGAGCCGAGGCCCGTCAAACCTAAATTTATCAAAAAAGTGCACGGAAACTCTAAAGTTATAATACAAAATCATACATAGTGCGTCGGCAATATCATGTTTCCTCTCGTAGGGTATTTCACCCTCAATGTACTTATCTGCAATAGAGACAGTTCGCTCCTTGCGTTCCTCGTAATTTAGATGTCTCATACCAAAATGTGTATGCATGCTCACAGGTGAAACCAATATAACTTTATCTTTGAACATGTAATTTAGAAGTACCTCAATGTTTGTAAACCCTCCGGGTGGTTGTCTCTCTATAAGTATAGTGTCAGCTGCATCAAATATAAACCTGTGATCTTCTACAAATAAAGGAATGAGATCAACGATATCATTTGAGTGAATATATTTGTAGTCTTCGAGACTTACCTTCTTCATGAACTCTACATCTACCTTTGGACCTTTACCACATTCGGCGAGGACAAGTCCCATATTGTGGTAGCCAATATCTATGGCAAGGATCTTCATGTTTTATATTTACTTGACTTCCTTAAGCCTATAGGCTACACTAACACGTAACCCATAATACGCTCTAGAAGGTCCCAGACCTACGTGTTCTATTCTACTATCAAACAAAATTCCACGATTGTCTATTGGCTCTATACACTTTGTGGAATCATCCGACTTAAAAAGTGTATAACCGCTGTACTTGTTTACGTTTTCTTTTGTGATATCTCCAATGTATAAAAGAAAAGTGTAATCATCTTCGCGCGTGGAATCTCTATGAAAGTCACCGTCTAATCCATAAGTTTGACCATTTGCAATAATATTATAAAATTCAAAATTTCTATTTGTAAGTTTTATGATTTTCTTACCAATATATTCACGAAAAAACTTATTATCTAACAGTTGCTGTTCCCAAAATGTTGTACCGCCTTCATATGACTTACGTGTAAATGTCCATGACCCGGATTCTATAATGTCTTTTGCATATTCAAGTTCATGAACGGCCAGGAAATCATCATATACTTTTATTTCATCCATGTTTAATTAAAACTATATGGTTTTCTTTAATTATTTTCTACATAAATCATAAATGAAGATTAAGAACAAGGCGAAAAATCAACTCTTGTGGTCAACCGTTATTGTACTCGCCCTCATTTTGAGTTACATGTGGTTCAACCCCAAAGTTGTTGAAGTCCCAGTGGAAGTCCCAGTGATGCCAGTGCCACCACGCATTGAGATGGAGCGACGCGAACCACGACGCGAACCAGAATTCAGGAGCGCGCCAATCAAACAATACAAGCCAGGTTTCATGCAACAAATGGGTGTTATCACAGGGAACGGTGAGACTCTTCCAATTTATGGTAAGGAGGTGAGAGGGCGCCGCGACCGTTACCACTATTACACGACAACTGGTGGTGAAAACCTTTACGCCGTGCCAATAAACCACAATGCGAGAGACTGTATGGAAGACATTGGATGTGAAGAGATATATGGGAATGAAACAGTTTCAGTAACTGGTAAAACTGGTTCATACACGGTGAATATGTACAGAACGGATGATTTCTTCTAAACTATTCCGATTTGTGAGTAAAACGATCATAAGTGTCTTTAGTTAACATCACGGATGAGCAACAACTCAAGAAACAGCAGGCAGCCAACATCATCATGATAGGTGGTGATTTAAATGGAAAATTTACCATTCTCTGCACAACCATAGCTGAACACAAGCAAGAACAAATTAGGGATATCAATGTGCTCATATCAAGATCTTTGTCTTTTTGGAAAGCAACAACGGGCGCGGTAAATAATCCCGCACCTGGTACAGATACACCAAGTGCATCCAGACCTAAAAGCGGAAGCAAGAACGCCATTTACTATATACTAACAAAAATTATTTCGCAAACCTGTAATCACATCATATTCTCTTCCCTGAAGTCCCGGATTTCTTGAGAGTCTCGCCTTGAGTCTCAAGAGTTCCAATACTGTCTCATCGTCCAAGTTTTTGAAAAAATCCCTCTTTGCTTGCATGTCATCAAGCTCATGAGTCTCTTTGTGTGCCTGAACATAAGGCCATGTATGTCTTCGTAATGTGGCCACTTCTTCCTCAAGCTGTCTAATTCTTGGCAAAAGTACCTTTGTTATGAGTACCCTCGTTTCCATTGATATAAAAATGTCTCACATCTTTAAGATATGCTAAGATATGCCGCTCTAAACCACGAACTACCAAAAGTTATCAGGGATGTGTATAGGTCTGGATCCAATGTAATTCTGGATTATGCCCGCGAAAACTGTAAAATACACGAAGCACACCATGTCGGTGAAGTAAATATGTCGGCCATGGAAGCTGTTCCAGGGTCAATGTTTGCCCTAAAGATGACATCATTTGCTTCAAGGGAATCACCTCATTTCGCGGCAGCGCATATCAAAAAGGTTATTCAGCATGCGATAAAGAATAAATGTCAGGTTTGTATTGACGCTGAAGATGTATTGTATCCCAAAGAAACTTATGATATGATGATACAATTTAATCAGTATGAACCCCATGTTTTCAAAACATATCAAATGTATCGTATCACAGCTCTAAAAGAACTTGAATTAGATCTTCGTGCAGCAGAAAGACACAATATACAACTTGGAGTCAAACTGGTTCGTGGTGCGTACTTGGGGAAGCAAGACGGTCTCCTCCCCAACAAAGTGGCTGTAGACAAATCATTTAGGGAGGGTCTTAATATGAGTTTGGGTGCTCGTGAAAATGTACACACACTTTTGGCGACACATAACTCTGAAGATATTAAGTTTGCGCGGAGTTGTCCCCACGACAGATACAAAGTGGCACAACTTTTGGGTATGAGTGAAGACTTCCCAGATTACCGTTATGTGCCATTTGGTTCCTTAAGTGAACTTGCGCCCTACTTATTTAGAAGATTTGTAGAGAGACTTAAATGGTCTTAAAAATATCTTCAGAAAGATATTTAATGGCGAAGACCCTCAAGAGATTTGGGTATTGGAGTCCACCTCCATCGGGACCACTTCGTCGCAGGTACAAGATAGTTGCCGCTTCCAGAAGTGAAGAAATCAATTATGAAAGAAAGAAGGCCGAAATTACCCGCATTGCTCTTCAACACGTGTATGAAGCACCTTCATTGAGAGAACCAAAGCAAATCACCACAAGACAGATGCGCCTCAAAATGATTCTTCACGAAGCCCTTGATTTGGCGCATTCAATCTGCGAACACCAAGATGCTCAGGAATGTTTGTGGGCATGGGAAATGGTTGACGAAATTGACGATGCTGCCACAAGGGCCGGTGTTCGCTACCATTAATTTCCCAGTCTATATTAAATGGAGTACGACAAACTCAAGGAAAAAGTAAAAAAGATGGGTCTCCGCGTCACCAAAGATGTCAAGGGGAAGCGTGTAAAACTTACAAAGAAAGAGCTTGAATCAAAGTTGAAGAAAAACAAGAATGAGCCAAGCTTGGAAAATCAAGCGAAGAGTGCTAAAAAGTTTATTAAGGTGTGTAAAATGGTTCTTAGGGAGGCTGAACCTGCACAACCAAGAGCGCCACGACAAGCTGTCCGTGTGTCACCAAGAAGGATGGCACCACCTCCACCTCCACCCCCAATGCGCGCTCCTCCAAAGAACGCACGCACCGCTCTTATGGCTGATCTCAGGGCTAACCTCAAGAGGCGTGGTCTTGCCGATAATTAAGCTTTGTAGAATTTTAAACTTTTAATAGGGGTAGAAAGGCATTGCATATTTTGAGGCCCGCTATATGTCATTTTTACGCCAGTGAGCCCATTCTTATCATATGTGTCTACTTTATATCCACTTGTGATAATCAATGATTTAAAACCACCATCCATATCAATTGTAGTTTCATCTTCCGTAGTCTTTGGAAGTGATTCATCTATCACTTGAAGTACACCATCTTCCTTATAATCACATTCATAGAACATATGAAGTCCTGGTGTTTTTGCGAAGGTTTTCTGTCTTTGTATAGCAGCTTCCTCCAACTGTGATTTTTTCATTTCATTATATGCCAGGTATCCTCCACCAATCATGGAAGATACACAGCATAATCCTAAAACGATTGCAGCCATTTAATATTATCATATAAATTTAATTCCAAATCTTTTTGACATGAACCGTTGTACCTCTGGAATTGTTGGCTGACTCCAGAGATACCACCGCGACCAGAAACCCGCCCCACCAATACCAGATAGCTTCCAATCTTCCCTGTCACTCTTATCTATATTACGCATCATTCTGTGTATCATTGCTGGCTGACGTTCAGCCACAATACGTTTTGGAATTTGACCACCATGTCTGAGGACATATGAGCGCATTCGTGAAGGATTCTTGTGTTTGGTGTAGTCGGAATACCCACTGGCACCAAAGTCAACAGTCCTGCCGTCACCGATGATCGCCCTGAACTTCTTTTTACGATCAGGGCTACGAACGATTTTGACGTGCATTCTTACAATTTACTACTAATTTATTTTTGGCACATACTGCAGTAACCCTCCTTTTTCGCTTCTGGGAAGAAGAAGAGACGCTCATCACCACGCTTCACACGGTACAGGTGGTCATACATATGAAGGAGACCAATCGCGAGCATCGCGGTGGAGACAACGGCGCGGTTCATCTTACGCACAGACCACGCATAGTAGAGGATCATCGCGAGGATGGTCAATTGGACGAGGGTCAATTTTGGCATCACGAAGCGTTGTTCAACATCCTTGACTTCATCAGTGGGCTCTGGGGCATACATTTCCATTCGCTTGCCGTAACCTGGCATTTTTATTTTATGCTGAGAAATTAATGTGGCACCTCCTCTGGGTACCAGTGGTTCTTGTACTCCACGACTATCTCAAATCACCAATAGATAGATTGTACTTTCAAAATCCACTCAGGCCACTTGTTGGGATGCGAAACACCCTTGTTGATCTGATTTATCATAAGTTTGAATATCATGTATTAGACTACCCTAATCTTTGGTTTGTTAAGGCAAACTATAACAAGATCCTCTATGAATATGAGAAGGGTCTCGGAAACGCAAAGAAAAAGTACTTCCACAAACTTGATCCATGGTTTAAGAAAAACAACGGGTACTATTACTATGAAGTCAAAGACTTTCCAGAAGTTCAAAAGATTATTGATCAGATACCATGTGTAGATAAAGAGTCTGGAAAGTTCGCTGTGATTGAGGGTCCAATGACTATACCCGCACACCGCGCAGAGAGTAATCTTATGTTGAGGTATCATCTCACCATTAAAGGTGGCAAACACTGTGTACTTTACACATCAAATGGTGGTCATTTACACGAACCTGGGAAAGATTTTTTATTCGACCATTCGCGATTCCATGGCCTTATGAAACGCAGTTTGGAGAAAAGAGTGACCCTCATCCTTGATGTCCATAGATTTTAAGTGTCTGCGACACACAGCCTTATACATATCATTACCACCAACCAGTTCAAGATCATCATTTTGAACAATCCTCTTTGTGAATGGACCAGGTGTTCCATTTTTACAATCCATACAGAGAGCTGAAAGCTTTGTGACATCACTCGCTAATGGAATACAATCAATGACTTCTCCAAACTTTCGTTGCTTGTAGTCCCCGTCAAGACCAGCTATGATCACCGATTTATTGAGAAAGAGACACATTTCCACAAATTCTTTGAGGTTTGTGAAGAATTGGGCTTCATCAATCGCCACAATGTCCGCGTTACAAAAAGATTCTTTGATGATACAGTGTGATATATGATCAACCTTGAGACACGGAAATTGAACACCATCGTGGGTATTGATGACCTCCTCAGGAGACCTGGTATCCTTTGAAGAATTGATGACAACAACTTTCTTGTTGAGAACTTTGTAACGCTTAAGTCGGCGAATGAGTTCCGAAGTTTTACCTGAAAACATATTTCCCATAATAATTGTCAGACCCATCTCACCTTTCTGTAAAATAATCTCATATTTTTATAATGGTTGACATTCAAAGGTGTTATTACGATGGACACAAGGGGTGGGTGTCGGCAAAGTCAGGTAGAGTTCGTTTTGGTAACAAAATTTTTTCAAACATTCTAGAAGCTGTAAAGTATCTGCGTCACAAATAACCAGCATAATACATTTTTACCATCACACCACCAACCATTAATCCCATTATAGAACTTAGTAAACAGCAGTTACAGAAAATGTTACAGGATATCTCATGTTCTGGAATTGGTTTTTCTTCACCCCAATCCATTGAATTAAATCTACATAATAATTAAGATGCCTCTCACTGATCAGGAAATATCTAAAAAGGTTAGGGAATTGCGCAGAACCGAGGGTAAAATCTATGCACCCCTCAAATACTTTCGTGGTCTCAGAACCCTAAAGTCTGTGGAGACTCGCTACAAAAAGATGCTCAAGAAGGATTACGCGGATTTCAAGACGGATGAGGGTGTAAAGACTCGCACATCTTCATATACCCAACGATTTAGAAAGAAGTATGGATCGGAAGTGAAGTCGCTCCCAGAGATCGCAAAGGCTACGAAGATACCCCTCAAGACTCTTCAAACTATCTACAATAGAGGCCTCGCCGCATGGAGAACTGGGCATCGTCCAGGAGCTTCTCCACAAGCATGGGGATATGCCCGCGTCCATAGTTTTGTAATGAAGGGTAAGACATATTACACGGCGGATAAAGATTTGCGTAAATAAGTATGTATGACTTCAAGGATTTCATGGAATGAGTATTTCATGAAGACCGCAGAACTCGCGTCAGTCAGATCGCCATGTGATAGACTCAATGTGGGATGTGTGCTCGTTAAGAACAACCGTCTCATAAGTATGGGCTACAATGGTTTCCTTGGTGGTTCTAATCACACCTCAATTGTGAGGGACGGACACGAACAAGCAACGATTCATGCAGAAATCAATGCGGTCACCGACGCAGCCAAACGAGGTGTCTCCATAGATGGCACCGAAGCCTATATTACACACTATCCATGTCTAAATTGTTTCAAGGCTCTTGCGAGTAGTGGAGTTAAGAAGATTTACTACAAAAATGATTACAAAAACAACCCACTTGTAGAAGAATTGGGGTACGAGATACCCATCATTAAATCACACACCTAAGTCACCCGACCCACCCCAAAAAGTCACACAACTCTCAACTATGAACTCTCAATCTATTGCCACCTACATTGCCAACCTTGAAAAGGAAAACGCCGATCTCAAGAAGCGCCTTCAACAATGTGAAGAAGAAAAAGCCCTTCTTGAGTACGAAACTATGCTCCAATATGCTGAAGTGAGTGATGAGGAATCTGTTGCCTCTGACTCAGAGTCAGACTCAGATGATAACTATTTTGTCTGCTACAATTTGCCCCTCACGGAAGCTTTTGATGACCTCGCCCAAGAGGAAGAAAATGAATTCAAGAAATCTGTGTATGAAAAGGCCGCCAACATCATCTATCATCTTGATTTCAAGGTAACCCATGGTGAGCAACTTTCCCATTTATATGGGATTGGTAAGAGTATCGTGAGAAAGGTAAATGAATTTCTTGAAACTGGTGAAATTAAGAGGTTCAAGACATTCACTACAAATGAAAATATTGCGGATCAATTGGCGTTACTCGCAGATGTAGAGGAAAACACTCACAAAAGTGAAGCTTACAAAAAGGCTTCCAAGATTATCCCCAAACTCCAATTTGAAGTAACAAATGGTACTGAGATTTCTGAAGGACCTCTCAAGGTTCCGGGTATTGGTAAAGGTATCGCTAAGAAGATTGACGAATATATCGCGACTGGTACAATTCGGAAGCTTAATAAAATCTGAGCACATATTACATTAGATGATTTGGGTAGTATTCCTACTTTCACTGGTTGTGAATGTGTTAGTTGGATACTATATCTCCGCACAAAACGGGAATGGTACAGGTGGGCCAATCTATGATTTAGGGTTTCATCTTCTCCCCAATTGGGAGAAATACGAACATCTCCCAGATTACCTACTTGCCGTACCCATCCTCTTCCTCCTTTACGCATGGCCCTTATGGTCATCCAAAAAGAAAAACGATTATCTTTTACTCATGACTCTCATGTATTTTGCAAGAGCAGTGTGTAACGCAGTGACTGTGATGCCTTACACAAAGCAAGAGCCTTGCAAGCTTAGACCGAGATTTGCATTTTGTAATGATTATACCTTTTCAGGTCATACAACCCTCAATGTAGTTACTTCAAACTTTGTGGGTGCCCCACTTTGGCCCCTCTGGCCCGCGATTTCATCGGTCGTATCCGTCCTCACTCGGGATCACTACAGCCTTGATATCGTCCTCGCTTGGATCCTCTTCTTCGCTCTCAAATGTAATGTCGTCAGATGATACAAGCATCTTTCGGACCTCGTATGTTACGGGAGGATCTTGACGAGAACTTGGGTCGTCTTAACATCGGCCCGCGACGTGTCGTTAAATAAAACAGTAATTTTGTAATGAATCAAAGAACTAAATACTTACGAACTAGCATTCCTCACTAACTCATACCACTCATAGTACTCACCGAGTTTATTTCGTAAATTGGAATTTGGTAATCCCATGATTCGAAGTGCCACGTTTTCCGCCATCGTCACATAACCGACTTTGACTACTTGTCTTAATACTCTTATGATCAATGTAAGGGTGTTGCGCGCAACGGGTGACTCACCACTGGCATATTTATCAAATCCTGACAAATATTTAACCGCCGACGATGGTAATTTATAGAGGGGGACTATCGCTCGCGCGGGAGCTCGGGGCTCCCCTTGCCGAGTGGTGTCATATAATTTTGAAGCAATATAGGGTGTGTCTTTCATAAATTTTATGTGATGAGGTTTGAACTTTCCTTTTACATACGCCGTATAGTAATCGCCATCCTTTTTGTGTCCAGAAATGAGCAGTTCCCTACCGGTAACCTCGTATATCAAAGCAAGTTCCTTTATTTGTTTCTCGGTTGTTATATCACCTTTTCTTATACCACGCTTTATCGTCTCCAATATGTTTGACTGCGCTAAATAATCCTTATTCTTAATTTTCATGATTTTATTGACTTTGGATTCGAGAGTCCTCCCATTCACGATTTGCTTTATTCTCCTTTTTGTCGCGTTTGTGGGTGGATACGCTTTGATGTCATTCTTACTAAACTTTTTTCGTGTCAATGGAGATGTGAAGAATGGATCGTTGGCTTCGCGGACGCGATTATAGCGATTTTCATACGATTCAACCAATCCATTAAGAAATCTGCGATCCCACACCTGTTTAATCTTGCCATTATTTGTCATATCCGTTAAGAGGAAGACCCGCTTATCTTTGGGAATGTTACTCTTCTTAGCTTCTGTCATACTATTATTGAACCACGAAGCCACGTTTTTGTTTTCGTTATTGGGTTTATTGTTTTTGGTGTTTTTGTTTTTGTTTTTATTCTCAATATTCTTCAACATCTTTTCATACTTCGAAACATTCACTTTCTTTGGAGCTTTGGGTGGAGATTTGGGTCCTTCATTGTTACCACCAAATAATTGGCGGGCCACACCGGCCGCGTGGCGGCGGAGCTCGTCGGCATTATGGATCCTCTGTCTGACCCGAGGTCGTGGAGATGACGGACTATTAATTCTGACCGAATCGTTTTCCGATGGATCGCGCATGGTTAATATACCCTGACATTTTATTGGTTGTCATCATCTTCAGATGATACAAGCATTTTTCGGACCTCTTCATATACAACCGTGAGGAGGGCAACTTTGTAGGCGAGAAATCCCATGAGTGTCGCACCATAGTCAAAATCAAATGCAAATGGAGCATTATTCCACATAGTTTCAAAAATGGCGGTACCCACGGGGGCCAGTAGCTGTTTCTGAAATGGTGAAGATTTTTCAATGTTATCTACCCTTTGTGTCAGTAGTCCAATGTACGCGAGTGACGAAGCTACACCTAATGTAGCGGATACGCCCTCCTCTGCACCATGTGTAATGAAATAGACAGATGAAAGCGCTGTACCGTATCCCAAAGTTGTTCGGCGAATTTTGGTTTTGAGTTTTTCATAGTCTGTTTTGGGGGCATTTGCTTTGACGATAAAGTTGTGGACTTTCCAAACATTATTCATTATTCATATGTGGCATCAAACCTTTATAAAGATTACAAACCCAAGTAAATTAGAAATGAGTCTCTGTGTTAAGAGACTTACACAAGATGCTATTATTCCAACTCGTGGTTCTGGGGGTGCTATTGGATACGATCTTTACAGCACTGATGAAGTTGTTATCCCTCCCACGCATCGTGCTTTGGTCGGGACAAGTGTAGCCATTCTCATGCCAAATGGTGTGTATGGTCGTGTTGCACCACGATCCGGTCTCGCTGTGAAGCATGGTATTCAAGTTGGTGCGGGTGTTATTGATCCCGACTATACAGGTGAAGTCAAAGTCGTTCTCTTCAATCACGGAGACAAAGACTTTGAGGTAAAGAAAGGGGATCGCATCGCACAACTTGTCCTTGAGCGCTGTGAAACACCCGATGTGGAGGAAATTGGTGTTCTTGAAGAGACGGAGAGAGGTGCGGGTGGATTTGGATCTACTGGTGCCTAAGTCACTACTTTTACTATAAAAGTTAAGAAATACAAACGACTCCATATCAACATGCGTGCCAGCCTCAGCCTTGAAACCTCGGAAGTCAACGATCTTAAAGGGATTGATTACACTGGCGGAAGTGTTGGTCGCCTTGTTGTGCACGACCATGGAAGAGACCATTTGGAATTTTCTTCCATAAGCTTCCAGGAATTGCGACGCAACATTTTTAAGGGTATTGAAACACCGGATTTGTTGTCTGGTGTATTTTCTTCAATCACCGATAATACACCCCGCGAAGGTTCTTCATTCAGAAAACAAAAAGACTTCTGCGCTTGGATGTGCCCAGAAAACTATAAATATGACGATGGAGAGTGTGTCACTTTATATATCCGAAACGGTAGTGCAAATGATATAATGAGGGAAATACTCACGGCGTTATCTGGACAATGTTGGTCCGAAAGATTATTCAAACTGGCATGTTCTATAGAGATAACATTGTCCGACGGAAGTAATCTCAAAATAGAAGTTTAGATCCTAAGTCAGCTTTGCCTTTTAATAAATCAAGTACAAACATGGATCGTCATCACCTACTGTCCCTGTTGGATAATATACAAGAAAAGTATGAAATCCAAGATGGAGAGTATAAAGAATTTGCTGAAGCCATTGGTGGGAAGAAGAAATTGTTAGAATTTAAGGAAGGAGATCTGGTAAAGGTCAGTTACGATCAAATTGAGACCGAAGTAGATTTTTGTGACGATGAATTTTACCCAAAGATGACCATAATAAAAAAGTGTTCTTTGATATGGAAAGTGATACCCAATGAACACAGATTTCATGGTGGAGAATCAATTTCAAATGTTTACCTAAACAAATGTGATATACATATTGACGCGATGAACAAAATTGTCAAAGACCACTCCGAGGGTAATTTCACAATGATGTCAGTAAATTCAAATACACAACGAAAATCTTGTATTCAAGTATCTGATATAGAAATTATTTAGAACTTTTTATTGTTATCACAAAACCACATAGATTCTGACGTAGGCATAAATAGGATCCCCTTTCGCATAGTCATGAAAAGCTTTGCGTGTTCTACATTGGGGTACGACCATAACAACCATCGCTCCCAGTAATCTGCACGGAAATAGTCGTCCCAGTCTTCTTGATCACTTTCATCAACCAAGAGCATTCCCCGTTGAATTTCTTGTGGGTCTGTTTCAATACGGAGTTTTTTAGACATCACTGCACCTCTCCGAATGAGATGTGCTCGCATGAGACGGGAATTTCCGTGATCTGTGTAGTCTGGCGCACCCTTGACTCCAAAGTCAATCGCCCGCTTGTTTGGTAACATCACTCTGTACTTGTGTGTGACTGATGGGCTGGGCTTGAAGACGACGTGCATATATTGTATCTCACTTTTTAGTTTTAATCTTTTTTAACACGACAAACTCAAGATCACCCTTTTTCACTTTCTCGCGGGTCAATGGATTTATGAAAATGACCATGTTACCATTCGCGTTAATAGCACTTGTCATAGACATACGCGCTAATTTACGGAAGGAGTTGGGTGAGAGATACAATTTATTAATCTTGACAGCCTTTTCACCAGATTTGAAATTTTCAGTAGAAATTACGTCGGTGGGAAGGTTCTTCACATTCACTTTCTTCCATTGAATCTTTTTGGTCTTGTTATTTTCATTGGCATTCTTTTTCATTCTCTTTTCATTTTTGATATAGTTTGACGCGTTTGGTCTGTTGTTCCCATTGTTTCCAAAATTGAGTCGGCGTGCGACCCCCGCATTCGCGAAAGACATGCGCATTCTTCGCATGCGTCTGAGGTTGTTGGGGTCTATGACTCGTGACCTGATCTGACCAACGTTATTTTCGTTTGTGTTTGAGTTATTGATTCGTAATCCACGCGCTCCGTTGTAGTTAGCCTCATTGTAATTTGAGTCTGAGTTATTGATTCGGACCGCGTCGTTGTCGGCTGGATTCCTAAACATCTTATAATAATTAAAGATTTAAATTGTATGTTATGAAATGGAAGATAATTTTGTGTTTGAGTTACCCAACAATTTACCCAATGATTTCTGTAAGATGGTAATAGACGAGTTTGAAAATGAAGATGAGAGTAACAAACAACTTGGTTCTGTTGGTATAGAATCTAAAAAAGACACTAAAGTAAAAACTTCTTTAGATTTTATTATACCTAGAGGTGAAGATTTACAATGGCAAATGATAGATAATTTTCTTCTGAAAAAATTAACCGAGGGTTTAAAAGTGTATTCTGAACACATAAAAAACACTTTTCCAAACCTTCCACCAAAACTCTGGGAAATTCTCTTGCAAAACATGCATGATGATAGGGGGTATCAAATACAACGCACAGATCCCAATGGATTTTTTTCATGGCACAGTGATTTTTACACTGAAAAAGAGGCTGGTACCAGATTATTAACATTTATTTGGTACTTAAATACACTTCAACCTGAACAAGAGGGGTGTACCGAATTTATAGACGGTACAATAATTAAACCAGAAGCTGGGAAATTGTTAATATTCCCAGCAACGTGGACTAATATTCACAGAGGGTGTGTTCTAAAATCGGGTCAAAAGTATATAGTTACTGGCTGGTTATATATACGCCCACATACAGTTTAAGATTACCTTCATAATATAAAAAATGGATAACTTCATTTTAGAAATTCCAAATGTATTTTCACCAGAGCTGTGCCAGAACATCATAAACAAATTTGAAAATGATACCGCGAACCACATGAAGGGTGCCCTTGAAGATACGGGTGGTATTGGATATTTGAATGAAGACTGGAAATCCAGCACCGAATTAAACGTATCTACATCACCCGGCTGGGAAACTGCAAATACTAAAATTAATTACTACATTAAAGAGGCTGTTGGAACATATGTTGAACATATAAAAGGCATTATGAAAGATGCTGCGATAGACAAAGATGGAGATATGGATTTTGTACTTGACCATTCATTTTTTCCACTTCAAAATGGAAATCACTCTATCCAAAGAATCAAAAAGGGTAAACATTATAGATGGCACCAGGATTATATACCTGGCGAAAATCGGGTTTTTACATGTTTTGTGTATTTAAATACACTTGAACCCGATGAAGGTGGTACAACTGATTTTATAAATGGGCGGTCTATTAGACCAGAAGCTGGTAAAATGACAATATTCCCAACTACATGGCCATTTATACACACAGGTCGTTTAATTAAAACTGATGCAAAGTACATAATGGTTACTAATATATATAGAGGGTAACGATCATTTCAAATTATGAAGACATATATATCATATGACGGTATTCAAATCAAAGTTGGTGAAAATGCCAAGGAAAACGATGACCTGACCTTATCAAGCTATCCCCGAGAATGGTGGGTGCACATTGATGGTGGCCCGGGTGCACATGTAGTTATATGCCACGAAGAAAATACAATTCCTAAAGAAACGAAGCGAGATGCAGCTTTACTCGCCGTACATCACAGTAAACCTGGAAATGCGAAGATGGTGAGGGTAAACCTCATACGCGTCGGTCAAGTGATGAAATGTGATAGACTAAAGAATCACGGACAGGTGTACTTGGATGGCGAGGTCGTGCAACTCAATGTATTTCCAAACAAAGAAAGGGAAAGACTTGACAGACTGTTAAAACGGACTTAAAAGGTCTGAAATATGATTAGTTAGTTATGGAGAGGTATATATTTGAAATAGATGACGCACTACCTAGAGATTTTTGCGAAGATGTCATTTCTCGCTTTGAATGCGACGAAAGAAAAATAATAGGAAAAACACTTACCGAGGTAAACGAAAAAATTAAAAAAAGTCTAGATTTGCCAATTGTACTATTCCCAGAGGAATGGGAAGATGTAATTTATAAATGCGGGGAATGTGTAAATAGTATGATTGACAAATATAAGGAATATCTAACTGAAAATGCATTAGATAGAAATGCATCAATCACAAAAACAATAAACGGTGTTACGATTGGACCTCCTCAAATACAAAAAACTGAAAGGGGTGGATTTTACACATGGCACCACGATTCGCATCTCAATCGCGCTTTTACTTACATACTCTACCTCAACGATGTTGAGGAAGGTATCGGTGGAACTACAGAGTTTTTATGTGGAAAGACTATACAACCCAAAGCTGGAAAACTTGTAATATTTCCAGCGACTTTTACATATATTCACCGTGGTACAAAATTGAAAGAGGGGACTAAATATATCATGACAAATTTTATATATTACCAAGAACCACTTTTTGAACACCCGCGTGCACCTACACCGCAGGTAAAAGAAAACCCCACTTTAATTTCATTAGAAAGTGTTACCAAAAAACCAGAAAACGACGATATATGAACTTAAAGTTTAATTACTCTATAATATTTAGATATGGAGTATATACTTGAAATAGACGATGTCGTTAGTAAAGAATTTTGCGAAGATGTCATTTCTCGTTTCGAACAAGATCAAAGAAAAGGACCCGGAGAAACAGTTAATGGTTTGAATGAGAAAGTTAAAAAAAGTACAGATTTGCCAATTTCTGCAACCAGTTTAAGGAGTGATTGGCAAGATGTTATTGATAAAGTGGGGGAATGTGTAAATGAGGTACTTGTGGAATACCAAGAACACGTGGATGCAGAGGGATTAGATAGAGGTTTCTCTATACATAAAACAATAAACGGTGTTACGATTGGACTTCCTCAAATACAAAAAACTGAAAGGGATGGGTTTTACACATGGCACCACGATTCGCATCTCAACCGCGTTTTTACTTACATACTCTACGTCAACGATGTTGAGGAAGGTATCGGTGGAACTACAGAGTTTTTATGCGGAAAGACTATACAACCCAAAGCTGGAAAACTTGTAATATTTCCAGCGACTTTTACATATATTCACCGTGGTACAAAATTGAAAGAGGGGACTAAATATATCATGACAAATTTTATATATCAGGGTCTACCTATACACAAGCATCCAAACGACGAAGAAGTGAAAAGTGAAAATTCTAAAATAACTCCTATAGAAGAGGAACCCGAACCCCCCATACCAGAAAATGATGATATATAATAAAAATGAACAGAATTAAAATCATTAATGATCACATCAATCCAAGAGACCTATCCCTTACCGAAATCGCAAAGCATAACAGCGAACAAGATTGTTGGGTCATAATCAAGGACATTGTTTATGACCTCACAAAATTCCTTCCAGATCACCCCGGTGGTAAGAAGGCGATCATGCTCTTTGCTGGCAAAGATGCAACTGAAGAGTTTGATATGCTTCATCCCCCGAATGTTCTTAAAAAGTACCTGTCACCAGATGTTGTGCTTGGGCCAGTTAAAAAAATCTGATTGTATTATAATGAATATCACTGTTATTATCATATTGTTGATTATCAGTATAGCCGCTGCAATTTTCGCTATGATGTCAATGAGACCAAAAGATGAACCCAAGGTAGAACCCTCGGTGAAACCTATGGCGGAACCCACACCCCAGGCAGTGAATGATTTGGATAGACTGTCGGATGGTATCTCAAATAAAATGTCACAATTATAATATAATATGAACCAGGAAAGAATTATGAACATTATCTTGGTTGCAATTCTTGTTGCGATTGTCTACCTCGTCTACACAAAGAGTAGAACTCCATGTGGAACCCAGTCTGAAAAGATGTTAAAAGAGCTCTATAGCATTAAGGATGCCCTCATTCCCAAAAAATACATTGAAAAGTATCGTTCTAATGATAACAATGGTTTAACGATTATTGGTACCGCAATGGAACAAATGGTTGATATTATGATTGCCATCCTCAAACAAAAACCAACCCAGGAAATTGTTGATAGTTTTGTGAGAGAGCCCACCGATGCCACTACTATAGCCGAGGCTATAGAAACCGTTGGTAAGGAAATTGTGAAGGAGATTTCCCAAAATGATGTTTTAGAAACGAAGGAGGTGATTGGTAGGGTTTTAAATAAACATGGTGAAGCTATTGAAGAAAGAAAAAGAACCATTTATAGACCAAAGCATGAAGCCATGCAAACTATTGCACGGAATGTCGGGAAAAATGGTGTTCTCAAGGTTCTTGAGGATGAATCAAAGTATGATAAGTACTATGATGCTACAAAAAACATCATTTTGGATATTGACCGCAAAACAAACCCGGATGCTACAGACGAACGGTTCCCAACTAAGGAAGTGTTTAAGTCTGAAGCTATGCCAAGACTTATAGAAGAGATTAAAGGGAAGTTGGAGAGGGTATGAATAAAGATTTAATTCCATATATAATAAAATGAACCATCAAGATTGGAACCCCGTTGTCATTCACGGTAAGACATTACCAAGTCAAAAAACAAAAGTGCCTCACCGTGAAGTTACAAAAGCTCAAAAGTTGGATCAAACCGAGTTGGGAACCCATGAAAAAGTAAGTCTGTCTGTGGCTAAAACGATTCAACAAGCACGCATCGCTAAAGGTTTCAAAACACAAAAAGACCTCGCCACAGCCACCGGAGTTCCAGCAAATGTCATCAATTCATATGAGTCGGGGAAGGCTATTCCAGACAACGCAGTTCTCCAGAAGTTACGCAAAGTCCTCGGGGTAAGGCTCAAATAATCTGGTACATGTTACAACTATAATCGGTATCACAACCAAAATTACGATTACAGTTAATGCTACAAACATGTCTATTAAAGTAGACGAACATAAAAAGTACAAGATGAACCTTTATAAGAAGGAGTTGATAGGTAATCATGTCAAACTTGCTTATAAAGTTTCAAATGAAGTATACTATAAAACATATCCACGACAACGAGGTATACATACGAGAAAGGATATAAACAGTGTAGGGCTACACGGTCTCGTTCGGGCGGCTCAAAAGTTTAAACCAGAATTAGGATTCAAGTTTACTACATACGCATATCCATGGATTTATTGGAGTTGTCGGAATTTTCTACACCGGTCATCATTATATGAGGAACTTCAATATTACGATATCCCCGAATATTATGACAAAGAACCCAACATTCTTTTAGATGATCTTGATGATGTAAGCCGATACATTCTTGAAAACTATTATGGTAAACACCTAACCCTAAAAGACCTCGCGGTGGAATTGGGTGTCACTGTATATACAGTCACGAAATGGAGAGACAAAGCACTTCTTCATTTAAAGATATGATGCGACTGTATGACAAATGGCGCTCAAGAAACAAGAACTCACTTCTCGGGAGACCCCCGAGGCTATGCAAGAACGCATGTTTGAAGCCAAGCTTGCTGCGATGGAAAAGGCTATGAAGGGTGAAAAGGTTCGTTACAAGTCCAAACGAGACCCCGGGAGATTCTTAGATTTCTTGGAGTATCGATTGACGATTTGGGAACAACTCAAGGATGAGAAGTTCCACGCGAAGCGAATGTATGAAAAGACGAAGGAAGTTATTGAGGGTCTCAGTTGAGACTTGAGTAGTGACCGGCAATGTAATACACATCTTTAAAATCTAATTCAATAAGTTTCTCTGCTGCAAATCTGGCCCGTTGCCCAGTGTTGCAGTAGATGAGTAGTCCCTTCTTTGGAAGTTCCGCTGTAGTCTTCCTGTTAATCTTATTCACTGGAATATGGAGAGCACCCCGATAGTGACCAGCTCTATATTCTGCCATCGTGCGAACATCAATGACCTTCTTTATCTTCCCCGAGCGTATCATCTCCTTAGCCTTGGTGGCACTCACGAGGTTTGCACCCAAAAATGTGTAAGTCGCCGCGGCTGCGAGTGTTCCGAGAAGAATGAATGGAAGAACCATTTATAGTATGTTTAGATTTTATAAACATTCCAATTGTGTCAAATTCTCCACACTCCCAACTTCCCCTTTAAACCATGTATTGCACGACAAACTTATTCGCACACCTTTTGAATGATTAGGTCTTTGTGGCACAGAATGTTCAAGTGTGGACGGAAAGATAACCATACAATTTTTCACCACGTTAAGTTCTACACTTCCTGAAGTGATTGGTGAATCGCCATCTCTTGAGTATATACGTACATTTCCTAAATGACCAATGTCTTTATTAAATTGAATCACATCTCCATCATCTATATCTATGTAAAAAACACATGATAATAAACTATTTCCATGTGAATGCACTCTGTGACCACGTCCGTTAGGAGTTATACTAATCCATGACTGTGTGATATACAATTCCGCGTTTGTAGCCGGTTTGAACACATTAGTAAAGTATTCATTTATTGATCTGGTTATCACAGTTTTCAAATCATTGAGTTCTGGAATATTAAGTACTCTGTTATTGTTTGTAATAAAGTTACCTCCACCCGTATTTGTATGTCTATCTTTTTTTAGATCTTCTATAATTTTTATTTCTTCTTCAGTCAGTTCTCTTTTTAATCCAGTAATACCAATTGGTGTAGGAAATAACGGTATTACATCCATTATAAATAAAAGAATGTAATTCTTTAAATTATACTTTACTTCCTGCCCAGTTCATAATTTGTGTGAGGGACCACGAACTATTGATACCATTTGGGACTTTAAGTTTCATCACAGTTCTTTTAACTTTTTCAACATCTTTAGGAACTTGAGCCACATGATTCAATCTAAATCTTCGACCATTTGTATTCGTAATTCTAAGAAAGTATAGAAAGTTCGTCACAAAGTATTTCCATTTGAGTGAAGTTCTATTTGATGGTGGAGTATATTTATGTAGAAGTCCCCACACAACCTTCTTCACAAATTCAAGGCGATCTCTTGGATCCTTTGGACCGATGGGTGTTCCCAATGTATCGTGCATCATAGCAATAAAAGCTTCAATGTAGCAAAAGTGATGTTGTGACAACTCGTCATATTGTGAAATCTCAAAAGACCTTTCAAGAACTTTCTTGTTCCGAATGTTAACACTTACGTTGTTAAGAAGTTGTTTGTAATTTTCTGTGTTCGTGGTCACAAATCCACCCGTCGGTTGGAAGGAAGAGTTTTTGTTTCTTAATGTGTAGGTATTTCCGTAGACTGTACGAAGTTCATTCCTGAAATCTGACTGACCCGCACCCATTGAATTGAACAACGCGATTTCCTTCTTGTTGTGATTCACTTTTGCGAGTGCGTAGTGACCATCACCACTCTCGTAGGTGTGTGAGATATGAAGATACTCGGTACCCTTACGATTTTTTGCAGGTTTAGTCATATTGGATGTTCTGCGACACTTAAACTTGAAATCATAGTCAGCTTCTTTCTTGATGTCCTTCGCGATTTGTTCAAAGACGCCGGGTCTCTGGATGAGTTGCTTAGCCATTTCCGAGGCATCTTCAATAGCCATGAGATATCTCGCCGCGAGGTTTGTATTCATTTTACACTCAATGTAGTCAGATGTGTCAATTTCGGCATTCTCACCTTTGACTCTCAAAAGGGTGTTGCGAACATTGCGGTTCTTGATGAGTTTAATTGGAACAAGGTCCATCCTAACTTACATATCATTGATATTTTTAAATAACAATCATATATATATGTCGTTAGTTTTAGTATGCCCACCAGTCATCATTGTTGAACGAAAAGTTCCAGTCATGACAGTGAATACGTGTCGTTTGGCTGCGATTTACCCATCCAATAACAACGTGTACCAAGTGGAGATACTCGAGGCACCACCGGTGGAAGTGAACAAGGAGGATGATCAAATTACATAGATATCACAACCGCAGTTTTCTTCTCGACGATGAGGCGGTCATACCTGTGCGTGTATTTTTCAATTTTCCTCATCACATGTGTAAGTTCATCTGAAGAAGAACGGATAATATATTTTTTGATTATAATTCGTTCGGGCTTTTAATTACCAAATGCAACACCAGCCATACCATTCTTAACGCGTAAAATGTTATAGTTGACCGCATAGACACGAGCCGAGGCAGTTGAATCGGTGGTAGTCACACCATTAAGCAACAACTTGGCATTGTCAATACGGGAAAAATTAAGGGAGCCACTTGGTTGCGACTTGTCCAAGTTGAGGCAGAATGGCCAGGTGTACACACTGTCTTGAACAAGACTGTCAACACCAAGAGCGGAGCAGTGCATTTCTGGAACAACATCGTGGTGATAGACATTAGACATGTTCTCAAAGAGAGCGGTGCCGTTGATGTACAACGAACCAGTACCAAAGGTGTAATTGGTTTCCCAATCCGCATTGTTAATGTTACCCGCAACCAAGTGAAGCGCCTTCACTGGGTGGTTAAAGTAAGTAAGATCAAACTCGGTATCGGCTTGTGTACCTGGTTGATATTGAACTTGGTTAATCAACAACTCATGTTCGTTGTCTGTGAAGAACTTGCGTTCATCTGTGTCCAAGTAGATGTAGTTGGCATAGATTTTTGGAGTACCCGCCGCGGTGTATTGATCTTGGATCTTAATACGCAATTCCACTTCATGGTATTGGAGAGCCACCAATGGAAGGCTCTTGGTCCAGTCTTCGCCGAAGAAGAATGGGATCACATAGTGGTCGCCATTTGAGTTGTTTTGGGCAGTTTCAATGGTGTGTCTCATAGTAGCCTTGGCAGAGTTGTCGTTGTACAACACATTGTGAATACCCTGAACGAAGAGGGAGTCAAGTTCGCACACCTTTTGTCCACCAATCCAGAGTTGGAAAGTGGTTGGCTGGGACGCGGAAGTGTCAAACATAGCGTTGTTACCACCTGGCAAAGCAATACCTTCAGCTTCAATCCATACATAGCTCAAAAGGTCACCTTTGGAGCGGAGTGGGACGACAATTTCATTAGAGGCACCGAAAGTGCCGATGTAATCCACGCGTTCTGGACGCATCGCAAAATTTGTGTGTCGCTTGTAGTTTTGACGGAAAAAACTGACCTGTGGTTGACCAGTAATGTACGCATCCTGGGCACCTTTAGATACAAGGTCAATCAAAGCGGCTGACATTTTTACTAATAAAGTATATTAAAATTTTCGGCCGATGACTACACAACGAGAATTATGGTAGTCTTCCAAGCACTCACTTGGGAATCCAGAGATACAGATGATGAGCATTTGATCAGCATCTTTGGTAAGACCGAGGAGGGGAAGTCTGTCTGTCTTACAACTGCGTTTACTCCGTATTTTTTTATCAAACTTCCCGGGAATATTACTGCCCCAAAAATTCAGAGAATTTACAATATCCTTGATGAAAAGTGTAAAGATTCCCTGGTAGCCTACTCTGTCATGAAGTCTAAGGATGTCTGGGGATTTCAAAACAATGAAGAGTTTGCATACATGAAAGTGAACTTCAAACACCTTCAGGCTCGCCGTCTCGTGGATTCATTCCTGAGAAAACCCCTTGACAGGACACCCGAACTTTTTGATATTTTTGGGGTCAGGAATGTAAAAGTTTATGAATCAAACCTTGATCCAGTGCTGCGCCTGATGCACCGCACAGGAATCCAATCCACTGGATGGTTAGACACGGGGGACAAGTGTATTCGTTCGCATCTCGCCCACGTTGATTTGGATCTTTTCTGTAATGACTGGACAACCCTCAAGCCTGTGGTGAGGGATGACATCGCTCCATTTGTCGTGGCATCTGTGGATATTGAATGTAATAGTTCTACGGGTAAGTTTCCTGATGCAGATGTTCCTGGGGACGCCTGCTTTCAAATCGCAATCTCCCTGTGTAAGTTTGGCTCCGACGAACCATACGATAAGACATGTCTTTGCTACAAGAAGACGGATCCCAATCTGGAAGGTTCCACTATTCTGAGCTACCCAACTGAGAGGGAAATGTTGGAGGCATTTCAAAAGTATCTTCACAAAAGTGATGTGGATATCATTACCGGGTGGAACATTTTTGGATTTGATATGGAATACATATACAAGCGTGCACAAGTCAATCGGTGTCACTATGAATTCTTCAACTTGGGTAAGTTGAGGGATACGGAGTCGGAACTTGTCATTAAGAAGCTCTCATCAAGTGCCCTTGGAGACAACCTCCTGAAGTTACTCCCAATGTCTGGTCGCTTCATCTTTGATATGTTCCACGAAGTCAAGAAGGGATACAAATTGGATAGCTATAAATTGGATAGTGTATCTAAATTGTACCTGGGGGATCAAAAAATTGATATGGCACCAAAGGAGATGTTTGCCCGCTACAAGGAGGGAGACCCCGTAAAATTGCGGGACGTTGCTGAGTATTGTATCAAGGATACACTTCTTCCACATCGCCTGATGAAGAAGCTGTGTACTCTCCTAAACATGGTGGAGATGGCCAAGGCAACTTGGGTTCCAGCAAACTTTCTTGTAGAGCGTGGGCAACAAATCAAGGTATTTTCTCAACTGACAAAGAAGGCGAGGGAATTGGGTTTCATGGTTCCGACAATTCGGTATGGAGCAATCCCCGAAGAACCCTACGAGGGAGCTACGGTTCTTGAAGCACAAAAGGGTGCATACTATACTCCAATTACTGCTCTTGATTTTGAAGCACTGTATCCATCAATTATGATGGCACACAATCTATGCTATTCGTCATATGTCATGGACGAGAAGAAGTATGGCGCGGTTCCGGGAATCACCTATGAAACTTTCAAGGTTGGTGACCGAACTTATAAGTTTGCCCAAGATGTACCAAGTCTTTTACCTGCGATTCTTCTTGAATTGAAACAGTTTCGTAAGCAAGCCAAGCGGGACATGGCGGCGGCTACAGGTTTTATGAAGGAAGTCTACAATGGTAAGCAGTTGGCTTATAAAATTTCAATGAACTCTGTATATGGGTTCACTGGAGCAGGCAAGGGTATTCTTCCTTGTGTCCCTATTGCATCTACAACAACATGTAAGGGGCGTTCGATGATTGAAGAAACAAAGAATTATGTTGAGAAGAACTTCCCCGGGGCAAAGGTAAGGTACGGGGATACTGACTCAGTAATGGTTGAGTTTGATGTTGGGGATCGTAAAGGCGAGGATGCGATTGCCTACAGCTGGGAGGTCGGTGAGAGAGCCGCCGAAGAGTGTTCAGCTCTCTTCAAGAAGCCCAATAATTTGGAATTGGAAAAGGTCTATTGGCCATACTTTTTGTATTCAAAGAAGAGGTATGCCGCAAAGTTGTGGACACAGGGGAAAGACGGAAAGATGCACATGGACTATATTGACATCAAGGGCCTCCAAGTTGTGCGACGGGATAACACACCCCATGTGCGAGAGGTCTGTAAGGAACTCTTAGATGTTGTTCTCACATCAAGTGACCCCGGTCCACCAAAGGAGTTGGCCAAAGAGAGGGCGATTGAACTTCTTTCGGGTGATGTCCCCAATCATAAGCTTATATTGAGCCAAGGTCTCTCGGATACCTATAAGGTTGGTGGTAAGAATGTGTCTGTCACGAGCAAAGAAAGTGTCAATATTAATCAATCGCATGTACAAGTTGTCACGAAGATGCGTCAAAGAAAGCCTGGTTCTGAACCACAGTCTGGGGATCGTGTGCCATACCTGCTCACAAAGACCCAAGATTCCAAAGCCAAAGCGTACGAAAAAGCCGAAGATCCAAAATATGTAGAGGAGCATGGCGTACCTGTTGATTATCACTATTATTTCCTCAATAAGTTCCTCAACCCTGTGTGCGACCTTTTGGATCCACTGTTTGAGAATGTCAAGGATGAAATCTTTGGTGAAATCATTAATCAACACAAACCACCGAAACCAAAGAGGGAACCAGCTCTCAGTACTATGAAGAAGGATGATCTCATTGCGGAATGTAAACGCCTAAGTTTGGATGAAACGGGTACTTTGGCGGTACTCCGAGCCCGCCTTAAGGAGGCGAGACAAGGTTCGGTTGAAGATCTATTTAAAAAATACGAGCTAACACAGAGTAAGAATGAATCTTCACGAGAAGATCACGCAGATAGTTGATGAGGAGTTGGAGGAGAGGGTCAACTTAATCATCAACGAGTATGCTTTAACGATTTCAAAGAAGCATGCGATACCTCTGGAACTTTTATTGAAGGATATCCCCACTTCATTTGTGAGTACAACTTGTAAAGGAACAAAGTCAACTGGTAGTCGGTGTACTTTCAAGGCAATTCACAATGGCTATTGTGGTAAACACAGATCCCAAGGTGAAAGGGTATGTCATCGCACATTGTCAAGTTCAAGTCTACACAATCATGGACCAGAGCATATGTTTGTGAGGGGGTGTCCGGGGTGTGAGGTTTCAAAAGAGCTTATAGATTTGGGGGTCTAGTATGGTAATGAGCAAAAACGATATTCTACTAACATCTATCAACAATTTTTACGACAATGAGAAGAATAAATCTACACTTCTGACGATATTGGACAAAACAAGTGGCATTTCTCTCCGCAATTTGGAGTGGTTTATCACAAACTACGCAAAGAAGAATCACACCTCGTATCAAACAGGTGACGGGAAGTTATTCACTGTCCATTGTGCTTACAAATCAAGCCTCAATGGATACAGTAAGCAACTCTTTGATCCATTTTGTCGGTCTCAAAAGTTTCCCTACACGATTCCGGGTACATCTCATGAAATCCAAACAACTTTGGCACAATTGAATTTCATCAAATGGTGTATTAAGAATAATATTATTGACTACATTGCCGAGAACAAGGAAAAACTCTTTAGTAAGCAATTGACATGAAGCCCCTGTCAAACACAAAAGTTTGATATCCGGTATAGTACATGTTCAAAGAAAAGGTTTCTGTAGAAATGTCTATTCCAGAGTCGGTGTCTAATTTAACTTCAATGCTAGTCTTTTCTGATTGAATCTGACTAAAGTCCAAGTTTCCCGATGGTTCCACATTTACTGGATTCAACGAGAAACTATATGTGTAAATATTTCTGATAGGTCTTGATAATCGTTTTTGATATGGAATTAAAAATTTGTAATATTCATGATTTGTTTTTGTAACCTCTGGTAGTTTATTTCCATTTATATAGAAGCTTGCCTCTTTCATTACTGGATAAAGGGTTGTATCTTCACCTTGAAAGTCTAAAGTAGCGGAAAAGTTGAACCGGTTTTCATATAGATACTCGCCACCCGAACCACTACCTTCCGCGTCGTCTTCATTTTCAAATATAGTATTCCTGATAAACCAATGAATACATTTCACAGGGATATTGGGAACTAAGTTGTTCTTTATTATGTCTTCGTTAAGTTCACTAAGTGCCACTGGATGTTTTCTCACGAGATCGGTGATCATTGTCTGTCTCTCACTCGCCAAGAACTTCCTTTCATCTGGATTGACTGTTATTTCTTCGGTGATAACATTAAAAGATGGGAGTGTCACCGTATCAGTTGTATTTGTGAAAAATGTTTGTCTGTGAAACTCAAATTCAAACTCAATCTTCTGACGGAAAATTGAACACACTGGAAAGTATGGTCTATTTGGTTTATTTGTGTCATACTCATCACTCGCAAACTTCCTTGAGAAAAAGAAGTGAATGGGTATCACCAGATCTGCGTCATATTGCGCAACACCTGTACTCGTAGGAGCGTCATCAAAACCAAGGTTTCTATTTACAAGAAATCTATTCGCTACTTTTTCTGAAACTTCTAAATAAAGATCGTCATAGATAATACCCCAATCATCGTGGATTTTCTCAACTTCAATATCATCCACAAACATTGTCACACTCTTTAGAATATGTCTTCCCAACTGATCCGCATAGTTTCCATCGCTTATACCAGGCATAGTGAGACTCAAATACATATTACTCAAAAGGTCACCCATATTTGTTGGGTTGAATTGTACTTTAATCGTCTCATTAAATGGCCACGAAGGTTTTGCGTTTCCGGGTTTTACAATATTTCTACTTCTGTGATACTTACGAAAGTCGGAATGTCTCCGATCGGTGGTATAATTAAAGAAGGACTCGTCTGGATCTTTGGAAAGCAAGTAGGTGTCTTGCTTCCCAATAGCCTTGAGCGAAATTTTCGCAGCTTCACCCATACCTATCTATTGTCTACATATTTTTAATATCCATTTTCCACATGTCAATGTGTGAGGTACCCTTCATAACTTCAAGTTCTTCCCTCGCTTGTTTTGATTCTTTGAGGAGTTCTCGTACACACTCTTCAGTATATTGGACAGTCTTAATGTTGAGGAGATAGTCGTAGGTTCCGTTGATTTTGGGAAAGATACCAGCCAACTGTCTCTCAAGATCATCCTTCTTTCTCTTGAAGACAACAATCTGTCCCTCAATAACCATTGTCACAAACTTTGATTTGTACCCACACATCTTGGATCTAACTTCAAGTACTTTGATGAGATGTTCTCTTCTCTTCTTGTAGTGTTCAAGGCGAAGATCCACAAAGTCCTTGAGGATTTCTTCGGGACTGGAGTACTTGTAGATGCCCTTGACTGGATGAAAAAGATGCATATTTGAGGTATGGAAGCTCTTTCTCAACTTGAGATCCTTCAGAATGTCTTTGCCAGTGTATCCCATAATTTCAAAATCAACATCTTCCGTTGTTGAGTTGTTTGTGAATCCGGAGATGACCTTTTTCTCTACAAGGGCGTCAAGATACTCCTTGTAGTCTTGGGTCCAGCGCCCCGGTGGAAGTTCTGTCACTTTGAGTCGCGACCCTGTGTCTCGCCACACACCTTCCGTGATCCAAGTACCATCTTCTTTGAAAACTTTGCCCTTGAAACCCCGGAACCAAGGACTCATATCTTTGAATGAATGTCCCTCCAAGGCTCTTTGAATATTCTCCTTGATATCCTTGGGGTTGAATGGTGGTACATAGCAACTGAAACCCGTACCGATACCCTCGGTTCCATTCACGAGAACCATTGGTAAAGTTGGCATGTAAAAGTCTGGTTCAATGGAGCGTCCATCATCGTCCAAGTAGTTGAGGATCGGGTCATCCCGAGGATCAAAGATCTTGCGAGCCTCCTTGGTAAGTTTTGTGAAGATATACCTCGTTTGAGAAGCGTCTTTACCACCCATGAGACGCGTACCAAATTGACCACATGGCTCAAGAAGGTTAATGTTGTTTGAACCTGTATAGTCGTTGGCCAACTTAACGATGGTATCCGCAAGGGACACTTCACCGTGGTGGTAAGCTGACTTGTCCGCAACATATGCCGCCAACTGTGCCACCTTCATTTCATCTTTGAGGTTCTTGTGGAAGCAAGCATACATCACTTTCCTCTGCGAAGGCTTGAGACCATCCGCCATATGGGCAATAGAGCGCTTGAGGTCTGCCAAACTGAAATTGACCAAGTCTTTGCGGACAAAGTGGGTAATGCTCAAGTTCTTGACAGATCCATAGGGAACTTCCAATTCTTTGGGGTCCTTCGCTGTACTCTCCAAAAGCCAAGACTTTCTATCATCCGCCTTCTTCTTGTCAAAGGCGAGAACGATGGACTTGTCTGTCATGATATCCATGTCAAACTTCACAGTGAGGTCCTGAATCTTCTTGAAATACTCCCGAGCTTCAGCACTCGTGCTGGTACCCAGACCCTTGTAGTACTTGATTTTCCAACCTGCTTGTCCGCTACCATACCAGGTACGGAAAGCCGAATCTGTATAGAATGATTTTGATTGACCACCCTTGGAAGCCTTGATGATTGGTGTCACCATAGAAACCACGAAACCCAACTTGAGGAGACTGGGCCAGAAGTAGTGGATCATATTTAGGATGAGACCCTTGATGTGAGAACCATCATTATCGGCATCTGTCATAATCATAAGACGACCATAGCGAAGTTCAGAAACATCTTGGTAGTCTTTTCCTTGTTGAAGACCAAGGATCTTCTTGAGATCATTGAACTCCTGGTTTGATGTAAGCTGTGCCACCGAAGCGTCCCGAACATTCTTACATTTACCGCGAAGTGGGAACACACCGTAGTGATCACGACCAACGACAGAGAGACCCGCAACCGCGAGGGTTTTCGCCGAATCACCCTCCGTGACAATGAGAGTACACTTTCCAGATTGTGCCGTACCCGCCTTGTTCGCGTCATCCAACTTGGGAATACCGGTAATTTTGGACTTGCGAGCACCATCGGTCTTCTTGAGTTCCCTCATCTCCTTAAACTTTGACAGTGCTGTGAGTTCACCTTGAATACCGGTCTTTAGGGCATTCTTCACAAAGTTCTTTGGTGGTTCAAACTTACTCCCAAAGTCTTGAGCCTTTGAGGTACACTCCGACTTCACCTGACTTGAGAAGGTTGGGTTCTCAAGGGTTGCCTTCACAAAGATGTTGAAAGTATTCTTGACTTGTTGTGGCTTCAACTTGATCTTCTTTGCCATCTCATCAATGATACCGGTGGCAAGGTAAGAAGCTACATGATCCACATGGGTTCCACCTTTCGTTGTAGATATACCATTCACAAAAGAGACTTGTTCAAGTCCGTTGTCTGATGGACCAATACACACTGACCAGCGATCGGTGGTGACTGAACAGATATCCGTGACACCTTCATGCATCTTGGCGTAAGCCTCAAACGAAGTCTTTGGAAGGGCTTCACCTTGAAACTTCACTTTACAGTTTGGAGTCGTACAGATATTTGCATCCCAAACCCGCTTCTCAAAGATTTTGTAGATTGAGGCATCCATCTTATTCATACCAAATCTCTTCCAATCAGGGATGAAAGTGATTGAGACCGAAGAAGTTGAGGCAGAATGCTTTGTAATCTTTGGTGGGTGACACACCGTCATGTTATTGTTCCACTTTTGTGTGTAACACTGCTTTGTCTCCCCATCCTTGATCACAATGGAAAACTCCGATGAGTAGATGTTGGTCAACTTGGCACCATAGCCGTTGCGACCTCCCACAATTCTCTTCTTTGTGTCATCATAATTTGTACTCGTAAGAAGATGCCCAAATGTAAGTTCGGGATTCCAAATACCCTCTTTTTCGTGCATACGCACACCGATGCCACCGAGAGGGCCATTATTCTCAATGGTAATAGAACCAGTCTCCTTGTCTATCCCCACCGAGATGCTCGTAACACTCTTTGGATGTACAGAGTTTCTGTCAATTGCATTGACAAGAATTTCGTCAAATATTTTGAGCAAAGCTGGGGAATAGTTGACATTCTTCTTTTTGAATTGATTATCAGTTTTGTGAAAAATCCAGTATGATTCGGAACCAATGTCCACTGGACCAACATACGAGTCAGGTCTCTTAAGGACATGTTCAATGTGGGTAAGTTTTTGAATACTCTCACCCATCTTTCTTTAATTTTTAGGGTGTCAATTCTTTACTTAGGTTTATTCTCCTCAAGGATCAAGTAGAAATTTTCAATCCATGCCAATAGTTCATTTATCGTAATAGAGAGTGTTTTGGGTCTATCAAACTTAATTGCCCCAATTTGACGAAGGGTGTCTATGTGTGGATTATACTTTATAGGTCCATTCATAAAACAACATTTACATACACGGAGATCTCCCATGATGTACCCATTATTCAGTTCAAGTGGTGGTTCTGTTTGACGCAAGTACATATCAAAGAGACGGAGTTCCCATCCCTTCCCATTTTTATAGTATGGATCAAGTGGTGCCAGACAGAAGTGACACAGATACTTCCATTTTATTTTCATACTTATAAATAGAAGATGGCTTATCTTTATCTAATAGCTATAATTTTTGTACTTTATCTCATGATGAAAAATAAGACTCGGGGTATGAACAAGGCCATAGAGAAGCTTGTGAGACAATCAGCCCGCTATGCCGTGGCTGCTCAACAGGATGAATCACCGGTCATTGCTATACTTCACGCAAACTATGCAGCGGCTTACTTCTACGCCCTCAAAGAGTTTGCCAGCGATTCACAAATTCACAATGCCACTGGTATAGATGTCAAGAAGTTCAAGGAACATGTCACAAATGTTCAAGATATGGTCACCAAGAAGACTTCTGCAAAGTGTCCAGAATTTGTTGGTGAAGTTGATGTCTATTTGGCTGAAATTGGTGGTGAAGCTTAAAATAAAGGTGATATGGTAATTTATGAATAATTATGTGGTCGTTAGACAACCGAATAACCACATTGTTTTAGGGGTAAATGAAGATTATGTCATAGAAATACCGATGGAAGAGAGAGATGATGTACAACTTGTTTGTACTGAAAAGCGTATATTAAACTTCATATTGTTTATTATATTTCTTATGTTAGCTGGATCTACAATCATATGAAACCTAAGTCGGTCTCAGACATTCAAATATTCAAACAAAGAAAGATGGAAGTCATTCGTGATGCTATGTGGTCTACTTGCCTCGCCAACGCGGTAAAGATGTACCGCCTTCGCGAGCCAAATGAAAAGTGCTATCGTTTAGCGGATGCGACTTGGAAGTGTAAGATGGCATATGTCAAACACAACAATACAAAAAAGGGGAGCTCGGTTATTGTCCTTGACGCGCCACCCAAGGAAAATACACCCGACCAACGCACGTCCCACAAGATTTGCTGTGCGACGACAATGTCTGGAAAGCCTTGTCGGTTCAAGGCTGTGTGTGGTGACTACTGTCGCAAGCACCGGGTTGCTTCAACAAGTATTGGGAACAAGGTAGATGTAAGTGACCTTCTTAGCAAATTAGATGGAATTAAAATCCAATAGTACTATAAACAACATGTTAGATCAGGAGACTCTTAGACCTGTAATAATAGCGATGGCTCTCTACCTCGCCATAAACATTATTGTTCCTCGTATTTTGAAGAAGCCAACGGGCATCAAAGCAGTTGATGATCTTGTCATGACTATGATTGCGCAACAGGATGCCCTAATGAATGGAACCATCCTTGTCGGCCTCGTTGTTCTCGGTACCAATTACATTCAAGATGAACTCTTGTAAGATGTTCTCTTTACCAACTAATTTTTTCGTGTATTCGTGGTCCATATAGCGAAGCTTCTTATTATAGGCATCCTCCATGAACTCCAAGAGTTGGCTCGGATTTGGCTTACCCCAAGTCATCCCTTTTTTGAAGAGGAAATCGTCCCTCTCCAGCTCTTGAAGTTCACAATCAATTGTGTATGGCGTCTTGACATACTCGGGTGATCCACCGTAGTTTGTGATGATTACCGGTTTGTCACGAAGTGCCGCCTCAACCGGGCCCATACCAACACCCTCAGACTTTGAGAAACTCACATAGCAGTCACACCGATCGTGAAGTCTATCCATTTCTTCATCTGAGATGAGCCCATTAATAACTTCAACATTTGGAAGTTTAATGTCAACATTTGAGTTACATGTCGCTTTTACGACGAGGCGCACATCTGGTTTGTTTAATCGCACAAATGCCTCCAGTATTCCTCGGAAGTTCTTTCTATCGTCTAAGATATTACCAATGTGGTAAAATGTATATGGCTTTGAGGGAGATGGAATATGCGCATGAATAATGTAAAACTCGTTATCTGGGAACTGTCTGGAAAGAACTCGTTTACAGAACTCACTTGGAACCGCAACCCTCTTTGATTCTTTCATGATGAGACCATAGTCTTCGTGTACAGTCTCCGTTTCACAGACTGTCATGATTGCCAGGTTCTTGATTCGCGTCCTCGCATATTTTATGTAATCCAGGTGAGGTTTCACAGGTAACAGGAAAAGAAGTCCGTGTTCACTTTCTGGAATCTCGGTACCTATAAGGTGATAGGTCGCATTGTCAAATACTTTTGTGTACTTGTATGCGTGTTGACCTATCCCACTATTAAGATGTCCTCCGATGATGATCATTTAGTTTAAAGATAATCTCTCTTTTATATATAATACAATGGAATCTCTTCGCAAGGAAATTCAGGATGAAATGAAGCGCACCAGACTTGATAAGGGTCGCCTTTACGACCTTTTGTTAAAGATTGTTGACGGCGGTGTTGGAGGGGGTGAAGGTGTCCAGGGCCCAGCCGGTCCAGCCGGTCCACGGGGCCCAGCCGGTCCAGCCGGACCATCTGGTGAGTGCAAGTGTAAGTGCACCAAGGAAGAAGCACCAGCTCCAACCCCAGTCGTGGAGAAGCCAAAGGTCTCAACTGCCACCAAGAAAACCACCACCAAGAAATCTACAACCACCAAAAAGACGACAGTCTAAGATATCTGCAGTTTTTCACCCTTAGTCAAAACATCTTTTTACATTTACTCAGGCAGTCCAGGATCTGCGTCAGTAAATGAAGCATATTACACCCAATTTTAAGCCTATCAAAATACCACCAAAAACAAACATCCATGGTAGGCCCTCAAAACCGAAAATATTATTTGAAGTTAAAATCATATGGTCGAAGAAGAAGGAGTCGCGCGATTCACAGACCAAACGAAACCACCGAAAATAGTCGCCAGGATTAACACGAGTAAACCAAAGGAATATTTCTCTTTTGGTGCTTCAGGTGGTGTATCGGGTAGCCGCTGTACATTTTGATTCAGTGTATCTATCTTTGCAAGCAAGTTCTGTAGCGTTAGTAGTATTTGCAGCTCACGGTCTTTAGGTTTCTCTTTTACATTTACAGTTGTAATCTCAAGCACCATGTACCACTTTGCATCCGGTTGAAGCAACACATAGTCCTCATCGTCTTGTTGTTCATATATTTTGAAGTTCAACTTCTTTATTGATATGGGATTGAAGAAGTTTGTTTGACGTTGAAAACTCTTCCATTGTTTGTCGCGAAGAATTACATCATTACTTCCAGCAAAGTGTCTCTCAAGTGGCACTCTGGCCAGAATCTGTCCGTGTCTCTCATCAAGAATTTGGGCAACTTTTGGAACTTCTGGGCATATTATGTCAACAAACTTTGCTATGTCTGTATCTGTACCATCATTCCCACCCACCTGTGTGATATAGAAGTCCACCATTTTGATACCAATGACGCGACCCATGTCTTCGACGTGTGTATTTGATTCAAGTTGAAGATCCAGTGAAAATGTATTGTTTGTGCCATTTACAAAGTTTGAGTCAATTATGACATACTGAGTTTTCTTTGGTATGTCGTCTAATGACATTCTGAATTATACTGATATAAAAAAATATGACACTTTAATACAAATGTACGCCAAGGCAATTTACAGAATTATCATGTCAATGACACCATTCTATATTGAAAATTTATGTGTATGGGTAAAGACTGCTGTATGGGATGCCCCAAGACGCATCTATCTGGATATTGATTTGGAAAAACACCGAATTGAAATGGAACAAGAACGCCTAAGTAAGATCGCGGGTAAGGTAATCTTAAATGAATAGATGGACTTTATCCCACTCGTGACGGACGATTTTAGAATCGCATTCTGTCAAGCAACTGAACCACTGTGTTCAGACGTTCAACGAATCATCTGGAAAAAACTTCTTTACGAAGATATAGAGTTAAAACCCCCACCGACACCTCAAAAATGTCGTATAAAGTACTCAAGAGTTTCTGGGAACTCCTTGCCCCAGCACCTATTCGGAGATCTACTCCTGAACCAGTAACGGAAGAATTCAAAGAATACCGCGAAATCATCGCTACAAATGAAGTTGGAGAAAGAATAATTCTACATTTACCAAGAAATTACAGCCTAAGTTATAATTAAAGTTTTAATAACTATATCAAAATAATGGATCGTCAACATCTTGAAAACTTCCGTTTGAAGTGTGAAGAAGTACTTTCACAATTCAAAAAGAAAAGACGCGACAATTTCGTCAAATATGGAGATACCCAATACGACGAACACATTTCAAGACTTCTTTCTCTCACATCTCATATTGACGATGAGATTCGCTCCATTGATACATATGAAGATACACAATTTGTGAATGATCTTTTTCACGAATATGATACATTTGAAGATATACACGAAAAATTGATACAATCTCTAAAGTGTGAATTTGAAAATATTGATAAGCAGACCTGGTACAATGAACATTTTGACAATTGGTCTACAATACCAGAGAGACAAGATTGTGAAATGTACCCACTTCCACAAAGACTGCGTTATTCCGAATGTCGTCGGAAAATGTTTCATCATCTTGAGAAAGACTGGAAAAGAAAGACATTTCCAATATTAGCAGATCGCCTTGAATTTTTCTGATATATAATGATAAGATGAGATGGAGAATCGTTAAATGTTTCTACATTCAAATGAGACAACATCTCACATTTTCCATTGTGACTGATGGTTTTGGTACCTTTATCCGCAATTTTGTGAGAGAGATCACATCCAAAAAATCAAATAAGGATACCATTCGTATGTTAATCAGAAAAGATGGTTCCACGACCACGAAAGATCGTTGAGAAGACTTACTACTATGCGACCGATTCAGAATCGGATTCGGAGTTTGACTATGAATATGAATATGAATCTGAATCTGAAAGTGATGCCACTACAGTAGTCTTTGGCGAAGGTGACTGGGAACTTGAAGAAGTTTCTGACTCTGAAGATGGAACCGACTACGAGAGTGAGACTGAACCAGAATCAGATTCTGAAGAATTGGATGATCCAAAGCCATACTATGGTAAGGGATTCCGTGTCTATTTTGATAGCCACGCAGATAAAAAGTTCTTCATGCGAGCATTTGGCTTTCACGATGCCTAAGTCAAATAAGGAATAGAGTTTTAATAATATCAAAGATGTTACAACAATTTGAATGGATCGTCGTCACGGGGGCTATATTCGCCTTTCTCGCCTCTTTTGGAATAGGTGCAAATGATGTTGCCAACGCTTTCGCAACATCAGTTGGATCAGGGGCTTTGAAAGTTAAACAAGCCGTACCACTTGCGGCTGTGTGTGAATTCTCGGGGTCTCTGTTTATGGGAAGTCATGTCGTAAAAACAATACGAAAAGGAATCAGCGATCAAGAATGTTTTGTTGACGACCCCGGACTTCTCATGTATGGATGTTTATGTGTTATACTGTCAGTCGCTATATGGTTAATTGTTGCGTCTTATTTTGAAATGCCTGTATCTACAACACATTCATGTGTCGGTGGCATGATTGGAATGACGATGGTTGCGAGAGGATCTAATTGCGTTACATGGATTGCAAAATCCAACCAATTCCCATATGTCAAGGGTGTCGTTGCCATTATCGTTTCATGGTTACTCTCACCGATTATTTCGGGACTTTTTGCTTCTTCGTTATTTTTTGCGGTGCGGTCTCTGATTCTCCGTTCCGAAAATTCTTATACGCGTATTCAGTACGGATTTCCGGTACTTGTCGCGGGTACCTTTACAATTAACACATTCTTCATTGTGTACAAGGGTGCCAAATTTTTGAAACTTGACGACACACCTTTGTGGAAGGCGTGCGCCATCAGTTTTGGTGTCGGTGGTGGTTCGGGTATTTTTTCATATTTTTTCATTAATCCCATCATTTTCAAGAACGAACATACACTCTCTCGGCAAGATCATTTTGAAGATGGAACAGTTCAAGCCATCCACGATAATGCCGAACAATTTGACGCAAGGACTGAATACTCTATGCGATATCTACAAATCTTGACTGCGTGTTGTGATTCTTTTGCACACGGTGCAAATGATGTCGCCAATTCAATCGGCCCATTTGCCGCTATTTATGCCATCTACAAATCGGGTAAAGTCAGTAAGAATGCCGACATGGGTAATGACGCGTATTGGATTCTCTCACTCGGTGCCACCGGTATCGTTGCGGGTCTCTCCCTCTACGGTTACAAGATTCTAAACGCCCTTGGCACTAAAATGGCAAAACTTACGCCAAGTCGTGGTATTTGCATTGAACTTGGTGCGGCCGCTGTGATCATTTTGGGATCACGATTGGGTTGGCCTCTCTCTACGACGCATTGCCAAGTTGGTGCAACCGTTGGTGTTGCTCTCTTTGAAGGCACGGGAGGTGTCAACTGGAAACTGTTATACAAAACCATTGCGGGATGGTTACTCACACTCGTCGTCGTTGGTTCTACAACAGCATTTTTGTTCGCCCAGGGCGCCTATGCCCCCATGGTAAAATACCCTTCGTATGTAATTAACGCCTAATGTAATAATCACTTCAAAATACAATTTATTATGTAATAATATAGTAGATATGAAAGGACCCAAACTCCTTCCAAAGAAAATCACTTCCAAGATGAACAAACGCGAAACAACGAAATATGAAAGACTCCAGAAAGAATGGATCAAAACGGGCGATGATATGGTCAAAGCTCAAGCTGAATCTGTTGATTATGGTCGCGAAATAGATAATATTGAAAACCCAACCGCTACTATGCGAATGAAAGACAAGGCGCTCATCACTAAAGGTTTCAAGACCGAAGAAAAAGCGTTTAAGAAGGCTGATGAGTATGATGAATACAAGAAGAAGATGGAAGAAAAGTATAAATAAAGAATTAACTTAATATGTTATTATGAATGATACATCTGAGAATAGGAATAACAGATGATACAACACCCCAAGATCTTGATAGATATTTCACAAATATTTGGAAACACCAAAAGAAGATTGTATTATTATTTGATACAACCCAATGTTCCAATATATCATTGAGACGCGCGATGCAAATGAAGTCTGTACTCAATAAACATCGTTCAAATTCAAGAAAGTTTATTGATCACAGTGAGATTATGGTGAAATCCAATTTAATGAAAAATGTTTTGAAAACTGCACTTTATATTATGCGAACTGAGAGACCTATTCATATAATTAAAGTATAGCCTCATAGTATAGGTATGTTGTCTCGCCAGATAATTGTACCGATTTCGTTAAAGACACACCGTAGACGAGTTACAGCCCGTGTACATAAAAGTGAAGATGTGTGGGATCCAGACGATCAGCGTCGTATTAACGAAAATAAAAATTGGAGAGCTGGTGACCCCGAAGAAGATGCGTGGGATATAGACAAAGAGCGTGACGCAGCGAGATACAAACGGGAATCGTTGGAATCTGTATTTAGGTTGAAAACTGACGGTGAAGAAGAGACTTTAAAGAAGATGAGAGAAAGAATTGATAAATGGGAAGGATATATAGATAAGGAAATGGGTAGTTATGATAGTAATGATTAGAAGAATCGCAAGTATTTTTTTGAAAGATGAAAAACCTAAACTCGGGCGCTGGAATCTGAAGACATGTGAGGACATGGTAACATCTATCAATTCTATTTACCAAAATAGGGATCACTGTGGTGATACAATTTGTAAAACACCCAAACAGGCATCTGAATATCTTACAGAGAAGAAACCTAAGTTGTAGCTAATTATTTATAATTTAAGACAAAATGATCACAGGCGATCCTATTAACGACGACATCCAATGGCTACTTCAAGAACTTAAACAAGTTGACAAAGATCTTGAAGCAGTTAACGCGTACCATAGTTTTACTGAACGTGGAAATACAGTGTCCATCAGATATGCGGCGATAGATGAAGAGGCGGAGATCTCTTGGAATCTCCCAGAATATCTTCAAAAACAATTGGCAGTTTTGAATTATGCGAGAGACAACATAGTTTTTGAATTGGGGTGCTTAGACGAAAGTTACTTAGAAAATCTGTAATAACAATTTGTAAGAATGGATCATCTACGAAACGCACTGCGTGTCATAGATCAGAACTCTGACAAGTTACCTGAGGGTGACTACCTTGAAATATGTAATCATTTACGAAATGCGTACAGGGATAGAGATGCTAGGGAGATGGCAACCCTCGTTGATTACGAAAATTTTGATATATTTGTAAGTGACACCCCCGGTGATGTCCTTGATCACTTTTATGATCATTATTACAACACGGCCATCTTAAGTGAAGAGAACTTCCTTCGTATGCAACTTACCTATTTACATGATGAGTTAAACTACAATAAACCTTTGCAGCGTGCCACGAAATCTGTAAAGAGGGAAGCTATAAGGCAGTATTGTATGTTACACAACATTCTTTTAGAACGATATGATGAAGAAACACTTCGTACACACCTTGATGAGTCGGGATGTGATCTCGGTGATTCTGGGACTAAATTTGAAAAGGGTGTAAAGCAGATGTATAAGTCCTATATCGCAGTTGAAAATACATATAGGGAAATATATTCAACTGCAATTCAAAAACGAATTAGTAAGATCAATGGATGGATTGAGAATTTAGACGACATGTGACCTAAGTTATATTTAGACACTTGTAATTGTAAGTAAAATGATTGCACCTGTATATGATTATCGTTGGGGTTCCGGTACAAAGCAGTTAACTGATCGAGATATTCTTAATAATTCTAAAAAGTTTATTATTAAGAATGGTAAAAAGTTTGAAATTAATCATGTTCCAAAGATTGGCGAGATGGGTATCCACGGTGGTGTCCTTCAAGTGATCCGCGGTGCAAGACAAATCACATATCATTAGTACCTAAGTGAACAGTAATATTTGTAATCCCGAGACAATTGAATGAAGCCTTTACTCATATTTGACCTCAATGGTATATTTTTGGACAGGGAGAGGGGTGATGTCCAGAAAAAGCCAGACTTTACAGTGGGTAGATTCAAATGTTACAAGCGTCCAGGGATCAAACAATTTCTTAAATGGGTTCATCACCATTTTGATGTAGCTGTTTGGTCTTCTACTATGCCACACAACACGATTCCAATTGTACAAAACATATGGGGAAAGAAGATGAAGGATTTGAAATTTGTATTTTCACAAAATCAGTGTACACATGGTGGGGTGATTGGTGATAAACCCATACTTCTCAAGGATTTAGAACGCGTGTGGACGATCTTCCCATGGTATAATGGATCAAATACACTACTGATTGACGATTCTCCATATAAAGTTATAAATAACCCTTTACACACTTCAATTCATCCAGAATCTTCAGACCATACTGCATTACATACAACCATAAAACCGTATCTTCAACGCCTACTTGATAGTGGAATGGGTGTCGTGCAATTTGTGTCAGAAAATGACCTAAGTTAGAAATAGACCCGTGTAATTTTAACTGTAATCATGGAAGATCTCACCAGTCTCATGCAATCTATTGACCTCATTTCCAAGTCAATCCCAGAGGGGGAATACTTGAAAATGTGTCACAATATGAAAAACTTATACAAGGTCGTGCCACGACCGACTTCCCCAGAGGCACATTTACCGAGGGTTCGTGCGCCTAGACCTATTATAGATAGTGACTCAGATTCGGAAGATGATGCTGTCTTCCAAATAGTTCCTCGTTATGAAGCTGAACGAGCTGAACTTGCGGGAATCGGTGCTATTATTGGTCGTTACACTCGTGAGATAAAGCAAGTAGAGAGTAGACTCAGATACTTGAAAATTAAGCAGCGTATAACCGCTGGTGTGCGAAAAGATGCCGTGCGAGAGCGGGCGCAACAACTTGGGTTTAGATTACGGGAATTCACAATTGAAGAACTTCGTGCAAAGGGGCATCACATACCCAATGAACGGAGTTTTTATAAAAATTATCTCGAGAGACAAAACTTAATCACGAGAGATGTTATCAGTGATTTACGAGACGATCTCATTGAACTCAATACAGCAAAAGTTATGACGATTGGTCGTCGTGGTGAGCTCCAAACCTTAATTTTTGGAGCGCCTTTGCTATAGCTGCGTAGCGTATGTACTCACTTTGTAATTTATGTGCTAAGTCCATCTATACTGGAAACGGAGGTATTTTATCAATTTTACTTTCACCTAATTTTGTGTCTTTAATATATCCAATTAACATACCCAAATTGAATCCTGCGGCTAACCCACCAGTCACCAATGATCCAATTCCGAGAGCTTCAAGAATCTTCTTCATCTACTATGGGCATTTATAAGTTTGACGACACCACCATTCATTCCCCCCTGAGTATTCAAAGATGAGATGGACGAGAGCACCGCAGATGACAAGAAGCCATTGTTGTGGAATAACAAAATTGAATTGTTTGAGACCCCAAAAGAGAGTGGCATTCATCAGACCAATGATGAGGGCTTCAATCATAACAGTTTGAATTGATCGTTGCATTTACAATATCTGTACATTTATTTCCTAAGTCCCCCCTCCTTCCCCCAAAACCCGACCCAACCCTCAAATGGACCTCCAATCCCTCGTTGCTGAAGTTGCCTCTTTGCGTGCCCAACTCCAACAACTACAGAGTCAACCCGGTAAAAAGTCCCCCTGCCAGGGGGTCACAGGGAAGGGGACACCATGCCGCAATGGTGCTCTCGTGGGTACCCCCTACTGTCGTATGCACTCCCGTGAACCTAAGGCCCCCAAAGCCCCCCGTACCCGCAAGGAGCCCAAGCCCAAGAAGATTGTCCCTGAGCATAGCCACCCCATTGGGGAGACCGATCCCACGTGTCCCCTTTGCCAGACCCACGGGGACTGTATGGATCCCACCCTCCCCGATCACGCCTTTGAGGGTGAATTATTATGTCCTCCCCAAGTATGTGGTGTGACCGAGAGTGTGTGATCCGCACATTGGCTCAGTTGGGTAATGGACTTGTACTTATTGATTGTGTAATGAGAAAACTTCTCCGTTAATACTAAATGTCCCCCGCCTCGGTTGAAGAGAAGAAGGCTCCCTCCCAAGGATCCCAGATCACCCTCATCGTCCTCGTATTGTTGCTTGTGCTTGGCCTCGGTGCCTTGTACTTCAGGATGACTGGTAGTCTTTTGTGATATGTCATCGGTAATATAGGTTTTCACACATTTCTACAAAGTTTTGAAAGATCCCAAAAGTTTGTAAAATTTACTCTCCCCAAAGTATCATGACACACAGACAATTTCTATAATATGGGTGTTTTTCTATCATTTCATAAATTTTGACACAAAAAAAACTATTTTCAAAAACTCCCAAACATCTTTTACACAACATGAAGATGTAAAAATATTCTGAGTATAATTTTATTTTATGGGTTCCATATGTCCGACATGATGTTTATGAAAAATTTAGTTTCTCCATGAATTGTGTTTTTGCTACATAGGGATAAATAACACACACTATCATTTAGAATCTGAAAACAACTTTTTTAAAAAAACTCAAAACATCTTTTACACAACATGAAGATGAAAAATAATCTGTGATAATAATAAATGAATATCTACCTTGAAGCCCTTTTGCGAACTTTGGGTGTTTTCCTCGGAGTTTTCTTTACAGTTGGTTGGGGTCGTAAGAGTAAGCCTGCCTTTGATGTTTTCCTGATAATCTTCGCTGTTGTCCTTGCGGTTGCTTTGGCTTTCATGCAACCAGGTGCCACCAAGGCTGTGTCAGCCCCAATAATGTCCATGGGTCCCTCAGCTATGTAAGTCGCTTCGCTCCAGTTATGTCCGCGATCCATACTGTTTGCCCATAGTGTACCCGGGGTACACATAGAAGTAGTACCGACAGTCACAGTATGTGATGTTGTTCGGGAAGGTCTATGAAGTTATCAAAGTTTCAAGAAGTTTGTAAAGTTTCTTCAAAGTTTGATATGTCAAGGAAGTTTGGTGTCGCTTCGCTCCAGTTATGGTCGCGATCCGTGTCACATTTTGGTAAGGGTTGGATTCAAATAGATGGGTACCAGAACCTACCAAAGACAA